GATGATCTATTATAAATGTTTTACCGGTATTATATGCAAGTGTATTAGTACCAGTATTATATACAACTATTGATCCAGTTGCCCCTGTTGCGCCTAATACTGGTAATACCCCTGTTGCCCCTGTTGGACCTGTTGCCCCTGTTGGACCTGTTGCGCCATAATTTGCTAGTAATGTTGTGTGAATGTGTGTTGGTGTTTGATCTCTGAAATACAAAGTTAATTCAAGAGTACCATTAGTAAGTTTAGCAGCATATATGTAAACTGAAATATATCCAGTTGAATATGTAGCACTTGTACTTACATATACACTATTTATATATTGCTGTGCCTGTGATGTCTTATCAATTTGTGTTTCTGTTGAAGACGAACCAGTTCCTAAAAGTGTACCAGATGGGGTTGAACTAGGAACACCGCCGGTACTATAGTATGCAGCGAAATAAATTCCTACTTTATCACTTTGTCCACCAGAGGTAATATTTCCCCATATATTCAAATCCCATTCGCCCGGAACAATTGGAGTTGATTCAGTAATTGCTTTGTAAAAATAACCTACTACTGTATAGGCGGTGGTTGAAGCATATGGTAAACTGCCTGCTTTAATAGTAGTTTGTGCGCCTGTATTTGGTGTTATTAATAACGAACCACTTACAGCAGGCGGAACATTCCCATTACTTGCATCTAAAAACAATACTAAACCTCCAGAAACACCATTTACACCTGCTACCCCTGTAGCACCTGTTGCACCTGTTAAGCCAGTAGCACCAGTTGCACCTGTTGTTCCGGTTAATCCTGTTGCACCTGTTGCACCGTTTGTTCCGGTTAAGCCAGTAGCACCTGTTAAGCCTGTTGCACCTGTTAAGCCAGTTGCACCTGTTAAGCCTGTTGCACCTGTTAAGCCTGTTGCACCTGTTAAGCCTGTTGGACCGGTTGCACCTGTTGCACCAGTATCACCTGTTTCTCCAGTTGGACCTGTTGCACCATTTAAGCCAGTATCACCTGTTAAGCCAGTTGCTCCTACTAAACCTGTTGGTCGAATTAAAGAATATATAGGACCAGTAGTGCCTATTATTGTATTTTGTTGAGCAATTAAATCAAATGTAGTATCTAATGGATTACCTGTAGAAGAAACTTTCCAACCACCAACAGCTTTTTCTGTTTGAATTTTGGGTCCAATGTTAATAAATGGTGTAGCAAAACCTTCTTGTGTATAAACAATTCCATCTAAATCAGAAGAAATACTTGCAGTTTGAGTTGAACCTACAGGTCCAGCAATAAAAATAGTACCTGGACCTACAAATAAATCTTTCCATCTTAATTCTTTATTACCCAAATTATATTTTACATTTTCTACTGGAATAATTGATCCTGAAACATTTATTTGATTTGAACCTAAATTATCTAAACCTACATTTAAAACATCATTATAATAAACATCATTTGAACCTGTTGGATTATTTAATAATATTGATCCAGTACCATTTCCTAAAATATTTATACCAGGACCAGTTGCACCAGTTTTTCCTGTTAAACCAGCAAAACCTCTTAGACCTGTTGCACCTATTGGACCTGTTGCACCAGTTTCTCCAGTTTGATATGATGGTCCTCTTTGCCCTCTTGGACCTGTTGGACCTGTTGGACCTGTTCTACCTTTATCACCTGTTTTTCCTTTTGGACCAGTTTCACCTTTTGGACCAGTTTCACCCTTACAACCCCTTGGACCTACTTCATGTTTCTCTTTTATTTTATCATTCTCTCTAATTTCATATTTCTTTTTAATCTTATCATTCTCTTTTTTATTAGATTCTCTATATTGATTTTCAGATAATTTAGCTAAATTATCTTCTAAAATTTTTAATATATTATCCATAATATTTATATATATTTATAATATATTTTTAATAAAAATCTGTACTAACATCAAATAAAAATGATAGTCATTATTTAATAATTAATAAATATATTTTATAATTTTTATTATACTTTTTCTATTACACTTTATTATTTTAATAAATTATAAACGTTAACTTAATAATAAAAAAATATTAGTATAATATAAATTATTGATGATAAATTCTTTATTAATATTGTTTCCAACACAATTATTTGAAACAAAATATTTAGATAAAGTTATTGAATATACGGAAGAAGAATCTTTAAAATCTGTATGTACAATATTATTATGGGAACATCCCTATTTTTTTAAAAAATATCCTTATCATAAATTAAAATTAGCATTTCATCGTGCAAGTATGCAAAACTATCATGACACATTAAAAAATAAATACAATATAGATTATTTAGAATCTGCAGAAAAATCTCATGATAAATTTATTGAAAATTTAATTAAAAAAAAAAAGATATCTCAAATTAAGTTATTTAATCCTATTGAAAAAGAATTAAATGTATTGATTGATAATTCAAGTTTAATTAAATTACCAAAAACTTTACATATAGAATATTTAAAATTTCCATCAGTATATTTTTTAAATTCAAGAAGTTTTGTAATAAATAATGAAATCCAATCAAGTTTAAAAGTAACAAGACACGATATATTTTATAAATTACAAAGAATTAAATATAATATAATGGTTAAAAAATCAGGAAGTAAATATATTCCTGAAGGATCAGTTTGGTCTTTTGATAGAGAAAATAGAGATAAATTTCCATCTACACAAAAAGAACCACCGTTATCTATTTTTAAATCAAAAAATCGTGAAGAATATATAAATGAAGCTATAAAATATGTTAATAATAATTTTAAAAAAAATTATGGTGAATTAGAAAAAGAAAATTTTATTTATCCAATAAATCATCTTGAAGCATCAAAATGGTTAGATGATTTTATAAAAGAAAAATTAGATAATTTTGGCAAATATGAAGATGCTATGTCATCAAAAATAAAATTTGGCTATCATTCATTGCTTTCAGCATTAAATAATGTTGGTTTAATAACAACTAAACAAATTTTATCTAAAGTATCTAAAACCAAAAAAAATATAGCTTCAAAAGAGGGTTTCATTAGACAATTAATTGGATGGAGAGAATATTGTTACTTTGTATATGATAAATATTATGAAACATTAGTAACTAAGACAATATATAATTCAAATAAGTATTCTATACCAGAAAAAGTATGGCAAGGAAAAACATTAATTCCAATAATAGATAATATAATTCAAACAGTAAATAGTTATGCATATACTCATCATATAGAAAGATTAATGGGAATAGGTAATTTTTTACTTTTAATAGGAACAAGTCCTGATCAAATATATTTTTGGTTTCAAACTATGTATATAGATGCCTATGATGTATTTATGGTACCAAATGTATACGGTATGTTATTATATTCAATGGCAGGAAATAATAGGATGATGACTAGACCATATTATTGTTCATCAAATTATTTAATGAAAATGTCAGATTTTAAAAGTTCAGAAATAACATTTGGTAATACAACATGCAAGTGGAATGATGTGTTTGATGCTTTATATTATAATTTAATATCAAAATATTCTGATATTTACAGAAAAATTTATGCAAGTGCATCATCTGTATCAAGATGGGAAAATTTTGATACAGCAAAAAAAAAATATCTATTAGATCTGAGTAAAAAATATATTGAATGGATACATTCAAATAAATAATTTAATATAGAGCATTTAAAATAGTGTTTAAAATGATTTTTTATCAATTTAAATAAAAAATTATTTATGGATGGGAAGGTAATATATATTTTAAAAATAAAAAATTATTGATTAAATATATATTAAATAGATTAAATGGAAGTTTTATCAGGCTTTCTAATTAAATCAGATGATGATTATTATGGTGAAATAGAAAAAAATGAAGAATTTAAGTATTCAAATTATTTAGAAGATCAAAAATTTAAAAATATTAATGGTAAATTATTTTTTGATCAAATAGATAATAATAGTTTAATAGAACATGTTGAAGAACATAATTATATAATAAAAGATGAAGAACTTAAATATAAAATTTTTGATGATATTAGTTCAGTAATTAAAAATAAAAATGAAAAAATAGAATTGATTATCAATATTCCAAAATCATCTGATATTATGAAAATAAATAAAATTAAATTATCTAAAAATATTAAACAATTTATTTTTGATATTTTTGTTTCACTTGATAATAAAATAATTTTGACTAAAGAAAATTTATATAATAAACAATTTATTTTTAATAAAATAAATAATAACGAAATTAATAATTTTAAATATATTGATTGTTCAAAGGGTTCAATAAATATCCATATTATTTTAGAACCAAATTCAATTAATGAAATTATTAATAATAATATTTACATAAATTTTTCTTTTATCAATTATAAAAATAAAATAAAGTTTTTATCCTAAATATATTAGTATTTTAATAATATATTGTAAAAAAAATTATAAACATCTATTATACATTATCTTTATGATCCATGTATTTAATAAATTGAACTGCAGCAAATGCTCCAAATAATTGTGCTCCAATAAATCCAATAGAAATTTCTCCAGATATATTTCCATTTAAATATACCATAGTAGTTACAGCTGGATTTAAATGTGGTTGTGATGCTTGTGATGCAATTGAAGCAATTAATATACCAATTAAAAGACCAATTGCTATATAAATCGGATTCTTATACGTAAGAACAATTGAAAAAAAAATAAAAGATCCAAGTGCTTCTGCAATATAAATTTTTAACATTTAATTATATAATTTATATAATTAAAAAAATTAATTATAATAATTTATAATTCATCTACAATAATATAATCTTGATAATTAGTACTCATCATATAATCAAGTAATTTTTTTAAATGAGTCGATTTAATTAATTTAATATCAACTTTATCTTGATTTTGTTCAGAATGATAAGACATTTGATTTAAAGAGGTATCATCTAAAAAAACTAAATTAAATTTTAGTTTATTAAGACGAATATTTACTGAATCTATATTTTTAGTTTTATGATTAATTTTATATTTAAGTGTCCTAATATCATTAGGTTTTAGATTATTAATAACATTATTTTGATTATCCATAATTGGTGATGAATAATTTTTAATAAATATTAGAATTCCAGTTTTTATTAAATGATTATCAATTTGTATGTATTCATAAATTTTGTAATTATCTAAAAAGAAACTCATACTAGAATAATATTTACATGTGTCTAAATATTCATTAAATTCTTCATTTAATTCTTTCTTAACTATTTCTTTATTATTAAATTCAATATATTTTTCTGGAATAATATCAATTATATCCTGATCAATATATTTTCTAGATATATCAGATTTATTAATTTTTCTTTGTATAAATTTCTTAGTATCTTCTTTAAAATACAAACAATTAAATAATCTATCATAATTATCTTCATTTAAAAAATAATTTGAATTAATATATTCTGGATTTTTAGGAAAAATAATTTCTTCTAAAATATCAGATAATAAATATCCAGCAAACATAAAATTTGTTGATTTTAATTTAGAATTTTTTATAATATTTTTAGAAGAACCTACTGATGAAAAAGAATCATTTGAATAGGATTTAGATGTATAATTTAAACTATTATTAAATTCATCTAATCCTGTTAATTCATATTTACTTGGTAACATTGAAAAAAATAAAGCTGCCTCTAAATCATTATCAATATTATCATCTAATCTTAATTTATAATACATTCTAATTTTATTTGCTAAAGCATGTTCTTCATTTGTACTTTTTCCTAAATAAATATTTATTTGTTCAGTTATTAAATATTTTATAATATTTTGATATTTAATATCAATATTACCAATTTTAAAATCTGTAATTGGATCAATAGTTAAATATTTACCTTTAAGAGGGTATCTAAGAATATCGATAGGAATTCCAAATTTTAAAATACAAGGATAATTTGAAGAATTATTTAATCCATAATAATATTCATTAACATGTTTATTAGTAAAAGAACCCAAATTTAAAAATAAAATATTTTCAGAATATTTACCTTTAATTTTTTCAAAAATATTAGCTAAAATAAATTCATCATTTAAAAATCCAATTTGTAAATTAGTAGAATTAAAACTGATAAATAGAATATATTTTAAAAATAATTCTTTTTTTAAAATTTTTAAATTATCTGATTCTTCTAATTCTTTAGAAATCATAACTGATTTGCGATTTGAACCACCAATACAACCTGCTAGATATGGATTAACATCAATTCTCCACTTTAGATATGGAAAATAAAATTTATAAAATTGAAATACATAAAAGGGAACATATTTAAATTTAGGATTATTAAATGTTTTAATTATATTTTTGTCAGTTAAACTTAATCTTGAATCTAAATCTCTAATATGATATTCACAATTTTCATTCATAGGTAAAAATCTTAAATTTACTGATAGATGACATGATAACATTTTAAAGGTAGATTTTACAGTAGTATTATTAATATTAATATAATTAACTTCTAGATCTTCTAAATTAACTTTAATATTCTTGTATGGATCTGAATTTTGAGAAGGTTGTGTATTATTTAAATCATGTGATTTTAATTCAATATTTAATAAAGGTGATTTTATATAATTTTTATCTGAATTATAAATTATTTTATTATAATAATTGATAACGTCTGTTAGATCATCAACAATAGGTTCATATATACTTTCTCCTTGAATATTATAATAAGGATTTAAAAAGAATATTATAAATTGAATTTTTTTATGAAAAGTAGGATCAATTGATTCTAATATATCAGTAAACATATTAAATAAGTTAAATGTTTCAGGAGAACCAAATATACTATGAAAACACATATATATTCTCATTGTGTAATCAGGAAAGTGTTTTCGTATAATAGCATAATTATAAACTAATCCGATTAAATAAGTTAAATTATCTAGATTAGTAATAAATAAACAAAATGAAAATAATTTTGGTGTATCTGGAACATCCCAATAATCTTTCATATTATATAATAAATAATCTTTAGTATCAAGTTTAAAGAAATAATATAATTGATTTTCTAATAACTTTTCAACAAGATTTGTTCTAATATTATCAATCCAATTAATATAATTTTCCATAATTAAAGAATAATAATTACCAGAACTTAATTTTTGATTAATATAACCAATTTCTTTTTTTAATTCCTGAATTTTATTTTTTTGATATTGATTAAAATCATAATCAATATTTTCTGATAAATTATTACTAATATTATTTTTATTATCTATCTTAAAAAATTTATTATCAGATTTATTCATAAACTAGTTTATTATATATTTTATATATAATAAAATTTATAAAAAATTATTATCTAAAACTTCCAATCTTTTGGAACATCCATTGCCCAGAAAAATTTATCAACAAGTGCTTTTGTAAAAACTTTTTCAATAGGTAAATCATGTTTTTTAAAAAATGCTATAGTTATTCTAGGATCAATATAATTTGTTTTAGATGTAGTTAATGAATAACTTTTTAATTCTATTTTTAAATCTTTTTTATTATTTGTTATTTCAATTTGACTTTTAATTTTAGAAATTTTTTCTTTAATTTTTTTTCTTTTTTCTTTATTATTTTCTGAAGATAATTTACTTTCTAGTTCTTTTTTTTTAACTTTAAGTTCTCTTATTTTATCATTTATTTTCTCTAATTGTTCTTCAAATGATTTTGATACATTTTTTTGATGATTACACATCATAGCTACTTTTATATTAGCTCTTACATACATATCTAAAATTAAATTAATTTTATTATCATCATCTTTTATTTTATCTATTTCTTTATCTATTTCATCTAACTCTTCTTGAAAAAGTTTTGAAGCATTATAAGTTCTAAATACTTTTGCTGTCAAATCTTCCATCATTGTTTTTAAATAATTATTTAATATTGTAGGATTAATTTCATCAAAAAGTTCTTGTGATGGTTTTTTATTTTTTATAAAGGTAACTAGTGTATTATAAACTTCTGGTTCAATCTGAACTGTATTAACATATCTTACTGAATCTTTACCTAAAAAATCTAGTTTTATTTTATTATTATCTAATAATTTTATATGCTCAACTCTTAAGGAACAAACACCTACTGTATCTGCTTCGTCATCACCTTTTTCATTACCAACTCTTAAAGCTAAATTATCAATTAAGTAAAGAGCACATCCTAATTGTTTAGTTTTAGAATCAACAGAATTTGAAGTTATATTATTAAAATTTGTTCTTCTAATACTACTAATTAGCTTAACTAATTTTCTTGCTAAATCAAATTTATGTTGATCAGATTTTGCTTTAAAATCAGATTTTGCTCCTAACCAAACATATTTCATTTTACCAGTTATATTATCTTTCCAACTCGCAAGCCAAATTAAAGTATTATCATGAATAACATCTTTCCAATTATGATTTTTATAGAAAGAAGGCATTGGAGGTATTTTAGATTTTTCATCAATATTAATAATAATATCTTCTGGGAATACTCTTTCTTTAATTTTTCCAGCTAAAGGATGACAACCTCTTCCTAAAAAAATTCCAGGGGGTTCTATTCTAAAATTACCTGTAGGTTGTTCTTTACCATCAACTAGTGCAAACTTATATATTTCTTCTTCTTTATCTTTTTTTTCTTTTAATTTTTCTTTTTCTTCTTTAGACATATTTGCTTTAATATCTTTTTTTTCAAGTAAATATTTTAAAATTAAACTAAAGTCACATTTTTCTAAATCAGTAATTTCATTAAATCCACCTTTTTTTAAATATTTTTTCCAATCTGAAAAAAAGTTTTTATTAAAAATTTTATTTTTAACATATTCAGTATCAGTAAATTTTGCGTATATTGTTGCATATTCTTCAGATTCAGGATCTAATATTATCTTCTTTCCATCATATATTAATGGAACTTTATGTGGTATATATGGATCTGGAAATAATACTCCATTATGTGAAAAAGTTGTCCATTTTATATCTTCATTTTTTTTACCACCAAATTGATTATATACAAAATAATTAAATAAAACAGGATTAAATTTCATTTATTACTAATAAACTTATATAATTAATTATAATATTAAAAAAATTGAAAATTTAAATATAGTGATACTCTTCATATACAAGAATTAGTTTAGATATGAAGTCTTTATATTCTAAAAAACGTGTTGAAAAACACACAAAAAAACATCCTATAGATGATTATGATTACAATTTATATCAAGGTGGTTCTAAACAATTATATAATACTTGGGCACCAGTTAAAGAAAAACATAAAATTACATATAATAATATTGAAGAAGTTTCTAAAAAATTATTTTAATCATTTTTTTATACGTTAAAATACAAAATAACTACACCACGATGTCCTCTTCCTGGGTTAAGAGATCCATTTGTATTAGTGAAAGCACCTCCTCCTCCACCACCATTATTTATTCCATTTTGTCCATCATTATTATTATAACCACCACTTCCTCCATATTCATCTCCTCCATCAACTTTAGCTTGATTATTAACAGCACCACCTCCTCCTCCACCACCATATAATACTATGGTACTAATATCTGTATAAGAATTTCCAATAATTGGTAATATGTTAATAGGAGTAGTAATTGAAATATAATAACCTCCATCTCCACCATTGCCTCCATTAAAACTAGTTCCTCCAGTTCCTCCGGCACTATCAGTTCCATCATTACCATTATTACCTGAATTAGCTATTATATTGATATTTTCACCAATAATCGAAGAAGTATTACCACTTGTTAAACCAACATAGATATTATATAGAGTATTTGAACTAAATGTTTCAGTACTTGTTGTAATATTACCACCGCCTCCACCACCTCCACCAGAAAAAGATAAATAAAAAGCAGATTCATATTCATATAAAAACTGTATTGCATTACCACCATTACCACCTGGACCTACAACTTCACAATAAATTTGGATGTTTGTATTAACTGTAAAAGTTCCATCACCTGTATAAGTTAAAATAGTATTATATATTGATGAACTAGATACAGTTGCACCAGTTTGACTATATGATATTTTAGGAGCAAATATTTGATTTAGATCTTTATTATTACCAGATATTCCTGCATAATTATTAACAATATAATTTGTTGCAGTAGCAAATGAAATACCATTATTAATTTGAAATATTCTGTTTAGATCTAAATTATTTCCAGATATACCATTATAATTATTTACAATGTAACCAGTTTCAGCAGCATATGAACCACTAGTATATGGTAAAAATATTGTGTTTAGATCAACTGAGCTACTAGTTAAACTATTAAAAAAATTATAATTAGTAGCATTTAATAATTTTACAGATGAAAAATATTGAGTTAAACTTGTATTATTAATATTTGCAGTTGTTGTATATAATAAAGAATTTGTATTATAACTAAATGCCTGAGAATAAACAGTAATCTGTTGATTTGAATAAACATATACAGTATTTAAATTAGGACAATTATAAAAAGCTAGATCATCAATATATGTTACATTATTCGGTATAGAAAGTAATGTTAAATTTAATAAATTGCTATTTGAATTTGGTGCAATTATATTATTTATATTTGTTCCTAGAATAAATTTATTAATAATATTAGAATAAGTAGACAAATAAAAATTTACAACTATTCCACTAGTACTACTAATATAAGTATAATTAGAAAATCCATTATTATAATTATAAACATTACTATTTTGATCTGTAATAGATGAACCAGAATCCGAGTTTAAAATTATGTATGTAGTATTAGAATCATATGACATTTATATTATTAATATATAAAATATTAGTAATTTAATATTCATACTCAAAAATTTATACAAGTTCATCAGATCCAGATTCATTTGTATTTTTTTTAACTTTAGATTTATTATTTAATTTATTTTCATTAATTTGAATATCATTTACAATTTCAAAAAAATGTTCTCTACAAACAGGTATATATTTATCATATCCACCTATTTCATTGATTTTCTTTGATTTAGTAATTCTTTTTGAATAAATAGCTATTCTACATTTTTTATTTTTTGCACATTCAGAACAATATGCATGTAATCTTTTTATATTAGTACAAATTGGAATTAAATCAACTATTTTTCCAAACTTGTGACCTTTAAAATCAGCTTGTAATCCAGCAATAATAATATATTTTTTTAATTCCAAGGTTTTATTTGTAAAATCTACAAGATCATCAAAAAAATGTGCTTCATCTACGATAATAATATCATATAAACTAATATCTAAATTTAATAAAGTTCTAGATTTACACATAGTAACATTACTTTTAATAGATTCTTTTTTAATAAAGTCAACATGATTATCAAAAAATGGATTATGTGTTGAAAAAAAATTATCTGATCTATTATCAAATTCAATGTTAATATAAAGAATTTTATAGTTAAGTTCTGCCATTTTAGCTATTTGACCTAATAAAAAACTAGTTTTACCAGAAAACATAGTTCCTAAAACAATATCTAAAACGCCTTCATTTTCCTGAATGTTAAAATCCATTATTATTTATATAATCAATTTATTTTTAATTATAATCAATTTTTTTATATTTTTAGATTGTGTTTTTTACATTTATAAATTTTAATATAAATATTTAAAATATGATTGATAAATTTTTATTATTATTAAATACATTAATGTATCAAAATTTATTTTTATATAATAATTTAATGCCAGCATACTTAATAAATAATTTTTTATTAATTCAAACAAATATATGTTTTTTATACATTTTTTTATATTTTTTAAAAAAAAAAATAATTGCTTTATCAGATTATATTTATACTAGTATGTATGAATATTTTTTTGGAAATCCTAATTTTAGATTATCAACAGTTTTATTATTTTTACATAGCTTAAAAAAGATTGAACTAGAATCAAAAATACTAGATTTTGGTTGTGGAAGTGGTACATATTATTCAAATAATAAAGTTATTGAAATAATAAAAAAATCAAATCTTAAAATAGAAGGGATAGATATTGATCCAGTATATATAAAAAAATGTAAAGAAAGAGTAAATAATTCAATGTTAGAAAATAATGTTAATATTTTATTAAAGAATATTTTTGATTTAACGATAGAAAATGAATTAGATAAATTTGATTATATTATATTTTCAGAGTCCGCACCATTATTATCATCAAAATTACTTGAATCTATAACAGAATATATTAATAAAAATTTAATTAAAAAAGAAGGAAAAATAATATTTATAAATAATTTAGTAGAAAATGAAGATTATATGATAAAATATAAACCACTATTAAAATATATATTAATGATAGATTTTGGAAGAGTATTAAAATTTAAAGAATTTGATGATTTATCAAAAAAAATAAATAAAAATATTGAAGTTAATTTAATTGATGAAATGAGTGTTAATGAGATATTATTATTTTTTAATTTATGTTTTTTATATCCTTTATTAAATCTTTTAGGAGTTAAAAACTACAAAGTAAAACAATTTGAAATAATTATGAAATAATTTATATAATATTTTTATCATTATATTATATAAGATGATTGAGAAAAAAACAGGTATTTTTACAATAGATAATTCAAATGATTCAATATTTATGGTAGGTGATCTGCATGGTGATTATCAATGTTTTATTCACTGTTTAGTAGATTTATGTGAAGTTTGTCATATATGCAGATTATTTAATGATAAAGAATTTGGAACATTAAATAGAGAATATTTAGAATGGAATAAAAATAATAATTCTATAGTAGTTTTTTGTGGAGATATGATTCATAGAAAAAGATTTGCAGATAATGTATTAGATGACGAATGTTCAGATATATTTATAATTCAAACTCTTTTAAGATTAAAAAAAGAAGCAATTTGTAATGGAGGAAATATTTTAATAATTTCTGGTAATCATGAAATATTAAATATATTGGACCCTGAAAATACTACATATACAAGTAATAAAAATTTAGATACAAATGATAAATATTTTAATAATAAAAATTTTATTAATGAATATATAAAAAATAGTTATGCATGGATAAAAATTAATGATATATTAATAGCACATGGTGGTTTATGTTCAGATTATTTAAGATATTTAGATGAAGAAAATATTTTTGAAAATAAAATATACTCTGATACAATTGTAAAAAAAGAAGTTAATAATGATTTAAAAAATAATTTAATTGAACAAAAAGATAGTATAGTTGAATTTATAAATAATAAGTACAGAACATTTTTTACAAATTTAAATAAACAAGAAATTGAAAAAGATAAAATTTCATATAATTTATTTGTTAAATATGATTTACTAAATAAAAATAAATTAAATATTTTTTGGTGTAGAGAATGGGGATATTCTGGTATTGATTGTGATAAATTCAAAGAAATTTTAAATAAAGTTGGATGTAATAAAATGATAATCGCACATTGTCCACAATTTGTTTCACCTGATTATCCAAAAATGATTAATTTTGAATGTATTGATATAGATAATCAAGATAATAAAGAATCATTTAATATAGCTAGAATTGATTTAGGTATGTCTAGATGTTTTGATTATAATAAAGAAGATAATTTTTTATATTATTTATCAAATAACTATAACAGAAAAATGTCAGTTCTTAAACTTGATATTAAATCTAAAAATAAAATTAAATTTAATATTGATTCTATTATAACAAAAAAAATATCCTGTATTCAATATATGTTACTAAAATATGGATTAACAAAAGAAAATTGGAAAAAATTTAACTTAACTAGTGATTGGCTAGGATTTGATTATTTAAAACAAGTATTAAATAAAGATATTTTAAATAATACAAGATGTATGTGTAATATCGATTGTGAAAAAATAAAATTTAATACAATTAAATCAGATAATAAAATAGAAAGAGTTGAATATTTAGAAAAATTAGATAATAAAAATATTGAAGAAATAATAACTTCTTTAATATATCCATTAACAAATTGTAAATTAGTTTTAAAATCTATTAATCAATTTGTTGAATTATTTGAACAATAAATTAGTCAATGATACTAGGTTTATAAAAAGTAATTTTAAGATTTATATCAGAATTAGTATTATTTAAAATAATTAGTACTGATCCAAATCTAACATTTAAAATTTTAGATTTATCAATAGTTATATTTTGTGATTTTACAAAATTACTTATAATAACATTTGTATCTTTATTAAAATTAATATATTCTGATTTTAATTTATAATCAAGATTATATTTTTCATTTGGTTTAATAATTATTTTTTTTTGATTCATAATTATTAAATTTGTATCAATTAAATTTATAATTTTATAATTATTTGGTGTTATATAATAAATATTTAATAATATAACAATCAAAATACTTATATATATAAATATTATTGTAGTGTAATAAATAAAAATTTTATTTAACATTATTAAATACTTTTTATATAATACTATTACAAAATAATTTATAAATAAACATACAAATAAATTAACTTGATAAATAATATTATATAGTTTAATATTAATTAAATATGAATAATCAATTTAATGAAATTTTAGAAAAATTTACTGGTATAAATTCTGAAATATATGTATTAATTTTGGGTATATTATTATATTATTTTAATTATTTATCAGAACAAAAATTTTTAATTACAAATATTATTATAACTAGTTTTGTTTTAGCAATCTTTGATTTATTTTTAAAAAAAATATTATTATTTAATGTTTCAAATGATTACTATAAATTTGTTATAAATAACGTAATTACAATAGTTGTTATTGACTTGCTAATAAATATTATTACTAATGGATTGTATAATAATGAAAAATTATGTTTTATTACATATTTTAATTTAGCATTTGCATGTTATTTTTATGAAACTATTGTGTATAAATTATTTAATTATAATGGTCTTTGTAATCAAAGACTAAGATCAGTTACAAAAACAATTATGAGATTAGTTACTATTCATATTTTATCTAATTTTCTTAATGGAAAAGCTTATGATTCTAAATGGTTTGACTTTTCTTTTGGTCAAATATTTAACTTTAGTTTCTTTAATACTGTATTTGCTGAAAATTAATTTAGTTATTTTCAAGCAAACTTTTAACTTTTTTAATATATTTTTTCATTGCTGTTTCTTGACCAACACCTTTATGTTGAAGCCATGCATCATACTTTGCTTTACCTTTAAAATCAAAAAAACTAGGAGCTTCTATATTACAATCACCCTCAGTTGCTTGTTTATAATAACCATATAATGTTAGTAATGTGTCATTGTCAAGATTAAGATTAGATTCTTTTATTTTGCTAGCAGCTTTTTCAAATTTTTTGTTAATATCTTCAGTATTTTTAGACATTAATAAATATTTATATATTATATTAAATAAATTTTAAATTTAAATAAATTTTTTAATTTTAATTAAATGTTATAATTTAATCTTCTTCCTCATCTTCACTATCAGAAGATAAAACAATTTGTTTATTATTTTTTTTAATAGATTCATCTTCAGATGCTTTTGTAATTTTCTTGGTCTTTTCATTAGATTTAGATTTTTTAGTATCTTTTTCATCATCAGATTCTACTTTAGCTTTTTTAACATCTTTTGCTTTAGTATCTTTCTTAATTTTAGATTTATCATCTTCTTCATCTTCTCCAGATTCTTCATCAGAACCATTTTTTTTTTCTTCACCAGCTTTTTTCGAATAAACTCCAATTGTAGTAGATTTAGTAGCTCCAGTTGCTTTTTTAATAATTTCAACAGCTTTAGTTGTATCAATTTTATAAAGATTTTCACCAATTTTTTTTTCATCAAGATCTTGTAGAACTAGTTCACGAACAGTATCAATTGAGATAGTACATTTAACCCAACGACCTTTTAGTTCATTGCCATATGATTTCTTATAATCATTAAATTTAACTTCGGGATGCTCATCACTCACGCCAATAAGACCTACTCCTGATTTCATAACTGGACCTCCATAGAAAATATATGCATATACATTTGGAACTTTAACCTTTAAAGGTTTATTTGTTATACTATCTGATTTCTTTTCTGGCATTTTTGTATTGATATTTATACTCTAATATTGATTTTGATACATTTTTATTTTTTTTCAATTTTTTTATATTATTTTATTATTAAATAGTACATGATTTAATCCATTCATTATATCTATCTTTAGCATCAAATATAGGTTTAGGATGTATAGTATAATCTCCTTTAGCATCCCAATTATATATAATTTTATCATCTATATTTGCCAAATGAGGTAACCATTTTTTAATATAAATACACCCTGGATCCCATTTTTTTATCATCATATTAGTAATATTCATAGGTCTTCCTGCTATTGGAGCTTTTGATGGAGCAAATTTTTTACCTGGAAAATCTAGTTCAGTGACCCATTGTGAATTAAGCTTATTTTGACTTGTTGAACAATCTACTAAATGTCTAGAAAACCAATCATTTAAACCAATATATCTACATAAAGGATTAATTCCTAAATATTTTACTGAAAAAACTCCAACAATCATTCTGCATCTATTATGCATAAATCCAGTATTTATTAACTCTTGAACAGCTGCATCAACTAATAAAAATCCAGTACGTGATTTCATCATTATATTCCATTCTTTCCATTGACGTGAATTTTTATCTGGTATAGAATCAATCCATTTAATTTTTTCATATCTAGGATCAACATGTTTATCATAAGAATTTGCTCCAGGTAAAAATCTTAATAAACAATAATAATAATCTCTCCAAATAATTTGATTAATTAATTGAATAGAATTACCCAATGTTTCCACAAGTGCATAATAAAATTCTCTTTCAGATATTAATCCAAAATTTAAATATGCTGATAAATGAGTTGTATTATATGAAAGAGTATCTCTAAGTTCATTATATTTATTAAAATCTTTTAAATTAGATAAAATTTTTAAAGCAAGTGTTCTTGAACCTGTTTCTAATGGTTTATAATTTTTATCTAAATGCTCAAACCAAAAATAATCCAAATCATCAGGATTTAAACATTTTTGAATTTTTATTATATTTTTTATAAATTTTATTTTATTTTTATCAATTTTATTAAAATTTTTTTTATTATCTAACATATTTTTACTAAATGCACCATATTGTTTATATGGTTCGATTTTATTTTTTGTAAGTAATTCCATTGAACACAGTGTAAAATCATCTGAATTTAATATTACATCTATTGATTCTTTTTCACAAATATCTTTAATTAATTTATCACGTTCTAATGAATATAAAGTAAAATCTTGATTAAAACTCAAACAAATCGATTTATTTTTTAATTGTTTTTTTAATTCTTTAAGAATATATGGAATTACATTTTTTGGTTTTCCATAAAATATATATAATTTTGATTTAGAAGAAACAATTGCATTAGATAAATCCTGTACTGATTCACATAAAAATCTCAATGCTGGAAAACTTAAATAATTTTTATTTTTATTATTTAAATCAATTTGATATGGATCAAATATAAATACTGTTAAAATTTCTTTACAAATTTCATTTAATTTATTTAATCCACGATTATCAACTATTCTTAAATCTTTTCTAAATATAAATATACCTAAATCATATTTATCTTTCATTTATATACTATATTAATATTATTATTAACATAATATTTTTGTAAATTCATTTTTTTCTAAAAATTATCATATACATTATTAAAATAATTATTATTATTTTTATTAAATCAGATGAGAACAAGTTATAATTATTTTCAGAATTTTTATTACCAACTTGCTCGAAATTTTCTCTTATTTTAAATTTATCTAAATCTATACTTTCCACTTTAGGTATATCTATTAAAGATGTTACTTGATCTACTAAATTTCCTTGAGGTTTATTCATTTTACTAATTTCATCAGTTTTGGAAACATATGCACATGATTTTATATTTGATGTTAAAAGATTTACATCAATCATGATATTATCTGAATGACTTGAAAAATTTTGCATTTTATTCATAAAACAATTCAAATCAACATAAATTTTTGGTTTAATCATATCTTTACCCATTTCTTGTTCAGCCATGTTTTTATTCATTCTAGCCATTTCTTGTTCAGACATGTTTTTATTCATTCTAGCCATTTCTTGTTCAGACATGTTTCTCATTCTAGCCATTTCTTGTTCAGACATGTTTTTATTCATTCTAGCCATTTCTTGTTCAGACATGTTTTTATTCATTCTAGCCATTTCTTGTTCAGACATGTTTTTACCTATTTCTTGTTCAGACATATTTTTAATTTTATCCATTAAATTATCAATATTAGAAAAATTTTCTAAATTCATACTTTTATTATCTATATTATTTGAAAGCAAATTTTTATTTTCTATATTTAATTTACATTTATCAATTGTTCCTAAAAGTTTATTACAAAATTGATGATACATTGGTGATTCAGCATCAATAAATGATTCTGTATCTATAAATGATTCATCAGTATTAATTTTATTGATTATAGGACCAACATTATTAACCATTTCTTGAACAACTAAATTCTCAGATTTTGATTCATTTTTATTTTGAATTTTTTCAAATAAATTATCTAATTTTGCAAATGCGTAAGTATTATTAATTTTACATGTAGATTTTTTAACTTTATCAACCATTGCTTTAGGATTAAATTCAGTTGTTTCAGGCATAGTTTTCATATCGGGTAAAGGAATAGATGTTTTAGGAATATCACATTTAGAATATGAATTTTTTTTTACACAAAATACATTATTGTTATTTATATTATATAAAGAAGTTGCATTTGATAATATATGACATGCTTTTATATTAGAATTATAATTAAATGCAACACAATCATGATTATTCATACACTTTTCTTTACATTCACTTTCAGTAAAATTAACAAAATTTGATGATTTTTGATTTGTTTCATCAATTATTTCATAAGAATCAGAACACTTATAAAAATTATCTGTTAATTTTGATACAGTTATTGGCATTTCATAAAGATCATCTATTATTTTTACAGATTCTATTGGTACATTATCAAAATTATCTACACTATAAAAATTCATTATAATATATTTATATTATAAAAAAATATTGTTTACATAAAAACTAAAAATATAAAATTTAAGCAGGTTTAATATTATCAACATTATCAAATGCAGTATATCCATAGGTAAATGTTGGATTTTTATATAAAGTTCCCCAATCAAATGTTTGTTGTTGTAGTGGATAACAAGTTGCTGTACCTGTAAATCCTCCTTCAAAACAAACTCCTTTACAATTTTCATTACATTTTTGTAAACCAGTCTTAACATTAGAATAATCAATATTATCTATTTGATTTACAACATTATAAGCATTTTCAGTTATTTTTGATTGATTTATAGCATCATTGTAATAATATACTAAATCTTTATCTTGATCAGAAATTGTTTCATAATAACTCTTATAATCAAAATCCAAAGGTATTGCTCCGGCTATATCTTTCATTGGCTGATTATAATTTGTAAATAATTTTTGAGTTGATCCAACATCTAAAGCTAAATTATCCATTTGTTTAACACTTATTGTAAAAGGTTCATTATAATTAAAAATTAAATTATATACACATATAAGTATTAAAAATATAAAAATAATCTTAATTATATTTTTTATCATTTATAATTAAACTTAAGAAAATTATTTAATTTTACTAATTAATTTCATATATTTAGTTTTGTATTTAATATATTTTAATTTATAATCATTATTAGTTTCATGTTTTGAATGAGTATTTTCTATACTACAACATTTGTTACCACCTTGTTGTGTTGAGGTATTAATAAATGTTTGTTTACCATTAGATTCTAATGACTTGAAGCCATTAATTATATTAGTTATAAAATTATTTACAGCTTCTTCTAAACCTTTTTCATCGTTTGATTTAGATGTAACATGATTAATTGTTCCAGAAATTATTTTATCGTCATGTTTTATTATTAAAAAAATAGTTGGATAATATTCTACTTTACTAATTAATTCTGGATAAGAATTTTCAAAATTTTCTTTTTCTAATTTATTTTTATTTTCTAAATCATAAGATTCAAATTCTAAATTTTTATATTCATCAATTGATTTTTTAGAAACTTCATCAAATATAGGTGCAAAAATTTTACAATGACCACACCATCCTGCTTTTGTTAAAATTACCTTATAACTTTTCATTAATTACTATATATTATATCTAATAAATAAAATAATTTTGTTTTGATAATAAAAATATATAACTAATTGAAATAAAAAAATTAATATTTTATAATCTTTAATTCAATTGGTTTATCATCAATCATAATTAATGCCAAAACTTTATAATCAAAATTTATATATTCAACCAATATATCATCTCCATCATAAATTGTTTCAGAACCAGCAGTTAAATATTCCACTTTATTTTTAGTATATTGATTTATTTGTTTAATTATATCAAAAGTAATACAAGAATTTACAAGAATCTTTGTCCATATACTAATTGATTTTGAATTAATTATTTGTCTTTCAGGTTTAGCCGGATTAATTCCATCAATATAATTATTATTTAAATTTACAAATCTATTTTTATAAAGATCAATATCAGAATCAAAATCAATAGTTTCATGTTTATTTTTTTCATAAAATTTAATAATTTTAATATACTCTAATATTTGAAATCCAGAAATTAATGAAGTAGTAGTAATCATTGCAGGAATAATATTTCCAGCAATTTTTCTTGTAGTATAAATATCTGATAAAGGAATTGAATATTGATAATTACGAATATTTGCACATTCTGTTATAAATTTAACATGTTCTAATTTATCATCATCTTTATCAAATTCAATTTTGAAAATATCTGGAATTAATACAATAATTTTACTTATTTGATCAAATGCTTCATCAGTTATAATATCATCTATTTTTTTATCAAAAATCATAAAATTATTATTATTAATAATGTTCTCAAGATTATAACTAATTTGTAAATTAAACATTTGTGATAATAAATTATATCCATATAGCATAAAATTATTAAAAATTTCTGGTACTATCTCAATGATTTTAGGAAGTTTTTTATCTCCTAATTCTTCTATATTATCTGTCTTTGAATATTTTTCAATTAATTCAATAATATTTTCATAAAAATTTTCATAAAAAATTGTTGATAATAAATTAAAAAATCCTTGAGCATCTAAACTAAAATTTTTATATTTATAAATCTGACGATAAAATATTTTAATATCACCTTCATTAGTTTTTAATAATTTTGATAAATCACGATATTTTTCTATCAAACTTGGTATAAGATTAAATTCTGTTTCAAATAATTCTCTTGCCCACTGAATTGTATGTTCAGCTTTATAAGGAAAAGATTTAATAGTACAAATAGGTATACCTGATTTTTCATCAGGATCTTTAGATGATCCATAAGATTCAGTAAGATAAGGGATTATAACCTGAACATTACCTTTTGAACCCATTGTTCCTGAATCAATTAATGGTTTAGAATATTTTATTGCTTGTTCATCCATATAAACTCTAGCTTCAACATTATCTAAAGCATTTAAAATAATATCAATTTTATCAAAAAAATTATTATTAAATATTTTTTCTGTTTCACTACAAACTTTAATTTGATAAACTATGGTATTACTATCCGGATTAAATATTTTAATTTTTTCAGCAGCCGTTTGAGCTTTTGATTTTCTAATATCTTCATCATTAAAAAGAAATTGTCTTGATAAATTTGATTTTTCAATATGATCTGGATCTGCTACTAAAATTGTTTTAACACCCATCATTGCTAAATTTTTTAAAATTTCACAACCAATAGCACCAGAACCAACTATAAAAGGAATATTATTTTGTACTTTTTCTAATAATTTTTTTCCAAATACATTAACTAATCCTTCATATTTATCTAAACTAACACTTTTATAATTTATTACATCAAAAGAATTTATCTCTTTATCTGTTATTAATTCTAAATAATCCATAAAATACCATTGCATTATAGGTATATATTTATGACCCAATGCTTTAATACATTCATGTGATACAATTCCACCTATAATTGAAGCAAATGGTAAAACATTACCTCTAAGTGTAAAACAAAATTTCATTGCTAATTTTTTAAATTCAGGTGTTTTAATTTTATAATCATCAATATAATTTGAAAATATTTCAAAATCAGTTTTTAACCAAGGATATGGACTAGTATTATGTTCTTTATAAAATTTAAAATAGGATGTAATTAATTCATATAAATCATTTGATCTATTTAAATCAACTGAATAATCACCAATCGTTATATCTAAATTTTTATTTTTTATTGATTCACTTAAAGTTTTAAAATTAAATTTTTGTTCAAGCTTTTTTTTTATCAGATGTTTTATATCAAACTTTGTAAAAATAAATTCTTCTTTTAAACTAATTATAAATGGTGTAATAGTTACTTTTATTTTAATTTCATGTATAACATTATCATTTGTAGTTAAAATTAAAATATCTCCATCTGAAAGATTATGTTTATCTTTAAACGTTATTTTATTATCTTCGATATTATCTATTAAAAGATTTTCATAAACTTCACCATCAGTATCTGATACAATAAAATTATCTCCAAAATCATTAAAAATATAACCAGTTAATCCATAGCATCCACACATAATAAATTTAATTGATAATTCATGACAAAATTTATTCAATATAATAGCATCATCAAAATTATTATTAATAATAATGATTAGATTATATTTTTTAATTTTTTCCAGTTCTATTTCATTTTTATTATTAAAAATATTAATTTGATTAATTTCAATAGTTGGATTAAGTTTTTGTATATCATCTAAAGGTAAATCTAAATTTTCTACAAAATAATATAATCCAGTTTTTTGATAATTATCTAATTTTAAATTAAAACAAATATCAATTTGACTAATACCTTGTAATGCTAAATTTTTTACAATTTCTTGCCCTAAAATATTATATCCTATGACTAATATTTTTGCTTCAGATAATTTTGTCATAACATCTTTTCCGATTGTATAAGACTGTCTTGAATATCTATCTTCATCAAATGTATTCGTTTGTAAAGTATTTATATCGTTAAATTTTGACATATTTAAAGTTACTTATAATAATATATAAATAAATCAATTTTTTCTTTATAAAAAAATTATTTATGTTGATTAAATATAATTAATGAAAAAAATTTTAATTTTAATATTATTATTAGTTTTAATATATTATTTTTCTTATTCAATTGATTTTTTTGATAAAACTTATAATATTAATGTTAATTGTGGATCTAATAATTGTGGATCTAATTATCCTGATGTTATTGTTCCAGTTTATTCTCCTTGGAGAACTTATTATCCTTGGACAAGTATTTATCCATATTATTGGTCTCAATATTATTATTAGAAAAAATTGATTATTTGTAATAATATTATTATAACAATTATACATATAAAAATGAGTTCAACTATTTTAAATGAAATATGCTTACAAGTAAGTGAATTTAATTATTTATTTGGAGTAATAGATTATAATTACGATCCATTAAATACAAATGTTTTTTATTACTTATTTAACAATAAAGATGATAAATTTAATTCAAATCAAGTTGAATTAAGATATAAATTAATTAATGAAGAATCAAATGAATTAATAGAAGCTTTTGAAAAAATAGATGTAATCGAAATAATTGATGCTTTATGTGATATACTATATGTTATTGCTGGTGCAAAAGTTTATTTTAATTTATCAAATGAATCCATAAATTTAATACTTTTAGAAGATGATAATATTATTTTACAAAACGAAGAACTTGATTATCAAAAAACAATTATTATTAAAGAAATAATTTTATCAAATAAAAATGATTTTAATAAATTAATAGAGGAAATTAAATGTTCAAATATTATTCTTGAAGATTTAACAAAAAATATGTTATCAGGAGATTCTTTTTCAAAAAAAGAAATTGAAGTATATAATGAAATTTTAGATAAAATCATTGAAATTGTTTATAAATTTAGTATTATGATTAAAATTAATATTTTTCAATTATTTGAATTAGTACATAAATCAAATATGACAAAAGTTTGTACTGATAAAGAAACTGCAAAAATTACTGTTGAATGGTATAAAGCAACACAAGATCGTTACAAATTACCAAATTTTAAAGAAATCAATTATAATAATAAAATATACTGGATAATTTATGATGATGAATCTAAAAAAATACTTAAATCTATTAAATATAGTCCAGTTAAATTTTTTTAATTAATTAAATATTTATTTTTTATATTTGTTATAATATATATAAAAAATATATTATGATATCAGATACAGAAGAAAATAATCAAGGAAATAAAAATATATTATTTATTATAATATTCTTTGTAATAATTTATTTTTTATTAACAAATGTAAACTCTTATAAAGAAAATTTTGTTTTACAAAATATGGAGAATAGACCTGTTATGGAGTATAGACCTGTTATGGAGTATAGACCTGTTATGGAGAATATGCCAGTTATGGAAAATAAAGCTGTTATGGAGTATAGACCTGTTATGGAGAATATGCCAGTTATGGAGAATAAAGCTGTTATGGAGAATAAAGCTGCTATGGAGTATAGACCTGTTATGGAAAATAGACCAGTTATGGAAAATAACATTAATTTAAATGCAGAAACACCAGATCAAATACGTAATTTAATAGAAAAAAATAGTAATAATCCTGTTATTAAAATAGAAATAGAATCAGAATTAAAACCTTCATTATTAGCATTAAATGCAATTGGAAGTGAAGGTTTAATAAAATCAACAAGAGTATTAGATATATCAAATATTGATGATATAAATAATTTAATGGTTGGTGGAATTTTTAAATTAAGAGTTAATATACCAAAAATGCCTAATTATATAAAAGGTGTATTTTTTGATATTGAAAAAGGTCAGGATCCTAATTACTTTTATTTATGTGTAGAAAAACAAGTACCTAATTGTTCATTAACTACTCCATCAAATGAATGTTTTAGTATATATGTAGATGATAAAAATAAATGTAATTTAAAATCATTAACAACATATGTATCAAATAATCCATATAGATTTGTATTAGTATCTTCATATTATGTAGATAAACAATTAAATGATATTGGTAAAAATAGTGATTTTACTTTAATTAAATTTGATGGAAAATATTATTTAAAAAATGTACAAACAGGATATATGCCTAATTTATATCAAAATGAATTAACGTATGAATTATATGGTGAAATTAATAATAATGAAAAATCAAGTGTAGGAGGAATATTTGATAATATGTATAATAGATTATGTAGTATTGATCCAAAAACAAATACACTGATACCAGATGGAAAAAATAGTGTAACAAAAGATAAAATAATAACATTATTAAAACCTGGTTGTGATTATAATCCTGATAAATCAATTTATCTAACAACATCAAATAATATTGGTGAAAGTACACCTGTAATAATTTCAATTAATTCTGATAAAACGATATCAATTAAATTATTAAGATATAATTCTTATGGTAATCCTAAAGAAGTTTATCAATTAAGTATTTGTGATTTTAATGTTAATACTTTACAAAAAATTAGTCAGGTTAGTGCATCAGAACCTATTGGTAATGTATTTGTAAATTTAGTTTGTTATGAAAAAGAATCATTTAATAGTAAACAAAAACTTTTTTTCACAGTAGAAATATCAAAATATCCAGATGATTTTATGAAAAACAATAGTGTATTTAATCTTGATTAAATTTTAAAAATATAAATTATTTTCATTATATAATTTATATATATAATATTTAATGGGAGCAAGTGAATCCAAAACACAAGTAGATCAAAATATAACTAATACAACTATAAATAAATCAATTTTAAATAATTTAAATGAAACTATGATGAATACAAGTTATAATACCTTATTAACTGATGCTAAAAATTGCTCAAATTCTGTAGCGTTAAACAATTTATGTAAATTTGATAACATAGATGCAAAGGGTGATGTAGTTATAGGTGGAGATCAAAGTAATAGTGCTAAAGTTGATTTTACATGTGTACAAACAGCAAATGCTAAAAATGATATGAGTTCAGCTATGCTTCAAAACTTAGCATCTCAAATGGAAAGTATAAATGGTACTTCTGCTGCAGCAGCATTAAATGCAGCGGCTGCTGGATCTAATAGTACAGGTGCTTTAACAACAAGTGGTGGATCAACAGATTCAAATACTAGTACAAATGTTAAAAATAATGTTGATAATCAAACTATATCAAATATTAAAAATGTTTTTGAACAAAATTTAAATAATAATTTTACAAGTGAAACTGTAGCTCAATGTATAGGTAAAACAGAATTATCAAATGAATTAGAAGCAGGAAATATTAATGCAGGTGGAAATGTTAAAATAAATTGTATACAACAAAATAGTGCTGAAGTTATACAACAATGTGAACAATTATCTAGTGCTATAAATAAAGCATTATCAGAAACAGCAAATGCACTTGGTATGGAAGTTATAAGCGGGAGTGCTACAGAAGCTAAAACTGAAGCAAAAGCAGAAACAGAAGCAAAAAACGTTGCAACTGGTATAATTCAAGATTCAGGAAAGGCTGTATCAGAAACTGTAACTGCTGTCGGTGGCGCTTTTGCAGAGAATATAACTGCTGCTGGAGGTGCAGCTAGTCAGGTTGTTAGTTCAGTTGGAGATTTTTTTTCATCTTCTTGGATAAGTTTTGTACTTATTATTGTTGTTATTTGTATTATAGGTTGTGTAATTATGAAATTTGCTGGTGGTGGTGGTGGTGGTGGTGGTGACGCTGCTAATCCATCTGGAGCTACTAATCCATCTAATACATCAAATAATGGAAGTGATTTATTTTCTTCTGATAACATGTTTAATGCTGTAAATAATTTTACACATAATGTCAAACAAGTTGGAAATAATATAAGAAGTAATCTTTCTTTAGCTGCTAAAAGAGGTGGTGGATACTCAATATCAGATATGTTTCAAACTGATTTATCTATAACAAGTGCTTCATATATATAAGAAAATATATATGAAATTTATTTATTTTATCTTTTTATAATATAATTATAAAAACTTATGAAAGAATATGACTATTTATTAATAATAATATTTTTATCAATATTTGTCATTTTATATGGTGGTCATAATAATCAGAATTTAATTGAATATGATTCATATTATTTTCAAAATTTTGATAAAATTATATTATTTGAAAATAAATTACAAGTATATAATACTAAAGTTAATTTTGAATCCAATGATTTTATTGATTTAGATAATTATGTAAAACTTTCAAAATCATTAATTCCTAATTTGGAAAATTTATATTTTATTAATATTAAACCACATTCATTTTATAATATAGAAAAAATTTTTGATAATAAATTAAATCGTGTAGAATATTTGATGATTATATTTAATCATAATAAATCTAATAATCTAGAATTATTATTAGGAAAAGATACTGATAATAATGGATATTTTTATGATCTTGTTAAAAAAATTACTATTACTGGAATATTTAATTTGTATAATAATTCAAATGATTTTATAAATGTTAGTATTTTTTTTATTAAAAAGCCATTTTGGTTTTAATAAAAAAAAGTTAATTAGTAATAAAAAAACATGTTTATAACAATTTAAAAAACTGCTATACACGAAAAAAATATATTGATATTCGATTTCTTAAGGAATATTATATTTTAAATAGTTAATAATACGTTTAATGCGATCATCAAAATTATTATCATAATCACAAAAATATTTATACATCACTGGATAATTTTCATTCATTAAAATGAATATATTAATAAATCCTGAATCAGATTTTTCAATAAATTTAATTAAAGTAGATAACTTTTCTTCAGTTAAAGGTTCTGCAAAACATAATTGGTCACACATGGCAAATGCTATAAGTTCTAGGTTATACTTGTTCTTCTTGTTCAAGTTTTCCTTAAAATTATCAAAAGCAAGAACTTTAGCATTCGCATCATCTAAATAATCAGATAATTCTTCAAAAATTACATTATTCTCAAAATTGTTTTCTAAATTTGTTTCAAAAGTTGACACAGTCTCGGAACTATATTTTATTTCTAATTTATCTATATCCAATTCTACTTTACCAGATGAATATGATATTAATCCTTTGTTAAATATTTTTATTCTAGTATCAAATTGAATATTACCTACTGTTGTGCGATATTTTTTTAGTTCTTCAATAATGTGATTAATAATTTCAAAATCAATATCACAATTACTGCCAAGCAATTTAATATCAGAAGTTTTTAAAAAATATACAATTCCAGGAATATTTTCTCCAAACTTATCATTCATAATGACTGAAACATTAGAACTAATAGTAGACTTGATCTCATTAATAATGTTATTCATTAATTCTGATCTTTCTCCTTCTAATCCAATTTCAATCATATTATTTCTTTCTAATTTTAAAGAATAACCCAAATAATAAAGCTTCATCAAAACTAATTTCGGTATTTCTATTTCAGCTGAATCTGTTTTCTCCCTTTCAATAATTCTTTTATTATGATATTCAATAAAATATTTGTAAAATTTTTCAGAAAGATTATCAATACCATTAGAATTTACAAAAAACTTTGTAAATTCTGATTCATGATATATTTGATTACCATCAACATAATAGTAATGTGAACTACCAAATTTAATGAGTAAAGTAATTATCGTCTCTGTTTTTTTTTTGGTTAAATCAATCTCATCAATCTGAAATACAAAACTTCTTTCTATCTCATCATAAATTAATCTAAAAGAATCCTCCGAATTTTTTAAAATACAAGCTAAAAATAAGTATTTACAATATCCTTTCAAATTAATATTTTGTAATGTTAAACCAAATTCTTTCTTCCAATTTACATTTTTACATTCATTAAATATATAATCGTATAACTCATTTTTTATATTTTGTGGTAATTTGTTCTCAGGATTAATTAACGGACCCAAAAATGTTTCTGTTTCACCATATAGATTAAATCCATATCCTAATTCAAGTAATATATCAATTGCTTTTTTTAAAGTTATTACAATATTGGATAAATCAATCTGTGATTCTTTTCTTCCTCCAAACCATAATGCTAAATTAATTGGACGAAATGAAAATTCAGATGTTGGACTATCTATTTTTATATTATAATATGAATAAAGGTTATTATAATTTTCAAATAGATATTTAAGCATTTGTACATTAACAGGTAAATGAGAATTTTCAGCAAGACTTGTTATAACTTTACCTCTATTTGAAACTGAATATTGTCCAGTAGTATATTTATCATGATTATCATTATACTGTTTTAATTTTACAGGATAATCATAATTTGATTTTGCCCAACTATTAATACCATTGTGAACTTTAGAACATCTTTCTTTTTCTTCTTCTGGAGAAAGTTTATTCCATCTTTCACCTTCAAAATTTACTGGTATCCAAGCATTATCAGTTGGTGTACTACATAATGAATTATCTTCATTCATACTATCAAAACTAGAACTTTTTGTTCCAAAACTATATCTTCTTGGTAAACCAAAAAATTGAGGACTATTTGATCTACTACTAAAATTTGTATTAATAGATTGTGGACTATTTGATCTTAAATCTTGATATTCATGTAAAAATCCACAAGCTTTTCCTCTCGAACAACATCCTTCTTTAAAATTACGACAAATAGTATGATTATATTTACAGTTACTTTTTTTACAATTTGACCCATTAGAACAAGGTTTAAATTTGTTCATTTTTGATTATTTATATATTTAAAAATTATATAATTAGGTCTATATATCTTATAATAATATTAAAAGTTTATCAAACCTAGCTTTTTTCAATTTTTTACAATACAAAAACATGCTATTTTTCATTAATTTTATTTATGTGGAGGTAGTGGTTCTAGACTTTAGCTAAAAAAATTTTTATTTAATTTAATAAGTAATCAATTTGTTCAAAAGAATATGATGAATTAGTTATATCATCAAATGTCTTTTTAATATAAATTTTATTTTTAAGATTAGACTTGTAAAATTTTTTTAAATAATCTTTAATAAACTTTGTTTCTTTAGAATCAAGATTTTTAATATCTAATTCAGCACATTGAATAAAAAATAATAATGAAATTTCTATATTTTCAATAGATGATTCAATAATAAAGTTTAAATTTGAAATTATATTTTCTTTATTAATATCTAGTGTATAAAAGTATCCAAATATTCTCATTATATTATTATAATATTTTGAAATTAATTCATTTATTAATATATTTTGAGATGAATCATTTAATTTAACATAATCTTCATAAACTTTATTTTCTATCCATGAAATGTAATTATTTAAAATAATATTAACAATATTATTTTTAAAATTTATATAATATTTTAACTTATTGATTTTTTCATAAATACTATTTATTGGTTCTACACATATCCCAAATATAAATTCATATATTTTACATGAATTTTTCTTATTTATATCTGAACTATCAATTAATTCACTTAGTGTTAAAACTATTATTTTTATTGCTTTATCATCATATTTATCAATAAAATATATTACATCATTATAATAATGTTGTTGTAATTCAAAATTTGATTCATTTATAATTCTATTTATAAAGTCTTGTAATAAATATAAATTATCCCATTTATGAACAAAATAATTATATAATTCATTCTTACTTACACTATCAATTTTATTATTTTTATGAATAAGACTCATTAAAAAATTTTCATATTTATTTTTTTTAAAGTTATTTTTTTTTTTATTATCTTCTAAATTTTCATCATAATCTTTAGTATAATTTTTATATGAAAAAATATATTTATCCAAACCCATTTTAATAAGAACATGAAATGTTAATTTAATTTCATTAGTATTTTTATTAAAAAATTTGCTTTTTATAAATTTTTGATATGTCGACTCATTTAACCAAACTAATTCATGAAAAGGATAAAATTCTTCCGAAAAATTTAAATTATTAGTAAAAATTGGATTATTCACTCTTAAATATTCAAGCATATCAAATCTTACATATTTACATAAATATTCAATCACTATTTTAACATAATTTGATATATTACTTACACTTTCCCATTTAGATTTTATTTTATTATAATTAACAATCATAATCTCTATTTTATTTAAAGAACTTGCCCAATTTTTAATTTCCAAGTTTAACAAATTTTGATTAACAACTTTATCTATTTTTTTTGGTATTGATGATACAATGTTTTCATTCGCAAAATTTTCTAATTCACTTGAATTAGAAAAGTTTGAATACTGTGTATTGTTGTTAATAATTTCATAAATTGAAACTGAATCTATTTTATTAAAATTATTATTTTTTTGTTGATAAATATTATTATTAATTAATAAATTTGAACTATTTAAAAAATTATTATAATTTGATTGATTTAAATTATTAATTTGTGGAATTAATCCAGGTGGTGGTTCAACATATTCTTTAAATTTATTATTACTAAAAATTCCAGCAAGTTCATTTTTATTATAATTTTGAGTATTTCCAAAATAACTATATTCTCGAGGAAAATATTCTGATTCTATTTGTGAATAATTATATTCAAATTGACCTTGCATATTAATATATTCTATAAAATATAAATAAATTATAAAAAAATCAATTTTTATTAAATTACTCTAATTATACATTGAATATAACTTGTCAAAATTCAAGTCATTATCATTTAGTATTTTACTAATTTCAATAATTGCTTTAACTTGGTTCATTTTTTCTGAATTTTTTACAGTTTCAGAAGTAAATTTTTTTAATAATTTATTCTCATTTTCATCAAGTTCTTTAAGATTAATTTTCGAATGTTCAATAAAACATATGATTGGAAAAATTTTAGCCTCATTTTGATAATCTAAAAATGTAATTAATTTGTTAATTATTAAATTTTTTTGATAGGAATGAGAATACAATACACCGTAAAGAATCATTAAATTAGAATAAGCATCTTGTCTATAAGCTAATCCATTTTTTGTATCAATATAAGATTCTATCCAATTGAAATCATTGGATAAAATTGTTAGAATAAAATTTTGTCTTATTTCGTTTATATCATATTTAAGTAAATAATGATAATAATCTGATTTAAATATAGGATCTGAAAGAACACAATTAATCATACCAGTAACATTTTGATTATTTTTACCTGAAAGCTGACCAGATATAATCCATTCTAGAATTTTTTTTATAACTTGTTCAGGATATTTATGAATAAAATATAAAACTTTATCACAAGCAAAATCAGAATTTTTATTGGTTGCTTGAAATAAAGAATAACCTAGTGATTTTTCTAAATCATCAAACATATCAATTTTTTCAGTAAACATATCATAAATTTTTAATCTGTTTTCTAAATTAATTGGATGTCCTGCATCTTCACCATATTGTAAACATTTTAAAAATGTTTCTTTTTTAGCTATAGTATCATTAAAATCAAATAATCTAAAACCACATTTTAAAAGCTCCTTAAATGTTTCAAATGCTTTTAATATAGTTTCATCATTTAAATTTTTACAAATATCTTCATTTGGCCAAACTAATCTATGGAATGGTGTAGCAATTCCTGCTTGAATAGTATAAATTTTTTTCTTACCAAAATTAGAATTTTTTTCTCTAAATAATTTAATTACATCATATCTCCAATTTTTAGCAAGACGTTCTATAATCGTAATAACGTTTTTCTCAATAAATGCAGGTTTTTCATAAATTTCTTTTTTTTCATTATAAAGTCTTAAAATTATTTCTGCATTTTCTTTTAAATCACATAATATTTTTAATTCTATTTTTATACTCTTATTAAAACCACTTTCATTTAATTTACTAAAATTAGAATAATTTTCATTTTGGATCTTCTTTTTTTGTTTAAAAGGTCGTTTATATTTATCAATAAATGGTAAATTTAAATCAGTACATTTTGTAGACTTCCATTTAGAATCCGTAGATTTTAAAGTAGAATCTAATAACTCCCATTTATCATCCGTAGATTTTAAAGTAGAATCAAAGTTCGACATTTATAGTTAGTCTATATATTTAAATTATATTAATGATTTTTTTCAATTTTTTTATTTATAATATTACTAATTATATTTAATAGCGTTGGTATATAAATATCTTCCATTAATAAACTACCGTGTGTTACTTTTTCATCATCTATATAATAACATTTTTCCTTAGCTTTTTCTTTAATTTTATTATATATTAATGGTACTGGAATAACATAATCATTTTTTTCTAAAATTAATATTAGTTTTGAGTTAACTAGTTCATTAGGATTATATATCCAAAAGTCTGGCCCAAACATAATTCTTAAACATACATATTTATGATAAATACATTTATAAATTAAATAATTAATAATAATATCTTTTAAATAAGTAAAATATGAATTTTTTCTCACCAATGGATTATGTATATGTAATGACATTTTAAAACACCCAATCCAAAATAAAATAGGATCCACCATGATTATATTTGAAAAAATAGATGATCTTTTATCAGTTTCTAATATTCTAGCAATATAAGTTCCAAAACTATGAGATAAGATTAAACATGAATTTATATTCTTTAGTTTTAAAAAATTATAAACTGAATCTCTAATACTTGTAATTGATGGAAAATAAATACCACTAGTAAGTTCATCATAAAATCTATAAGTTGAAATATTTGGTAAAACTATTATTATTATATTATATTTAGTTTCTAATTCACAAATAATTTTTATATAAGGTAAATAACCAAAACCAAAACCATGTAATAAAAAAATAGTTTTTTTATTAGGATCTGATAATTTATAAAGATATGATATGCCACTTTTACATATATGATAATTTAATTTTTTTTTCCAAACAAGATAATAATGAACAAAATTAACAATTATTCTAATTGGAATTTGAATAAATAACGGTCTAAAACTAAATTTAATAAAATTTGATCCCCATGTTTTATATAAATATCTATCTAAATTTTCTGATTTAAATTTTATATCTAAAATTAATTCTATTTTTTCAACAATATTTAAAATTGTATTATATTTTGTATGTGTTTTTATTTTATTTAAATCAATACCTAAAAGTGAATATCCAATCATATTAATTATTTCTATTTTACTTAATTCATTGATATTTATTTTATTTAAATCTAAAATTTCTTTATGATTATTTTTATCATATAGAATACAGCCTTTTATAATATATTCAATTTCATCTTTAGTTAATTTATCGATTCTTTCAATTATTTTTTCAGTATCTTTATTTTTTATATATAAAAAGCGTGGTGTTAAAATATTTATGTAAACTATTAAGTATACTATCCAATTAATTAATTCTAATATTGACCAAAATTTTATTATTTTAAATATATTAAACATAAATTTAATATTTATTATACTTTAAATTTTTATATAAAAATTATTTTATATCTTTAAAATTTAAAAATATAAATCTATTGCAAAATATATATTGAATAAAGTTACTGGTATTTTTATATAGAATAAAGATTGTTCTAATTTTACTAATCATTTGTATATTAAAATAACCACTCCTGATCCTCCTTTTCCTAGATTAACAGCACTACCTCCTCCACCACCACCATAATTTACACCACCGCCTCCACCTCCTCCGTATAAATTACCAGCACCACCACCTGCACCACCACCACTATTACCATTATTGTTATCACCAGAACCACCAGCACCACCAGCACCAGCACCACTACCTGGTGCTCCGCCACCACCACCTCCATATATGCTTGAAGTTCCATTACCACTAGTACCACCACCAAAACCACCAGCACCGCCAGGATTTATACCATTCCCACCACCAGTACCGCCACGTGCACCACCCGGACTTTGTCCTGCTCCACCAGCTCCACCTCCTCCTTTACCACCATTAGCTCCGCCCCCAAACACGTTAGCACCGGCACCACCACCACCACCATAATATAAAGTTGTATAGACATTTTGAGTACCATCCTGTCCATTATAAATATAAGTACCACCTACTAAATTACCACCACCTTTTGCACCATTTCCTGATATTGCTGTAACATTAACAGCATTTGTAATTATAGCTGAAGTATTACTATTTCCATTACCAACAGTAATAGTAATTTGAGTATTTGCTGTAATAGATGTAGCACTATTTATAGGGATTAAAACCTCTCCACCATTGCCACCGAAATAGTTTCCCTGATTATCTGCTATCGATGTACCATTTTGACCACCAGCTACTAAAAATAATTGATATATAGTAATATCTATATTTGGATAAAATACAAAACTGCTACTAGTTGTACTAGATGTGCAATTAAATTGTATTATATTATAATTTTGACCTCCATAAGATAATCCTGATGCTATATATGAATCTGTGGCTGTACTAAAAGTAAATGGAAAATATTGGAAATAATTTGACAAATCACTACCATTATAAATATAATTTGTGTTAACTGCTTTCGCCCCTGAAGTGTATCCATTAAAAATTGAACCTAAATCTGTGTTATTATATGGAGACAAATTTGATACAAAATTTGTTGTTATAATACCTGAAGTATTCGGTGAATAAAAAATAGATGCTAAATCTATATTATTATTTATTTTAAAACCAGTAGGATTACTCATATATATATTATAATTTATATATAAAAATTTATCAAATACGAAAGGTGTGATATAAAAAAAATATATGGATTAATTTATTTAATTTTTTTATAATATTTTGAAAAAATAACAATTATTATAATTATTGTTATTATTATTGCTGTTATAGCTAAGCATTTACTTGAATTATAATCTAATACTGAATTATCTTTTTTATTTATATCATTATTAACAGTATTATTTTTAATAACTGGTTTAATAATTTGATTATTATTAAAATAATTAACTCTATTTTTTAATTTTAGTAAAAGATCATTTTTAATTTCTTCAGAATAATCTTTTAAATTTAAATAATCATTTATAGCTTTTTTAATATCATCTTTATCTTCTAATTTATCCAATATTAAAATAAGATTATCAATATCTTTTTCTATTAAATCATTATCTATATTTATATTTTTATTCATAATTGGAAAATCTTGATCTAAATTATTTTTTACATATAATTTTAAAGTTTCATTATCAGATTCAGAAGAACTTTTTGATGAATTTTCATAATCATTTGGTTTTTTATAAACAATTTTATAATCAGCATTATTCATTTATAGATTAATATATAATATCTATAAATATTTAAAAAAAAAATTTTTATCATTATGATTAAATTTAAAATATATCAACATTTGATACAGATAATGTTAATTTACTAATAGTATATGTTGGTGTAATTGAGAAACTTGATCCACTAGTTCCAGATGTACCAGAACTTGTTACACTAGTTGATGACGGTACAAATTGAGCAGATGTATTTGGTGATGTTATTATATAAAAGATAGTATTAATAGAAGAATAAATTGATAAATTATTAGTTCCAGTTGATTGAGGAATACCACTAAAAAGAGCTTCTGGTAAAATAATCAATGTATAAAATAACTGATTATTAATACTATTAACACCTGCATAAATACTATTTCCAAATAAAGTACCATTAGAAACAGCCAACATATCAATATCACTATTATAATATTTTAGATCACCTGGTCTACATAATGTACTATTTGTTAAACCAAAATAATTAGCACCAATATTTTGACCAAATACTGGTTGATTTGTTGGATCAACTGAAATATTTACACTATTTGTTGATTTTATTAACAAATACCACATGTTTGGACATATTAATACAGTAGGAGGATTAACAATACTACCATCCAAAAGTGGTTGTAAAGTTAAAACATTAACATTAAAATTTAAAGCAGTTGAGTTTAGATTTTGTACAACATTTGGATTAATAAAATAATCTACAAGTGCTACTGATCCATCATATGTAGCATATATTGCACTCATAATAGCCATAAAATTTCTTAATGAAGTTACTGCATAACTATCTATAAGTGATAATGGAGTTCCAGTATTAGTTACCAAGAAAGTACCACCATTAAAAGTTTTACCAAATAACAAAACAACTTGTTTAGTAGCCATATCATTGGTTGAAAAAGCAGAATAACTTTGATAAATTGCATTAGGAGCTCTCCAAATATTTCTAATTAAAATCTCAGCCTTAATATTCCAACCAGGTTGATATGTAGCGTAATCGGTTGAATATGCTACAGCTACACAAAAGTAACCATAACTACATTCTTCTGTTGTTACTGTAGTATTTGATGTATTGATTTTAATTAAATTATTTTCAATGTAATAACCAATACCTGGTGATGAACTACTATTATCATTTAAATACTGTGCAAAATAATTACCAGTTGATTGTTCATAGTATGGTGCTATATAAATTAAAGGTAAGGTTGCATATTGTTTAGTATATCCTGGTGCAATAACTATAGGAACATTATTATTTACACTATAATTTGATTTTGTTGGATCAAATGGTTGACCTGGTTGAGTAACTTGAAGTGGAATTGGACCAGCTGTGTAAACTTTTGTTTTTGGACCATCTAAAGGAGATGCAGATGATAAACTTGCCAAAGCATCCTTCGAAATTACTTTATTATAAACTATAACACTTACGTTTGGGATAGTATTACTGGCTGTTGTATTTTGTACATTTAATGAGTTAGTATTTGATACAGTATATACAAGTTGAATAATTAAGATTTCATTTTTTTGTTGAACATAATAATTTGATGTAAATAAAAAATTATCAGAATTATTTGCACTATATTGAGGATTAACATTTGAATTACCAGGTGTAGTATAAAATGAACCTTGATAACAAACATATGGCTGAGATGTTAAACTAAAAAACATAGTATTATCTGAAGCACCTGATGATGTTTGTTCATTACCATTTTCGATATCTATATTATATTGACCTAAAGCATTTGATATTGGTTGTAAATTATTATATAAATAAGTTGATTCTTGTAGTAAAGCTGATGAAGAAAATGCACCATTTAAAAAACTTGTATTAACTAAATCATAATTCCAATTCATTAAATTTGGTACTACGGCTCCACTTGATAAAAGTGGAGGAACTTCGCCAGCAACTGGATCAAAATATTGAGCTTTAATTACATTAGCATTAGGATTTATGGTTGAATTAATCATTAACATAGTTTGACCATCGTAAACATAGTTGCTAGGATTAATTGTATTTCCAACAGAAGTTATATCAACATCAGTAGTTATAGCCGCTTTTTGAGCTGTTGTTGATTGAGTAGATACATTATTTGCTGTATTTAATGTATTTTGTCTAAAGTTTGCATTAGTAAACATTTATGATATATATAATATTAAGATATAAAAATATTTATATTAAAGATTATAAAATATTTTTTTATATTATATTTAAAATTATTAAATCCATATACATGAACATTATATTTAAATTATTAAAAATCAATAAACTTATTATATTTATTATAATTGATTTTTTATTTTTTTCTATTTAAATAATATATTATAATGTCAGGAAACATTGAAAAATCCGTAAGACCTACGCTTGTTAGTTCAGTATGCCCTATTGTTTTAAACACTACTACACAAATTTTAAATTACAAAACTGCTAGTTCTATTTCAAGACCAAACACTGTTCCAAATGGATTAGAAATTTGCTATCCAAGTAATTATACTTATCTTCAATTTTTTACTGAAGAACAAGCTCCAAAATGTTGTGCTTATAATTCACAACAATCTGTTTTAACAAACACCTCTGTTTATTATTAAAAATTTATATAAAAAAAATATTAAATATTAATACTTGATAATTTATAATTTATACTTACATCTCTTTTTTTATAATTTAAATTATATGATTTAGATTTTTCTTGTTTATCAACTTCAATTAGTTCTAATAATTCTTTAATTTTATTATTTAATTTATTTTCATTAAATAACTTATTAATCCTAAAGTAAACACATTCATTATTTACACAATTTTTTGGATGTATTAACCATGTTTTTTTTATAAAATTTTTCAAATTATCTGATGGTATTGTTCCATTATATGTAAACTTTTCTAAATCAATTTGACTACTAAAACAAAAACCCCAACAATGTGGACATGCTTTTTCAAATAAAATATCTTTTATAAAATATTTTCCACAAAATATGCATTCATCATGCTCTTTTTTAAAATAATTTATACCAATAAAATCTTCTTCTGTTAAATTAATCATTCCTTTATATTATTTTTTTAATATATTATTATATAATCAATTTTTTTAATTATTGTAACATTTTTACTAATAAAAATTAATTTTAATAAATAGATATTTAAAATATTAATGAATAATTTTATAAAAAATAATAATATTTTAATTGATTTTAATAAATATATATTTATAATATTAATGAATAATTTTATAAAAAATAATAATATTTTAATTGAAAAATCCAAATCAATTGATTCTACTTTTAATGATAATAATTATGATATTGAAAGTGCATCATTTATTAACAATAATAATATTTTAATTGAAAAATCTAAATCAATCGATTCGACAGTTAATAAATCAAATTATCATAATTATAAAAATTATGATATTGAAAGTGCATCATTCAGGATAAATAATAATATTTTAATTGAAAGATTTAAATCAATTGATTCAATATCGAATCAACCAAATTCTATTAACGATAATAATTATGATATTGAAAGTGCATCATTTAATAATAATATTTATATTGACAGATCTAAATTAATTGATTGTAATAAAAAAGATGTTGATAAGCCTTATATTATTAAAATTAATTAATCAACAGTAACTACCTTAGCTAAATTTCTAGGTCTATCAGGATTAATATTTTTATTTATGGATAATTTATAAGCTAATAATTGTAATACAATTACAGATAAAAATCCAGTAAATGTTCTATTTAAAGGGATTTTTATTGAATATGGTGATTCTAACACATCAGTACTTATTTCAATTACAATCGCACCTCTTGTTATAGTTTCTTGAATAATTGATTTGACAAAATGATCACGAACTTTATATAAAATAATAATTGGTGTATCATTTTCAATTAATGCATATGGCCCATGTTTTAATGCTGATATATTAAAACCTTCTGCATGAATATATGCAATTTCTTTTATTTTTAATGCTCCTTCTAATGCACATCCATGTAATTCATCTTTACCTAATAAAAATATTGATGATTTATTTTTTTCTAATATTATCTTTGCAATTGAATTTATTTTTTCTTCTAATTCAAGTGTTTGAATTATATCAATTTCTAATTTATTTAAATCTCCTAAAAATTTATCTTTTAAATCTTCATTTAAATTATTATTTAAATTTGCTTTATATATTGATAATAATAAACAGGCTAATATTTGAGATGTACATGATTTTGTTGATGCAACTGAATTTTCTCTTCCACAATTTGTATATAAATTATCTATTGTTCTTCTACTTATTAAAGAACCTACTACATTTATAATACCAATAATCTTTATTTCATCTGGTATTATAAATGTATTTTGATCTTTTTTTATAGAATCTTTTTCATTATATTTTAATTCTAAAACATTTGCTGATGCAATTAAATTATTTGGTTTTAATTTATTTTTTCTATTGGATGAAAATTCTCTACAAATAGTTGTAGCCACATTTAAATCTCTTGTTTCACCTGATTGTGATATTAATAATACTAATAAATCTCTTTCTGGATTTGGAATAGCTTCTAAATGTATTTTACTAAATTCTCCACCATCTATTACATTAACAAACTCAAATGCTTTTGTATATCTAAAATAATTTGATGCAATTAATCCAGCATAATATGAACTACCGCATGCAATAATATATAAATATTTACACGATTTTATAAATGGATAATCTAATAAAACATTATTTTGATTATATCTTAATTTATTTGTAATTGGATCAACTAAAACACTCAAATATTTTTGATCATTAATTTCTTTTAACATCCAATTTGGATATTCTTTTGGTAAAACTATATCATTAAATGTTGATTTAATTAATTTTAATTCTTTATATTCACCAAATATTTTAATATCACCATTTAATTCAACATAACCATTCGTTTTTTCTCTTAATAAATAATATGATTCAACCATATTCATAAAACCACTTGGTTCTGAAGTAAAAATTGTTAAATCATTATTCCTACCAATTAACATTGGACTTTCATTTTTAATAAAATATAATTTTAATGGATCATCTATGTCATGAATTATACATGCCCATGTACCTATTAATTCATCCGATATTATATTTAATATATCAATTAAACCTAACTCTGGATATAAATTTTTAAAATATTGAATTAAATTAGCTATTACTTCAGTATCTGTATTTGAATAAAATTTATAATCAGACAAATATTTTATTTTTAAATTATCACAATTTGATATTATTCCATTATGAACTAAATAAATTTTACCATTAGCAGATCCATGAGGATGTGAATTATAATCAGTTTTACCTCCATGAGTTGCCCATCTAGTATGTCCTATTCCTAATTTAAAATTTTTATCATTTTTAATACTTTTAATATTATGTTCTAATAGCTCAAATATATCATTAGTTTCTGCTTTTTTAATTATATCACCATCAATTCCAAATTTACATAAATATTTTGAATTTATTTCATTATTTATGTAAATACCACAAGAATCATATCCGCGATTTTTTAATAAATTTAGAGCATTTAATATCAATATTGGTAAATTTATATCATTATCATTATTTTTATGTAAAATACATCCAAATATACCACACATATATAATAAATTATTTTATAATATTTTATTATAATAAACATTTTTTTGATTGTAAAATAAATATACATTCATTATAAATTTCTTCATTTTTATTATCATAATAAAATAAATTTAATTTCTCTAAATCAATTTTATATTTTTTAACATTTTTTTTTAATATTATATAATTCTTTGTAAATTTATAATATTTTATAATTTCATTTAGTTCATCCGAATTTTCATCATCTTTATACGAAAATAATATTTTTTCAAGATCTATTTCATTTCTATTATTATTTATTACTTCACATAAATCACAATTTCTATAATGATTATTTAAAACTGATTTTGTTATACTTTCTTTTTTTATTTTTGTTTTTAATATTATACATGGTATCCATAAAATTGGAATTTTCATTTGTACAATATTTGATATTTCCTCTTTATCTAATTTAAAATTATCATCTTCATATTCTTCTGTTTCAGAACTATTTGTTGATTCTGAATCTGATTCTATATCTGATTCTTCTTCTGTTTTTATTAATTTAGATCCGGCTGAAATATAACTAGAATTTGATATGTTATCTGTTGATTCTACTAAATTATTTTCATCTAAATATTTAATAAAACATTTATCATAATAATCTTTATCATTTATAAAATTTACATATTCTTGATCAATTATTTGAAGAATTTTAGTTACAAATATATGTTCTACCTCAAAAATTTCAAGTTTTAATAACTTTATTTCTGAAAAATTATATTTATCCATTTTACTATTTAAATCTTTAATTAAAATTTTTTTATTATAGTATAATCTTTCTAAATTAATAAAATCTTTTACCTTCAAAAAATATAAATCAGGAATATCTGCTAGCATATATTCAATAACTATCTTTTTAAAAAGATCTATATCATCTTTTCTTGATAATATATTTTCAATAATCAATAATCCAAATATTCCTGAATATGGTTTTTTATATGTTAATAATAATTTTGCATCTTTTAAATTATTAATATCTTTTTCTATATCATTTATTATTAAAGGAATATATTTATATGTATCAAATATATTTAACATCCTTTTAATAAATTTACAATCATTTAAAATATAAATATATTCTTTTCTCATTGAACTACATATTAATTTTATATACTTATAAAATCAATTTTTATAATTAATTAATTAATCAATACTTTTATACCTTCATATTCCCAATAATTTTTTGAAGATGATAACTTTTCTTTAATTAAATCAAAATATTTTTTTGTATAATCTTTACTAGAACTATTAATTAATTTAAATAATTCTATTTTTTTCTTTAACATTTTTATACCTTCTGTTTTTGTATAAAGATTTAAATCTAAAATTGTTAATGGTTTTGATTTTATAATAATTATATTATCTAATTGATTACCTGAATAATTATTGTATAACCATTTTTTTATTGATTGAAAATTTAAAATTGATTTTAATTCTTTTCTTTCTATTTGATCATCTTTAATTGGTTTAATTTTTTTTTCATTATATCTATCTAATGTGTTTCTATTTAAAAATATTGATCCTAATCTTACTTTAGAATTCGTATCATCAAATATAAAAATTTTTCTATTATCATTTGGCATACTTAAAGCTAATGGATGAATAGTTTGATAGAATAATAATTGAATACGATAATATTCATAATCAGCAAATATTCCTAATTCATATAATCTTTCTTGATATACTTTCTCTTGATAAACATTAAATAATATACTTTTTAAAACCATACCCATTAAATTAAATTCTTTTTTAAAAAATAAATTTTCTTTAAGTTGTTTAGTTAATTTAGTTTTAGATTTTGATGATTCATTAACTACTAAAATTATATATACATTTGGAAAAACTTTTATATATTCTGACAATAAATAATCTAATATAACTGTGTCATCTATTTTTTTTAATATATCATTTATATTTATTATTGATGATAAATTCATACCTGCTAAAATATTTGTTTTATTTTTAAGATATTCTATAAAAGAACTTATTGAATAATCATTTATTAAATATACCAAATTATCTGAATTATATTCTCTTGATAAATCTAAATGATAATAATCTAAATTTTTTTTTACTGATAATCCATATAATTCTTTTATTTGATCTTTTTTTATTTCTTGATTTTTCTCTCTTTCTTCTACTATAAATCTACTTAATGGAGCCAAATAATATTTCAATAAATCTTTTGCTTCACTTAAACATTTGTAATTTTCAATTTCAGGATAATCATTTAATATATTTCTAAAATACATAAACCATAATTTAAAATGTTGCCATTTAATTCTTACTTCTATTGGAATTGAACTCTTTAAAATAAAAGGTTTATTTGTATTATATTGAATACCATATGCATCTTCATAATCATTTGATTTTAATATTAAAGGATCTATTAAATTAAAATCTTTATAAAACTCTTCTAATAAATAAACAAAAGGTTTTGTTATATCTTCATTTATTGATTCCGATTTTACTAATAATTTTTCAAAATCACTTAAACTTGGTTTTAATAATATTATTCCAGTTGATAATACATTAGATATATATTGACCTGCTGCTACTTTATAACTAAAAATTTTATTTGGATGAGATATTATTATACTATCCACATCAATTAAGGCTATCTTTTCATATTCTGTTAATTTTAACCCTTGAATTTTTGTAATTAAATACTTTTGTGTAACATCCCTATTCTTTATAACAATTTTTTCTACTTTTATTATCTTATCATAAAATATTTTTAATAAATTTATTGTATCTTCACTTATATTTTCATCTATCATCATTACTAAATCTGCTAAACAACCTATCTTTTTTAATGATTCTGCTAAAACAATTGAAGCAGGTGCATATTTTTCATTTATCATTAATAACATTACATATGCATATTTCCTGCTACCGTCTTTATTTATCATTGAATCAATATTCATTTTTTTCTATTTATTATATAATAAATAAATATTATATTAAAAAATTAATATATTTAGTACTTTTTTTTCCCAATTTTTATCGGAAGTATTTTTATTTCCTTTGATTTTTCATTTGATTTTATATTAACAACATTCGAAGATTTTAATATACTTTCTAAATTTTCACCAAAATCTATTTCATCTATACGGATAGTTTCCATAATATTATCATCACTATTTTTTTCAGATTTTAATTCATTTATAGACTTTATTATTTTTAAATCTGAATTTGATTTGGTATTAACATCATTTACAATATAACTATCAATATTTTCTTCTTGATCGTTAACTTTATCAATTGATTCATTTTTATTATTTATTAATAAATCAAGCTCATTTGATATATTCATTTGATATTGATTTGATTGTTCCATGTTTAAACTATAATTTATAGAAGAGTTATCTAATAAACTTGATTTATTAAAATCATTATTTTTTATATGTAACTCCTTATCATTTAATAATTTAACTTCTTCATTTAATTCAATATATTCATTTAACATACTTGTTTTATATTTTTTATTATTCATTATATTTAAATAATCATGATTTATTATCAATTCATTATCTCTTTTTTCAATATTTGTTTCATCAATTTGAGGTGTAATATTACTAATTTCTTTATTATTTATATTAATCAAATTTGTTTTTGGTATAATAGTATTGCTATCTAAAGTAATATTGCTATCTAAAGTAATATTGCTATCTAAATTAATATTTTTCTTTTCTAAATAACTTTTAAAATCTTTTTCACATAAAGAATATAATATGCTAGTAAATAATGATATTGTTATAAAATTAAATTTAATAAATGGAACTAAAAAATAATAAATAATAAAATCTTTTATTTTAATATTTTTTTTTAAATAATTAATTAAATTTACATTATGAAAATAATTAAGTTTTTGATAACTATCTAAATATCTATATATATGATAAAAATTATAATAATAATTTGTTAAAAAACTACCTGCAAATATAAAAAGTCCAATAAATACTGAAAAATATATATCATTTATCATTTAAAAATTATATTTATTAAATATATTTATCCTTTAAAATTATATTTAATTAAAATTATACTTGAATTTTATAATTCAATATTCCATTTTAAATCAACTTTCATCTTATTTGCCCAAACCATATTTATTTTATTTCTATTGGCTTCGAATATTTCCAACATTATCATATGATCTTCTGATAATTTTAATCCTGAATTATTTGTTAAATTTTTTAATCTTAATTCTTGTAATTTTTTTTGTGATTCTTCATCTAAATATATTTTTTTATAATTTTGTTGTGATTTACATTCTTTTAAATTATCTAATCTATTTTCATCTAATTTTTCCTCTAATTTTTCCTCTGATTTTTCTTCTAATTTTTCATCCGATTTTTCTTCCGATGAAAAATCAGATTCTGAACTAAATTTACTCCAATTAATTTCTCTATATGAATCATTTAATTTTAGGTCTAGATTATCATCTAATAATCCTTGTTTCTTTTTATTATTAAAATCTTTAATACTTTTAGAAATAATTTCAATATCATCAGAATCATAAGGATCTACTTCTGTTGACTCTAAACCAAGTGTTTTTAATAATACATCATTTGATTTGTATGATTCAATTGAATCAAAAGATATAGATCGTGTTTTTTTTGAAATAATATTAACAGATATATTTGAATCATCATCAGATTCAATTTTATTATCCGTTATATTATGTTTTTGTTCATCATAATACAATGTTTCAATTTTATTTAAAATTGGTGCAAATAAATCATCAGTTTCAGATATTAAATTATCTTGTAAATCTAAATATGATAATTCATCAGGTATATTATTAATATCAAATGTTTTTAATCTATTATTATTTAAATCTAATTTTATAATATTTTTGGGGATATTTGGTAAAACCTTTAATTTATTTTCACTTAAATTTAATATTATTATTGTATCTGGTAATTCACATATATCTTTTATTCTATTTGAACATAAATTTAAATCTTTAATTTCTTGTGGTAAATGTGTAATTTCAATTAATTTATTTGATGATAAATTAAGTTTATTAACAAAACATTCTATAAAATTTATTTCTTTTAGTGAATTATTTGATATAATTAATTCATTAATATTACAACAAATTAAAGTTATTTCTTCAATTAAATTATCAGTTAAATCAAGTTTTTCACAAGTTAAATTAGCTATTTCATATATTTCTAATCCATTATTTCCTATATTTATTATACCCCATTCTCTTGTTCCAAAATTTATTTCTTGAACTTCATTATTATATAAATTTACATGTTTTATTTGTTCAGGTAATTTATATAATTCTGCAAATTTAATCTGATTATCTTGCAGATCTAATATGTTATATGATTTATTTTCTGTAGGTATTTTTGAGATAACCTCACCTATTGAGGTTATACTTTTATTTTTAAGATTAAACATTTTAGTATAATTTTATTTATTAATATTATAATTATATATCAATTTTTATTGTTTTATACCTTCCAAAGCTTTTTTTAAAAATTCTAAAATTATCATATTTTGATCATTAGTTAATACTATATTCCTATTTTTTAACATTTCTTCTAAAGAAATTATTTTTTTAAAGCCATCTTCTATATATTTAAAAAAATTTGAAACTTCAGGATCATTAACATTTAAACCTAATTCGCTATATGTTTTTTTAAGCAATTCAGGAGCTTTTTCTAATAATTTTTTTGTTGCAACGATGAATTTAATTGTTCTTGCAAAACCTTCAATTGTGTTTTTATCATTTTTTAATTTATTACCTGAAGTATCTATTAAATCAACTTTCTTTAATATTTCATCCATTAATTTATTCACTGAATTATCTGAAATTGACTCTTTTATAGATTTTGATACTTGTTTAAACAAATCATCTATTGATTCAGTTTTTTCTATATTTTTATTTATTGTTTCTTCAGTTGGCTTTTTTAATCTTTCACTAACTATTTTATTAATTCTTTGTTGATCATAATTAATTTTATGCCAAAGTGTTGAACCTAAGTACATTAAATCATTTGTTTTAAAATTATATCCAGGTTGAATCATTTGATTTAGACCTAAAGGTAAATACATTGGTAAACCTATTCCTCTTGGAATTCTATAATTTATTGTTGTAGCATATGGAATATTTATTATATTCATTTAATTATTTATATAATTATTATCAACATAATAATTATTTTTATAATAATAATTTATTTTAATAAATCATTAATTTGATTTGCTGTCTTACTATAATAGTCTATCAAATCTTCAGGTAATTTATATCCTTCGTATTCTCGATAGAGTATTTTAATATTTTCATCTAAATTATTAACTAAATCAAAAGTTGGTTTTAATAATTCAATATATTTATTTATTTTTTCTAACTGTTCACTCGATTCTTCAATTATTTTATTAATTTCTTCAAGATTACCACCAGTTTGACTAATTGTATTATTTTTTATATTATTATTTAATAAAGTTAGATATTGAAGATATTTTCTTGCATATATAAGCTTTGTTTCACAAGATTTTTCTTTATTAAATTTATGATTATATTTATTTATTTTATATCTATTTTTATCGTTCATTTAATAAAATAAACAAATAAAAATTTTTAATTTATATATTTATTTATTGTTTTATTTCCTATATTCAGGTTATAAATATAATTTTCTACTTTATCATATCTATTTAAAAAATATTCTTTTCCATCTATATTTAAAGTAAATAAATATCTATAAGAATTATTTTCTGCTTTTCCTTGTACACCAAATTTACAATAATAATATTTAATTTCAAATGATATATTATTACTCATCTTTTTATTATTATTATTAAATATTTCAAAAGTTATTTTGAAACTTGAAGGTTTATCATCACCTAATTTTTTAATATCAAAATCCCAATGATCTTTTTCACCTTCTTTATTACATCTATCATAAATTTTTTCATTAAAACTTTCTTCATATTGTAAATTTATTTTAAATTTAAATTCTTGATTATTTTCATCAATTGAAATATCAATACTTGTAATTTTATTATTATCAGGTGTTGGAGATAAATTTACTTCTAAACAATCATTATCTTTTATACACAAATATATTTTATTTTGTAATATTGATTTTAACCAATCGTTAATTATATTATTATCAATACTTGAAGCATTATTACCTGAATTTTTAACAATCATTTCAAATAAAGTAAAACAGATATTCAAATATAATAATTCTCCTAAAATATATGTTAAATAAATATTTATTATTGGTTCATTAAAATTATTGTAATTCAATTTGTATAATCCAATATTTGTATCTTCAATAACTTTTTTTGATTTAGTATTTGAAAGCCAACCTTTAATCTCTACTTTTATTTCATCAAATTTTATTTTTTCAATTAATGTTGAATATATAAAATTAAGATTTTCATTATCACTTAAAATATTTGGATTATCAGTATATAATTGTTTAGATTCTTTTTTTTCAACCAATAACTCTTTTATACTTTGAATCTCATTTATAAATTTATTAATAATTTCAGTATTATTATCATTTATTAATTTAATTTGTTTTTCATCAGCCTTAAATTTTATATTTTGTTTAATCACATCAATATTTTGATTTATTAATTGAATTGTTTCATTAACTTGGTTTATATTCATATAATTATATTTAACTAATAAAATTATATATTTAATAAATAAAAATTTAAGCAGATACGGAAGTTGGTGGGATACCTAATGTAGTCATTAGTCCTTGTAAACTTGTTTGAATACCTGCTAAACTAGTATTAATACCAGTTAATGCATTATCAACAGCTGTGGTTTTTTCTTCTTCTGCTACACCTAATTGTTTTTTAACTGCTTCAAATTCTTCCTGAAGATCTTTATAAATTTTACTATTTTCACCACCTTGATCTTTAAGTTGTTTTAAAATAGCTGCTAGATTTTCTGCTGCACCTTTAATTAATAAATTATTATCATTATCTAATGTTTCAACAGCTGATAAAATATTACCTGCATCTGCTGTTAAAGCATCTGTTAAACTTTTATATTCTGCAATTCCCTTCACTTCTGGTGAATTTGAAATTTTTTCTATAATATTAGAAATTTCTTTAATTGTATTATTAACATCTTCAGTAATTGTACCACCAGTCATTACATGATATTTAAGATGATCAAAATAATTAGAAATTTTTGTAACATTTTGTTGATTACAGGCTTTATTCATTCTGTAATAATATTTAGAGATTTTGTTTTTTTGTTGTTCAGTATATCCCATGAGTTAATTTATATAATAATAATTTATATAAAATTTTATGTAAAAATAAAAATTCTTCTATATATTCAAATATATTACTAATTAAAAATATTTTTATTTAGAGTTGAATTTCTTTAATTTTGATTTGACTAATAAAATCAAATTATCAAATAGTTCATTATAAATATCATCAAAAGTAGTATTTTCTTTTATATTAAAAAACTTATTTATCTTTACTTTATTTTTTATTTCATCATATATTGGATTAAATATTTTTGTAAAATATAATGAAATCTTAGAATCATCAGATTCATACGGTAATAATTTTTTTTCAATTAATTTATCCTTACATAAATTCAAATTCATAGATACAAAATAAACTACATCAGCTGTCCACTTGATTTTCTCAAAATCTAAATAATTTCCATATATTATAACCCCTTTTCTTTTAAGTCTCCTTATATCATCGTTTAATTTATCCCAATCATAATTATCAGGATGTTCATATAATTTAAATTTTACACCATCAACTTCTTTATCTATATATTTATCCTGAATTAAATAATCTGAAATATTTATTATTGGTAAGCCTAAATCTACCACTAATTCTTTAGCTAATTCTGATTTAGATGTACATGGTAAACCCATTACCAATATTATAAATTGTTTATTTTTTTTTATTAATTCATCTAATATTGTATATTCTGGTTCTTCTATTTCAGAATATTTATTTACTTCTTCCACAACCACATCTTCTTCTAAGACAGGTTCTTCTAATACTTCTCCAACAGGTTCTTCTAATACTTCTTCAACAGGTTCTTCTATTGAAGATTCTTCAAGTTCTTCTATTGTCGATTGACTTTCTTCTGTTTCCTCATATATTTCATCTTCTATTTCATCATCTTCTGCTGAACCAAATTGTTTTATATAATTTGATTTTTTAATATATTTTGAATTATTATTACGAATATTTGAATAAATCATTTTTATATTATATATTTATATAATATAAATGAGTTTAATAAATGACAGTATATTATTATTGATAAATGTTCTGCATTTAATAGTAATTATTTTTGTAGTTGGTGCACCCTTTTCAGGATCAAATTATTTATTATTTATGCATGTTATAATTATTCCTTTTATAATGTTACATTGGGTATTAAATAATAATACATGCAGTTTAACTTTGGCAGAAAGATTTATAAGAGAAAAAACTTATGGAGTCAAAACAAATGATAATGAATGTTTTACTTATCAATTTATCGCACCAATATATGATTTTAATAAAAATCATGAATCATTTTCATACTTTATATATGTAGCTACATTTGCATTATGGTCTATATCTGTTTATAATATTTTTGATAAAATTAAATCAGGTGAAATAAATTCTTTTTTAGAATTAAGCAAAATATAAATAGTTGAAATTTATTCACAGATATAGTTGAAATTTATTCACAGATATAGTTGAAATTTATTCACAGATATAGTTGAAATTTATTCACAGATATAGTTGAAATTTATTCACAGATATAGTTGAAATTTATTCACAGATACTACTAGTTGAGGTAGATTTTATACCTATTTCTTTCATTTTATTTTTTAATTTGTTTCCAGAACTAACATTTCCACCATTTTGAGATGATTTCTTAAATATATTAGTATCTAAGCTATCAGATAATTTTAATTCAGTTGAATCAATCGCATCAGATAATTCTTTACCAATTTTAAATCCACCTTTTAAACCTAAATTAGATGTAGCAGAATACATATCTGAATTATTTCTAACATTAAAACCACCATTTATAGACATATTTGGGTTATATGATGATGTTTTTGAATATACTATGTTATTTTCATGAAAAGATGATGTTTCTGAATAAATACCACCCTTCATATTTTTAATTGGATTAACAGATGTTTCTGAATACATGTCGGTATTAAAATTGCGATTTTTGTTATTTTTAGATTTTAATGAATTCATTGACATATTAAATGATGATGTATCTGAAAGAAAACTACCACCATCCATTTTTTTAATAGAATTGAGTGATGTTGCTGAGTATATATCTGAATTTAAATGTTTAGATGACTTTCTAGAAGAATACATTACAGAAGATGTATCTGAAAAGAAACCAGCACCTTGTTGTTCAGTTGCTTTTAATGTTGATGAAGCATCTGTTGGTACTTCAGCTACTTTTGATTCTGGTTCATTTTTTAATACAGTTTTTGGTTCAGCAACTGCAGTTGCACTAGAAGCTACACCAATTGGAAGTGCGTTTTTAATTAATACTGGACTAATTTCCTTAACTTCTGAAACTTTAACTTCTTCACCATTTTTATTTTTAAATTTTAAACCATCGTTTATATCAAATGACATAAATTTTAAATCTCCAATTTCTAAAGCTGTTAAAAAATTTAAAACTTCCATTAATTGATTTTTTTTATTTTCATTTTCATTTTCATCTTTTTTTTCATTTTCCATTTTTTGATTATATTACTATATATATAAAATATTTTATATAAATATTTCAAAAATTAAATTATTTTTCCTTATTTTTTAATTCATTGATTTTATCAACTAATTTAAATTTTTGTATTTTTAAATCAGCCATTTCTTTTTTTATTTTTTCTTCAATTACAACTGTCTTTGCTACAGCTAAATCTTTTTTTAATCTATTTTCTTTACCTAAAAATCCCATTAAATCCATTTGTAATTTTTTTAATGTTACTGCACCTTCTTTTTCTCTTCTTTTTGCTTCTATTAATCTTGAGTCTATTTTCTTTATTCCATAATAATTAACTTTTCCTGCATTCAAACATTCTTCCATTGATCCTAATCTAAAATTTTTAGGTAATGGTTGCTCTATTCCACAATATATTTTTAATTTTTTAGGCTTCTTTTTCGAATCTTTTTTAGAAGTTTTTTTACTATTTTTTTTTAAAGTTTTTTCCTTAGTTACTTTATCATCTTTTGAATTATTTGTACTTGTTTTAGGCATTATATATATAAATTTATAATAAAAATAATTTAATTATAAATAATTATTCAGTTTATCATATTTATAAGAACTAAATTTTTAATATCAATTAATTCTTTATGTAACAAGTAATAACTTTTCATATCATCAGTATCTGATATAATTTTAATCATCATTGATTTTTGAAAAATACGATCAAATTTGTTTGCTAATTCTTCTGACAAATTAGCTTTTAAATTATTTTTTATTTCTAACGCTAATTTAACCATATTATCTGAATTATCTATTAAAATATTATTACTAACATCTAAATATTCTATAATTATTTTAATTGACTTTAATAAATCAAATTGTTTTACTTCATTCTTACTTGATTCAGATTCTATTTCTTCATGAATACTTGTAACATCTAATCCATCTATTTTATTTAAATCTAAAGATAATTCTGCAGATTTATCTGATGTATATATTTGAGGCTGGTTATCAAAATCCAAATTTTCTGAACAATTCGAAATATTTTGTGCAATCATTTGTGTAATATTCATATTTTTATCATCAGATGAATTTATTGAATCAGTTTTAGTAGTATTTAGTTTTTCATTTGAAAAATCTAAATCAGTTTTAGTATTTAGTTTTTCATTTGAAAAATCTAAATCAGTTTTAGTATTTAGTTTTTCATTTGAAAAATCTAAATCAGTTTTAGTAGTATTTAGTTTTTCATTTGAAAAATCTAAATCAGTTTTAGTAGTATTTAGTTTTTCATTTGAAAAATCTAAATCAGTTTTAGTAGTATTTAGTTTTTCATTTAAATTTTTTATTAATAATTTATCTTTTAAATGAATAATTGAAAAATCAGAATTAAAATCAACACAATCAGAATCTAATTGTGATACAAAAATTGATTTATTGGTAGATGTATTTGATTTTAAATCATTATTTACTGATTTATTGTTTAATTTAATTTTTTTATCATCAAGAATATTATTTTTTTTTAATTTTGAATTTATATAAATATCAGATCTAGGAGAATCATCTGTATATTTAAAATAAAATTTTTTATTATTATTTTTTATATGGTTAAAACGATTTAGTTCATATTTATCATTAGTTGATTGTAATTTAAAATTATTTTCATTTAAACTATATTTATCAAATAATTCATTAACAACTTCATTATCAGAAATACTATTTAATATATATTGTTTATCAATTTGACAATTTATACCTAAATTAGATTCTGCTTTTTCTAATTTATCAATACAATTAACTAATTGTTTATTAATATCATTTTTTGCAATTTTAATTAATAATTTATTAGAATTTACAGAGTTATTAGAGTTTACAGAATTATTTGATTTTAGAGTTTGAAGACTATTTTTAGATGTATTATCATTATAATTTTTATTAAAGTTTGAAGCAAATTCCTTTAGTATAAAAATTAATGTTTCTATTGATAAATTAGAAATAGTTTTAACTTTAATTCTACAATTACATTCTTGTAGATGATTCTTATCTTTATTTTTAATATTTTTTTCATTACATTTATTAAAATAGAATAATTTTCCAGTAATAAAAAAATCCATAATAGTTTGTGTCTGAGCACCCGAATATTTATAATCAAAATAATTATAATCAAGATTAATAAAATTTATAAAAAGTTTTTCTGATTTTAAGCAATTAAAAATTAATTTTTGTTTGTAATTTTTTTTAAAATAATTTCTAAAATCTTCATATGTATCAATATTATATTTTTCTTTAATATATTCATCATTATATTTAAAATAATTATTTGTAAATAATAGTAATTTAACTAATTGATTTGATAAATCACCTGAATTAAAATTTACATTATAAATAAAATTATTCTTATACTCACTCATTATATATATTATTAAATATAATGATTTTTCAAATTAAACCAATTTATACTTCTAAATATGGATCAGTATGATTATATTCTATTTCTGGATCAGAAATAATCTTACACATAGCATTAAGTTTTTCAATAAACTCTAACATATGTTTATCTTGTGATAACATAATTTTTATATACAAACTTAATTTGTTATTTTCCTCATAATCTAATGTATTATCTGGATCAAATATATCTTCTGATTTATTTTCTTCTAACTCATTTGAATTATTATCTTCTAATTTATTTGAATTATTATTTTCCTCTGATTCATCAGAGTTAAGTATTTGAGATAATTTTTTTTCTGAATTTATACTAGTTTTAACATTAGTATATGTTTTTGGAAACAATTTAGATAAACTTTCATTATCAGAATCAATTGTATTATAATTAAACTTCATTTCATTCCCATAATCATATCCATAATCATATCCTATAATATCTATTTCATCATTAAATTTAACTTTTTCTTTTACTTTTATCTCTTCTTGAATTTCTTTAGATTTAGTAACATTTTCTTTTATCTCTAAAGTTTTGTGTGCTTTAAACTTTCTAAATAATAAAGAATTTATATCTGAATAACTATCAAGATTTTCATTAATTTTTTCTATATATTCAGTAACAAGTTTATCTGTTGGATCAATTAGTTTTCTTATAAATTTAATTAAATAAAATTTAAATGTATTTACAATTTGATTATAACCAATATTATTTTGTATATAATAATAAATTTTGTTTTTAATACAAAAATCAATTAAATTATCTAATAATTTATTTATTGAGTTAATTTTTTCTTCAAGATTAACTGAATCATTTTCAATTTCTAATATTTTTTTAATAAAATTATCAATTAAAATATTTATTCTAGACTTCATTATTTTAATTATATAAAAAAAAATATTTTTTTGATCCTGTTATTTTGAAATAGGATATTCACTGACACTAATTATATCTTGATATAATTTTTTATATTCTATAGTATTAGGATCTTTTTTTCTTAATTCTTCCATCTTTTCTAAAACTGTTCCTTTATAATAAATATCATTTTTAAATAAAGTATGTAATTCATCATTATTCAATATAAAATTATATAATTTATTTTTATTTTCTAAATCAGGATACATAATTTTATTTTTAAGCGGAAATAATAATGGTGATAATATTTTAATAGGATAATTTTGGATTATAATATTCATCTTATAATCTAATTCATTCATTAAGTAATCAATACATTGATCTCTTAAAAATAAATTTCCATTATTATTAAAATGTTTATGATACCAGATCAAACTATATCCTAAATATATATTAGATAGAATATCCGACATATTACCAGAAATCATTTGTTTTGATTTAATTGTCCCTCCCATAATTGCTATAAAATTTGCTAATACACTAAATTTTAATGTAGCTATTTCTAATCTTTTTTGAGATTTGTGTTTATTTAAAATAATTAGAGGATTTAATAAACATAAATAATTAATAATTAATTCCGATACCAATTTATTAAAATTATTTTTAAATTGATGTAAATTATCATCTTGAATACTTTGAAAAATAGGGAAAATATATGGATGACTTTTGTTTAATCCTTGACCAAAAATGATTAATCCACGTGTTAATGTATTCGAACCCTCAACAGTGATACCTACAGGTGATGAGTTATAAAAATTTGTTAAAAAATTATTTTCACCAATACAAATTGCACTTCCAGAATAAATATCCATACCATGATTTAATACAATTCTTGCTCTTTCAGTTGTTTGTTGTTTCATTATTGCAGTAATAACTGATGGTGTTGATCCACAATCTAAAATATGATTTGTTAATTTAACTGATGTATGAATTATCCATGTATTTAGATACATATCAATAAATTTTTCTTTGACTGCTTCCATATTACCAATATTCATATTAAATTGTTTTCTTAAATTTATATAATTCATTATAGAATGAGTTATAAATTTAGAAGAACCATTTGCAGTTGCTGGTAAACTAACACCACGACCAACAGCTAAACATTCCATTAACATTTTCCAACCTTCACCTATTTTATCAGGACCACCTATTACTTGTTCTGGATCAATAAAAATAGTACCTTTTATAGTACCATTTGGAAAACCAGCATTATTTGGATTATGAAATGTTTTTTCTAATAATCCTTTTTCTGAACTTTCGATTAAAGCCAATGTAATTCCATCCTTACAATTTGCTAATATTCCATTTGGATCATTTAATCTAAATGCAATACCCATCAAATTTGCAACTGGAGCTAGTGTTATATAACGTTTATTTAGAATAATACGTATTTTTATTTTATCACCTATTTTTTCAACATAACCATTATCTATGTTTCCAACAGCGTCACTACCATTATTTGGACCAGTTAAGCCAAAACAAGGAATAAATTTTCCATTTGCTAGCTTTGGTAAAAAATAATTTTTTTGTTCATCTGTTCCATAATGTTGAATTAATTCAGCAGGTCCTAAAGAGTTAGGAACCATGGTTACAACACCTAAAGAGGGATTATAAGAAGATATTTTAGATAATATCCTAGATTGTATTTCTATAGGTAATCGATTACCACCATATTTTTTATCTATAATCATACTTAAAAATCCTTTATTTCCTAAATAAGACATAATATTATGTATATTATTATTTGGATAAATTGAATTAGGACCAGTTAAAACTAATAAGTCATCTATTTCTTTTTTCATAACCGATTCTATTGGGTTTTGTATAGATTTATATAATTTATTATAATTAACACGACCTTTGAATATTTCACGATCAATTGATACACCACCAGATTTTAATGCTATGATCTCGGTTTCACTAATCTTTGGTATGATTTGTTTTATATGATTGAATATATAACGATACATTTGTAATATATATATAATAATAAAAAAAATTTTATTTTCTTAAACTCATCTTAATTTTTTTAAGACGATATAAAAATTCTAATTTCTCTCAAACCCGTCTGAAAAAATACACTTTTTTAAATTTTTATGGTCTGAACCTAGTATTGAGACGATAAAAAAATTATAATTTCTCTCAAACCCGTCTGAAAAAATACACTTTTTTATATTTTTATGGTCTGAACCTAGTATTGAGACCATAAAAAAATTCTAATTTCTCTCAAACCCGTCTGAAAAAATACACTTTTTTATATTTTTATGGTCTGAACCTAGTATTGAGACCATAAAAAAATTCTAATTTCTCTCAAACCCGTCTGAAAAAATACACTTTTTTAAATTTTTATGGTCTGAACCTAGTATTGAGATGATAAAAAAATTCTAATTTCTCTCAAACCCGTCTGAAAAAATACACTTTTATAGATTTTTATGGTCTGAACCTAGTATTGAGACGATAAAAAAATTCTAATTTCTCTCAAACCCGTCTGAAAAAATACACTTTTTTAAATTTTTATGGTCTTGGCCCGATTTTTAAGATGATAAAAAAAATATTAATTATTATATCATCTATTATCATCTCAAATATTATAAATATCTGTCTTAAAAATACAATATCATCTGAAATTAATTATTATATTTTTTATTTTAAATATCAATATTTTTAAGACCTAATCTGATCTTAATTTAAAATATTTTTTTTTATTTTAGATCTAATTTTTTTTTTTTTTTTTTTTATTTTTTTTTTATTTTTTAAAAATATGAAAAAAAAAATTTTTTTATTTTTTTATTTTTTTTTAATACTCCAACACACACAAATTATTTTTTATTTTTTATGCGATCCTTTATAAAAGTATATAAGTGTACTTAAAATGCATAATTTATATTTTAAAAAGTGATACAGTTAACCAATTTACTAAATCCAAAAATGGATTAAAAATAGTAAAAAAATAGTAAAAATAGTAAAAAAATATTAAATTATAAATATATATAAATATATATAAGATGACAAAATTTAATTGTGAAATATGTAAGAAAGAATTTTCAAAAAAACAACATTTAGAAAATCATAAGAACAAAAAGAATCCTTGCAAAGAAAATAATATTTTAATCCATTTAAATCCAAATAATCCAGAAAAAATAGAAAAAAATAGTAATAAATGTATATATTGTGGGAAAATATTTTTTAATAATGCAAATTTGAACAAACATTTGCGAAATAATAGTTGTAAAATTAAAAAACAGGATAATGAAAATAAAGAAAATATATTTAAATTATTGTTAGAAAAGGAAAAGATAATTTTAGAGCAGAATAAACAGTTAAATGAACAGAATAACAAGATGAATTTATTAGAAAAACAAATGTTTGATTTAACGAATCAGATAAAAGAGTTATGTAAAAGACAGATAAATATAAATAATGGTACAATAAATAATAATATTCAAAATAATTATATAATATCTCAAGAGAAATTATGTAAATTTGGAACTGAAAAATTAGAAAAAATAGATCATAAATTATTTTCAAATGTTATAAAACAAATAGGAAAAGATATTTTTACAGAATGTGCTAAAAATATATATGATGATTCGAATAATCCTCAAAATAAAACGATGTATATATCTGATTTATCAAGAGAAAAGTGTATGATATGGTCTGGACAAGATTGGGATTTAACAAATATGAATAAAGCTATGATAACAGTACAAAACCAGATACAAAAATATTTTTTGTATAATGAGGATAAGTATGAAAAGTTAAAAGATCCTAAAGTAAAGAAAGATTTTGATAATAGAATAAAAAAATATTATAAAATTTATTATGAAGAATTTGAAGATAATGAATTTGAACCAAGTAAAGAACGTATAGAAAATTTTCAAAAATCAGTAAATGATGATCTTATTAAATTTTTTTATAATATACGGAATGATATTAAAAATAATTTTGATCAAATAAGAAAAAAATATATCAAAACAAATTCTATAAATTTTATAGAATCTATAAATTCATAAAATAAGGTTACTTATTCATAATATTTATAAACATAATAAATTATCGAAGAAATACTTAGAGTAATTAAAGATAGTTTAGCAATATTTGACATATAATCCCAATAGTTAATAATTGTATATATTAATAAAATAATGCCACCAATATTTATACTCCATTTTAATATCCAATTTGGCGTTTTGGTTTCTGGAGATTTATTTTCAGATAATTTCATATATACTAAAATCATACCAACTATACTAAGTAAATATATTACAGCAACATAAACACTAACTTGTGTATCAGGTTCATCATAGCCAGAGCTAATTATTTCAGCAATTTTTGTAACCATAAGGATATAGAGAGTTGATATTATACCAATTAATATTATATTTAAACCACTTAATCTAGGATCAGATTTTTTCATATCAATATAAATATTATATACAATTTTTTTTCATTTTAGAATCAAATTATTTATTATTAGAGGATAAATTTAGTAAAATAAATTCATCAAGAAAATTAATAATTTCTTCTAAAGTATCTGAATTAATTTTAAGTTCTATAATAGAATAATTAATTTTATTTTTATAATCAATATATTTATCAAAAAATTCAAAACGGGTATGTTCATCCAACTTTATATTTAAATCTTCAATTTTTAAATATGTAAAAAATATATTTGAATAATATTCAGACATTTTAAGTAAATTTGGATCTTTAATATCACCTGAACCAATAAATTTAGCAGTTATAAGTAATATATAAAAAAATTTTTTTAATACATTATCAACCCAACATATATAACATTTTTTATTACAATATATTGAATTTAATTTTATACATTTATTATCAGATTGATAAAATTCACATGATGCAATAGAATTTGGTGAAGAAGAATTAGATTTTATTTTATTACTTGAATTATTAGACAGTGTGCAATTTATATTATCTTCATTATGTTTTTCTGAAAATTCTACTAATTCAGTAAGAAATTTTTCTATTTCAATAATATATTTACAAAAATTGTGATTTATTTTATTTTTACATAAATTTGTATCACTAACTCTAGAATTTAAATAATCAATGTTATTAGCAACTGATGTCCAAAAATGATTAATATCTTTGTTAGTTATGATTTCTTTTTTTATTAATTTTTTTTTAATTTTAATAAATAAATTAATAAGACTATATGCAATATAGTATCCATGAATAGATATTTTATTACCTTTACAATATCTATTCATTTCTGTAAGAAATAATATTCCAATTAAATAATCTATATTAGTAATTTTATTAATATTAATAATATTTGTAGTTTGACATTGAATAAATTTAATAATATTATCTTTATAAAGATTAATTTTATTATAATTTTTCATTTCTATAAAAATATTTATTTTAAATTAAAATAAAAATAAACATATGTATTATAAAATTATATTAGTAGTTCTAGTGAATTTGATGATCGAGTAATTGCTGTATAAAGACATTTAGATGTTTCATCAACGTTATTATTTTCTAAAATATCTGAAATATCGATAAAAACATTTTTAAAAGTAGAACCTTGAGATTTATGTACTGTTATTGAATAACCATAATTAAGTTGAGCAAATTTATCAATAACATTTGTTTGCCAATCTTTATATAATTTATTTAATTTTTTATCAACTTCAGCTTGTAAGTTACATTTTGTCATATTATCTTTTTTTAATTGATCTATATTTTTATAACAAGTTTTTCTTAGTTTAATAACAATTTCTTCAAAAGATTCATTTATTTCTAAAAATTTTCTTTCAGATTTAGGATGAATTGTATATATTGTATGTATTTGTGCGTTTGCTTCATTCATTTTAACTTCATTTATTCTTTTAACTTGTAATGTATATGTATCTAATTCTTGATCAATAATATTATTAATAGTTTGAATTTTTTGTTTAAATTTATCATTAAGATCAGAAGTTAATATTGTATTTATTTTAAAAATAATAGGATCTAATTTATATTTAGTTTTTTCTATTTGAATTAATTTAACTTGTTCTGATGTATAAAAGCTAACATAATTATTTTTTATATTATTAAAATGTTCATTTTCATTATTAGAATCATCATTATTATCTTTAATTTTATATCTATGAAAATCATTAAAAATTAGTATTTCACCAATTTCATAGTGATCTAAATCTTTTTTATTAAATATTTTTTGTCTAACATATTGATTATAATTATTACATTTTTTATTTGTCCAAGTTAAAATAATGTTATTATCATATTTATCGTTATTATCTAAATATTTTTTTTCTGATCCATTAATTATTTTAATAAAATTATCAAGCCATTTAATATTTTCTTTATTTTGAGTTGAATAAATGTTAATTTGATCACAATTATATTTAAATACATTAGGAATATCATCATTTTTTTTAGACAGTATCCATTTACGATGATCGTTAGATAATTCCATTATTTCATTAATATTTGTTCTAATAATTTTATCTAAAATTAATTTTTTAATATCTCTGTTAAATATTTTGCTATCTGTTTGATTTACTGGTGGTAATTGTGCTGGATCACCTACATAAATAATTTTTACTTTTGAATTGGCTGGATTGGCTAGAATTTCTGTAATATCTGAAATAATTTGATTTGATAACATAGAACATTCATCTATTACAATTAAATCATAAATCATCCAATTAGGATTAACTTTACCTTTAGCAAAATATTTTTCACCAGAATTAGTATCAATGTAAGATTGATAATTTAGCAAACGATGAATTGTCATAATATTAATATTTTTAGATAATTCCTTTGAAGAATCAACGTTATCAAATAATTTTGATTTTGCAATATTAACTGCTTTATGAGTAGGTGCAGCAATAGTTATTTTTTTACATAATTTATTTTTGATAAGATCACTTATTAACTTTGTTACTAAAGTAGTTTTTCCTGTACCTGCATATCCAATTAATAAAATCTCATTTTTACTAGGATTTGTAACAAATTCAAGTAATTCATTTAATACTTTATTTTGATCTTCAGTCATTTCACAAGATGTGTTTAATTTAACAATATCTTTATCAAAATTCTCATTTTTATTTGAATCTAATTTATTCATAAGCATATTTAATTACTATTTATATATATAATCAATTTTTAATCTTAAATTTATTGCGATCACAATAAAATAATAAAAAATTTCGTATATAAATTATATGAGTAAATATTTAGAAAATAATATATGTGAATTTGAATTATTATTTGAAATAGATTATAAACAAAAAGTTAATATATTATCAGCATGTTTTTTTAAAATGAATAAACATTATAAAAATTTTAATATATATTTGGATGGATTAAAAAGATTAATTAAATTGTTGGAAGAGGAAAAAAATTATAAATTAAGAATTTTTATAGATTCACATATAAAAAATGATAAAGAAATATTTAGATTATTAAGTTCATCAAAAGTAGTTCAAATGGTATTATTTAAATGTTCAGATTATATACAAGATGATTATCATTTAGATGTATTTGGTGCATTAGTAAGATTATTTCCTTTATTTGATTTTCCAAATAATGATGCAAAAAATATAATAATAATTGATATTGATTTAAAAAAGGAAGACATAAAAAGTTTTAAAACTGTTCTAAATTATAAAACGGATTCAATTCAAATAATAGGAAAAGGTAGAGCAGAAGATTTGATGATTAAAAAACTAGAACCACATTTTTATTTAAATTTGTGTGCATTTTATAATAAAAAATATTCTTCAAAAATAATTACTGATTTTATAGAGCAAGCACCTAATATAAAAGATAAAGGTTTATATAGAAAAAGAGAAAAAACATTTGGATATGGAACAGATGAATTATTTTTGAATGATTATTTTATATATAAATCAGATTATACATCCAAAACAGAATTAGGAGTATTATTTGACTATGATATTAATTGGTTTTTATATCATTATAAAATAGATTTATTGATGTCAGAACCTCAAAAAACGAATACAAATTTAAGTTTTATATTAGAAGATTATAAAAAACCGAATAGTTCGATAGAACAAATGTTTGATACAATAGATAGAATAATTTACAAAGTAGATTCTTCAGATTTAAAAAAAATATTTGTTTCAAAAAAATTTTATATGTTGATAGACGAGTTGCTAAATAAAAATTCTGAATGGTTTGATATAAAAAATTTAAAGATAATTAATAAATATTATCATAATATTATCCAATGTACATCAATAGTATTTTTTGATAAAAAATTAAATGTAATTAATGTTAAAAACTATAATGTTAAAAATATCTAACCTCGCAGGCGAGTAAGGTTGCTGACAAAGTCAAGCTACCGATTAATCTAAAAGATATTCATTTATTTCCATACCACAATAATTTTTAGGATATTTTCTATAATCAATTGGTGTATAGATATTAATTTTTACACTTTCTATTAATAAAAATTTAAATATTTCACGAAATAAAGGTGTATGTCCAAATTCTGGACATCCTACATGAGCTAATTCATGTATAACAACATACATTAATGTGTTTAAATCATGAATTGTATTAATTAATTTTGCTCTTAGACAGAAAACTATTCTTTCACCCTTATTAACTGTATAAGAAGTATATTTTTCATCAGCACCAGTTTCCATAATAATAATAGATTTTGTTCTTGAAACTAAATCTTTTATATAATTAAGATTTTTAGGAAATTGATCTTTATTTTCTTGTAAATAATTAACTAATTTATAAATATTTTTTTTAATTTTTGCCAAAACATTTGCAGCTTGATTCTTATCTGGTAAATCTCTAACCCAATAATAAGAATTATCTAATTGAGATTTAGTCTTTATTAGATTATCATTTAAATAACTTGTTGAATATATAAAATATATAGAACAAAATATTAAAATTATTACAATGATTAATAAACACATTATATTTAATATTAATTAAAATATATTAATAAAATAATTATAAAAATTTGTATAAATATAAAAATTATATTTCATTACCATATATATTTTTTATAAATTAGTATAATATCAATAATATTATATATAAAAAGTTTTTTTATTTATATAATTATATATTATATAAATAATGGGTAATAGTAATTCTAATACAAAAGAAAAAGTAACTCCAGAAAATGCAGCAAAAAATATCAGTACAGTTATAGGTCCTCCTTGTGATACAACTAATAATACTACACCTACTATTGATCCAAATACAACTGTTCTAAATACAACTGATCCAACAAATGTTCCAACAAATGTTCCAACAAATGATCCAAATACAACTGATATAGGACCAGAAATAAATAAAGTCAAAAATGAACAATCGACTGAACAACTACCACCTCTTCCAAAAGTAAATACTAATGAATCTGTAGTTAATGTTGAACCTGTAGTTAATGTTGAACCTGAAGTTAATAAAGCTGATATGAATACTGAAACAACTGAAGTTAATACAACTGAAGTTAATACAACAGAAGAACCAAAAAAATCATCAAAAGGAGGACATAGACATAATTTAAGTTCAAATAGAAAACGTTATGCAAAGTATGATGTATTTGAAATGATAAAAAATATGGAAAATAAATTATCAGGTGGTAATAAAGACGAAGAGTTATCATTATCAGATGATAATGAAGCATTAGGTCACATTAAAAATGTTATTCTTAAACAATTAAATAAATTAGAAAATACTAAACAACATGGTGCAGGTAGTTGTGGATGTGATAAAAATAGTAATCCAAAGAAAGGAGGTGGTGGTCATCGTTCTTTTATTATAGGTTCATCATCAACATCTGATTCTTCATCTGATTCTTCAACTGATTCATCATATTCTACTTCAGATTCATCAGAGTATGGAATAAAGAAATCAAAGAAATTAAAGAAATCAAAGAAATCAAAGAAATCAAAGAAAAATAAATTTTTAGAATCAGCTTCATCAAAGTATATTTTAGATAGTTCTGAATCGGTAGAAGTAACTAGTAATAATGAAGCAAGTGAAGAAGGATTATCAATCTTTCCATTTAATTCTTCAGATGTAAAGTCAAGTGCTTCAGTTAAAAACTATAAAATGTTAAGAAGAAAAATATAAAAATTTTTTATAAAAATTTATAATTCAATAACTAATGAATTTTTTGAATTATTTTTACTACTTTTAATTCTTCGTTTAATTTCTTCATCAGATTTATCATCTGAAATATTTTTAATTTCATCAAGTTTTTCAATAACATCCTTAGAATTTGATTTATTTAATTTTTTTATTTTTGATTTATCAATATTTTCAAATAATAATTCTGATTCATTATTTACATCAGAATTATTATTTGTTCCAACATAATCCATAATTGATGATATTTTTTTTCTTCGATTAATTTCCTTATTTATATAATTTTCAAATAATTTTTCTGGATTATGTGCAATCAATTCTAAAAATTGTATACTAGGTTTCATTATTTGATTTGTTATGTAAAATAAATAATCTAATTCTAATTGATTAGTCAATACATATTTTGGATCTTCAACACGATCACCTTGTAGATTAACTTTTCCTTGTGTGACAATATAAACGAATGGTACTCTTTCATTTATATCAGGTTTATTGCCAGGATCTCGTTTACCTATACGATCAGCTAATACAGCATGAACAATAGAATTTCTATTTTTATAATTAGCTTTAAGTGTTTTACTAATTATATATTTATCAATACCAAAATCTCCTCTTAAAATTCTTTTAATTAGTGCTTTAGTATATTCAATAGCACCTCGATTACGATCTTGAACACTAGTTTCACCAGGTTTACCATTTAAAATATAATCAACAATACCACCAACAACTATTTTAACAATTTTAGCATTATCTCGACGTTTAAGTACAATACCCATACTTTTTTGTTTAAAATTTTTATCATCATCTTCATACAAGTTTCCAACATATTTTTTTTTAGCTAATATAATAAAAGGCCATAATGTTTTTTCATAAACTTGTTCTTCAGGTTCGGGTAAAATTTTACAAATAGTTGCACCTGCTAACTTTCCTATTTCAATACAAATAGGTAATACATCACGATCAGTTCTAATTTCTTTAGTTTCAACATGATGAATTTTTGGAGTAAAGAAGACTGAATCAGTATTTTTAACTATCATTGAGCCAACTCCTGCATGGAAATTACCAATATCGGTTTCCAAGTCATAAACATAATTATCAAAATAACCCATATTAATAATTTTTATTATTTTATTTGGATCTTTAAGAAAGTTACTTTTTGAAAATGTTATGTTAAATATGTCAAGATTATCTTTTTTTTTATTAATGGATACATTATATCCAAGTGATTTAACTAAATAGTATAAATTAAGTGCACTAATTTGACTTTTTACATCAAATTGATGATAATTATTCCAAAATCTATTTTTATCACAATCAGTTGTAAAAGAATATCCTTTTATAAATTCTTCTTTTTCTCTGAATGATCCATTTAAAATAGATTTTGGAATAATTTTATGTTTATTTGAATCATAAAATTGCATATTATATTCAACAACAAACTTTTTAATATTATCAGATGATAGAACAGCTTTGTAAACACCACTTGATTCAAGTGTAAGCATTTTAAAATTATTATTTGGATAAATATTATTTAATTTTAGAATTAAATTATTACCAAGTTCAATATCTTTAATATTTAGCACCCATGAATTTTTTTCACATGAACCATTACCAAAGAAAAAACCATAAATATAACATTTATCTAAATTAATTGTTTCTTCTTTTTTATTAAAAATTTCTGGGAATACATGCATTAATTCTGTACCAATTTTACAATCAATTGGCTTAATATGTTTACCATCTGGGTTTAACAATGAATGGTCTTCAGTAACATGAACACAACCAGTGTGAGTTAATACTTGATAAATTTGTTTATTAGTTTTATGTCTAATAACTCTACGGATATTTGACCAACCTTTATTAGTCCAAACCTTATATTTAATATTAAAATCATGTTGTTTATCAACAAGTCCAATAATATCACTTTTAAAAACATTATATTCAGACCACATTTTACCTATTTCATCAATAGTTTTAATAACTATTTGATCTGATTCATCTAATAATAATATAGGAGTATCTCCAGTTACAGAATCACCATAAATTACTTTAGGTTTAACTCTATATTCAGAAGTAATTAATTCATTAACTTTAGAATAAAAATATTCAATAAATTGTTCTTTAGTTTCTCTATTAAATTTAGGTTCAATCCATTTTTTTGGTAAAATAGTTCTATTATGATAAACATCTTTTTCAAAAACTTCATAAGCAAATTTATGAAATTGATCTTTATCATTTATAGCAAAATTAATAAGATTACCAAAAGCTCCCTCAATAAAATCTCTAGATAATTCTAACATTTTACGACCAGTTGCTGTAGTAGATGCAGCTAATTCTTTCATATAAATAGGAGATGTTGGAGCTCCAACTTGTCCATATAAACTATTTGCAGTAACCTTATAAGCTAATTGTAAGCCGTCATAAATAGCTGCATTAAAATAATCACCGGAAGCTGTAGCTTTTTCCATAAGTTTTTTTGTAGAACTACGTTTATCTAACAATTCAATAAGAATTAGTGGTAAAATACCTTTAGTTCCATCTAGTTTTTTGGCAAATCTACAAGTAGTAGTAGTTCCATCATTATTATTATAAGTAACAGTTTGATAATCATATCCTTCTAAATTATCATATTTTGGCTCTAAAATATAACATTCTTGAGAAATATTTACTAAAATCATAGATCTAGGATATAAACTTGCATAATCGAGGACAGGTATAGGTTCATAATGAACTCCTTTAACAGGTGGAAAAACAATAGCTCCCTCATAACCAGCTTCATCATTTTGATTTTCATTATCAGAGTCATCACCTTTTTTAATAACTTTAAATTTATTATCATCTTGAGTTTTCTGTTTAACTTTTAATTTAGGCATAATATGTTCTAATTCTCTACACTTTTTAGAAACAAGAGAAAATATTTTAACACCTTGTCCTCTCATAAAAATATAACTTAAGGGTACACTACATACATTAGCCATACCAATATTATTATTTAATACTTGTGTTTTATCTAAAAGTTTAGTAACAAGGACACAATCCATTATACAATATTTAGCGATTATAGCACGATCAGCATCTGAACCTTTTTGCATTTTAAACATTTCTTTAGCAGACACATCATCTTTAGCATGACACCAAAAAGTTTTATTTTTTTTCTTAGTTATACCACCATGTTTTTCTGTATAAAATACTTCTTCTGGAATAGTACCATTTAACAATATAATAAATATTTTAGGATCATTATCATCTTTCTTAATATTTAATATTTTATATTTTTGATCATGTTTATTTTCAGTCAAGCCATCATCCCACATAATATTAACATAATCATTTTCTTTAACACCGTAAATACTTTTAGTAGTAATAAAACTTTGTTCATTATTAGATTCATCAACTAGATAAGATTCTATTTTTTCACGAATAAAAGTAGATGCAACATTATCTAATTTAAAACTATCAAGTTTATAATCTCTCATTGCAACTTTCATTAAATCAATAATAATCCGTCCATTCATATCAAAATATTTAAGAAAATTATCACCTAAAGCCGAACTTGCTAATTTCTTTTCTTTAAATTCAGATACTTCGCCTTTAATCCTAGATAGCATTGAAAATTTGTTTAATATTTTTAATTTTTTAGCACGATCATACATATATTGAAAATCAAAACCATTAATATTATAACCAGTAATAATATCAGGATTTTTTTCTTGAATTAATTTTGTCCAAGCTAAAAGAATTTTTTTTTCATCCATATAACTTTGAATTTCAACATCTTCTAAACCCTTAATTTTTTCACATCCACCTAATGTAATAATGCTTTTAAAAAATGGTTCAGATTCACCATAATAAGAAAGTACTGTACCTATTTGTATAATTGGATCAGAATCATTTGTAGCTACTGGAAAGTTACCCGTATCACTCATACATTCAATATCATAAGAAGCTATTACAAATTTTTGGATAGAGTTATTTTCATAAGGTTCTAAATTTTTCCAATCTGATCTAATTGAGATATCACACCAAGAAATTTCATAATCATATTTTGTATAATTATCTAATTTAATCCAACCACATGCAGATAATTTTTTAATATGCATACATCTAATAAAAGGTTCAATATTTGATTCATAAATTTTAAGTTTATAAGGATTTTTGAATAAAAAGGGATCAATAATTTTATTTCTTTCAATCCAATATTCAAATGTTTTAAAAGCTTTCATATTTGTAAAAATTAGCATGATAAATTTAAAATTTTTATATCCTGTAAATCCATAAAATTTTTTTCTTTCAATAATATCAAAATCTTTAAAACCTTTTATAATTTGTGGATTATTAATTTTCTTTTTAATATAATTAATAAGACTATATGCTTTTGTTTTATTCCAATCAGAAGGAATTTCTATGTAAAAATATGGAGTAAAATTATCAATATTTACATATATTGATTTACCTTCATCTGTTCTTCCAAATAATCTAATTTTATATTCTAATAATTCTTGATTACCTAGTTCTTCTTCTAATTCATCAGATGTTTCTTCTTCAACACCTTCATGGAATTGACCCCAATCTATAATTTGAAATATCATAGATTTGGGTTTGTCATTATTTTTAATCTTACTCATTATATAATATACTAATAATTAAATATGTATATTAGTTCTTTTTCATTTTTTTTAATTTAAAAATATAACTTTATTATTAATTAATAATGGATATAGATCCTAATTTAAATAATAATATATGGATGACTAATAAATCTAATAATATATATTCAAATAATGAAATAATACCAAATGATATATTAATAAATTATTTAAACAATCTTGAATTAAATAATTTAACGATTGATTACAAGTATAATTTATTAAAAAAAGAAAAGTATATTATAAATTTAAATGATAATGAAATATTAAAAGATTCAGATTATCCTGATGAATTATTACCAGATGATCCTTGGGAAAATTCAATCAATGATCATAAATTTTATATAAATAATAGAATAGCTAGAATTTTTCCCCAAATAAAAAATTATTCATTATTTTGTAAATTAAAAATAGATGATGAATCATTTAGCTATATAACAATTAGAGAAATAGCTGAATTAATATCAAAAATAATATCACATCATTTATTACAATTTAATGTGAATCCTCATAAATCTTGTATAATAGATTATACGTCTGGAGTAGGTGGAAATGTATTATCATTTTCTAAATTTTTTAATTTAGTTTATGCAATAGAATTATCCACTTTAAGAGCAGAATATTTAAAGAATAATATAGATGTTTATGGTTATAAAAACATTCATGTAATAAATGAATCATCAATAGATTTTAATAATAATACAATGATTTCAATAAATCCAAATGTAATTTTTATAGATCCTCCGTGGGGTGGATCAGATTATAAAAATTCAGATATGTTAAAATTAAATCTAGGTGATATATCAATAGAAGAGTTAATTCAAGATATATATTTAAAATTTGAAAAACATTATAGTGAATTAATTGCTAATATATCTGATCCAGCAGAAAAATTAAAATTTTGTTTAAATAATAATAATAATAAATTAATTGTATTAAAATTACCAAAAAATTATGATATTGAATATTACTATAATTTTATAAAAAAATTACATTCCAAATATTATTTACTAAGAAGTTATTTATATATTTTAAATAAGATGTTTATTATAATTACTGAATTATCTTTCATATATACTTAAAAAATCATTTCATACATTAATATATAAGAATTAGATGTATCAATATTATTATTTTCCCACTTTGAAACATGTGAATCATCAAAATTATACCAGTATTGTGGATCAATAAAACCAGAACAATCTGCAGTATAATGACCTCCATTTAATTGTCCCATGTGATTAATAAAACCTTTTAATATATATTTATTTGATAAATTATTTTCAGGAATCATATTTGAATCACAAAATGGATTTAGATCTAATTCATAAGAAATATCTACCATTCTATCATCTTTAATATATCTATTATTAGATAAGTATCTAAATCTTTTAAGGTGTAAAAATAATATCAACGGTGTTTTATAAATTTTTGTAATTTTAGTTGCTTTTCTTTTGCATTCACAAATAGTACAATTATAATCATTAATTTCATCTTCCTTAATAAATTCTTGTAAACATTTTTCAATTGAAGATTTTGTTGGAATTGTAATTATAGTATTAACTTCATAATTTGAATTTGAATTATTACAGACTGTACAAGTAATTGTATGAATTAAAAATGATTTTAATTGATATATCATTGGATTATATCTTTTTTTATATTCTTTAATCATAAAATTAAGTCCTTCATATCTATTAATAACATTATTATTTAGTTTTTTAAATTCACTTAAATTTTGAATAGCTATTTTTTTTTTATCAATATCAGATTCATTTTTTAATAAATCTTTTGTAGATCTTAAAATTTCAAGATAATCGTTAATTATTTCAGGAACATTATTAATCATAGGTTCAGAATTAATTCCTGTTTCTTCAAACATATTATCAAGTAATTGTAAAAGTAATTCATGTGCATCATGTTGTTGATATCCTCTGAATGTAGGAATTTTTTTTTCAATTACTTCTTTAAAAAGATTTGGAGCTATAATACTATTACCTTTTTTCATAATGATATTAATAATATCAGCTAAATGTTTAATGATAGATCTTTCACAAAAATAATTAACTTGAGAAACAGCAACTGTTATTTCTTTATCTGTAGGAATATTATTTTCTTTTCGAATTTTTTCTCCAATTCTATTTAAAGCAGCTCTTTTAAGATAATCATCGTAATTTGCAATATCTTCTTCATTTCTAATAAGAAAATTAACTATAGGTTTACAATGTAAAAGTAATTGTAAAACTGAATTCATATAACAAGTGTTAGTAAGGTTTTTAAAACCAGCTATTCCAATTTTAGGAGATTTAGCTGTATTCATTAGAGACATATTAATTATAATCTTGTTAATTTTAATTAGATATAATATTTTAATATCAACTTTTTTATTATTTTTACAATATTTTTTTAGGTAAATTATATATGAATATATAATGAATAAAGTAGAAGATTTTTCAAACATTAAAATTAAAAATACTGATAATAAATATATAGTTGATGAATTTATAAGATATTATATGTTTATTTATAGTAATTATACTCAATCACAAAAATCATCTAAGGAAAATTATTATAAATTACAAGTAATTCTAAAAGTAATTAATTTAATTGCAGCTTTTAAACAAAAAATTACATCAGGTAATCAGTTAGCACAAATTAAAGGAATTGGTGAAAAAACAATTGCAAGAATTAATGAAATTATTGATACTGGTCATTTATCAGAGATTAAAGAAAAAATTAAACAAGTATCAGCAATTAAAGAATTATCATCAATATATGGAATAGGACCAACAAAAGCATCATTTTTTTATGAAAATTATAAAATTAAATCAATTAAAGATTTAATTAGAGCTGATCAAAAAGGAATTATTGAATTAACTAATCAAATGAAATTAGGTATTAAATATAAAAATACATTATCTGAACATATTCCAAGAATTTTAATTGCTCGTTTAGATTTATTTGTACAAGAAGAATTAATTAAAATTGATAAAAATTTTATTTCTATAATATGTGGTTCTTATAGAAGAGGTAAAGATTTCTCTTCTGATGTAGATATATTGATTACAAATAAAAAATTATTAAAAAAAGAAGATACTGGTAAATATCTTAAAAAAGTATTAGATAAACTAGAAAAATTTTTTATTGTTGATAAATTAACTGAAAGCTATAATACTCATTTTCAAGGATTTGCATCATTTAAAAAAATACCTGACTTGCCAACACAATATGATCGCAAAGAATTTGATGTAAATAAAAATGTTATACGTTTAGATATTATTATGGTTCCTGATATTTATTTTTTTCCAGCATTAATGCATTTTACTGGATCAGGTGTTTTTAATCAAAAAATGCGTTTACATGCAAAAACGTTAGGTATGAAATTATCTGAATATGGTCTTGTTAAAAATGATAAAAATAAAGAGGTTATGATTAAAGTAAATTCCGAAGCAGATATATTCGAAGCTTTATTACTTAAATATATTCCACCTGAAAAAAGATAAAATTAATTTATAGTTAATATTTTAAAAAGACTTTTAGCTGGATTTATTTTACATTTAGGATTTAATTCAGCAATAATACATAACTCTTCTCCTAATTGAGAATTATAAATAATTGTATTATTAATGACAATTTTATTAGAATTAGATTTAATATCCCAAGACATTTTACTTCCTTTTATAATTCTAACTTTTGAATTAAATTTTTCTTTAATTCCTAAAGATACTGAACAAATATTATTTAAATTATTAAATTTAGATTCATCAATATCAACATTTATTGAATAATTAATAACATTATTACCATTTGATAATTTTATAAAAGATAATTTTGAATCTGAATTTAAATTATTATCTGATGTAAAATCATTAAAATTTTCATTAAATAATAATCCAATATATTTTTTATTTTTATCAAATATTTTTGGGTAATTTATTCCATATGCTCTAAATAAACTTTGGTTAGACATCTTAGAAATAGATCTAGTTTCTAAATTAAAATTTTTATTTTTAACTAAAGTATCTAATTTATTTATTTTTAGATTTAGATTATCAATCATTTTATATAAATCTTTATTAGACATAATTATATTATTATTATATAAATTTTTATTGGTTAATTAATTTAATAAAAATTTTTTAAGATCTTTTTTTAATTTCATATAATTCCATATTTATTTTCTTTATAATATTTTTATAATTATTTGATGTAATATCAACATTATATAGTATAGATGGTTCTATATCCATTTTTTTTAATAATTTGTTTTTCTCTGAATCAAGTTTTTTTCCATAATATCTTATAAAAATCATGTATAGATTATTTTGATTATCTTTCTGTATATCATGATAATCTTTTTTAAATTTATCGATAATATAATTATTTATTGCATCTATAGGATTTATTAAATTATTACTTTTATCCAAAATTAATCTTGTTTCTAAATATAATAAACACCAAGCTAAGCAAAATCCAAAAGGATCACCATAAACTTTATTATATTTATTAGATTCATCTGATCTTGTTTGAAATCCAGGGTATGATTGTATAAATTTAAATTCATAACCAATTGGTTTTGCTAATTTATCTTCAATCATTAAATTAATATCATATGAATTAAAATAATTTATTTCACCATATGGTTCAAATCTTTCAATAATTTTTCTTTTATTATCAATCAGAATCAAATTAGCATGTCTAATATTTTCACTTTCTAAATTTTCTATTAAACTTATTGATAATCTAATATAAATAAAATCAATGTTTTTATTCTGAAGTATAAAATTTATTAAATTTTCATCTAAATAATAATTATATTTATTTTTCCATATAATAATATAAGGTAACCACGAATTAAAAAAATTAAAATATAATTTTAGAAAAGATAATACATATTTTTCATTATTTGACATATCTATATATTTTTTTTGTATTTGATTATATTCTTTAGTTTGAAAATAATATGGTATTATTAAATTTTTGTATTTTTGTAATATTACTATTGTATATAACATATTATGTAATATATCTGAACTAAATAAACCAATTTCAGTTGGTTCTAATAGATCTGAAAAATTAATATATTTAATTTTTTTATTAATATTTGATTTTTTTAAAATATTACCATATTTATCATTAATAATTTTATAAATGTTTAAACCATCTATATTTTTTTCATATATATCAATGTGTTCAATATATTTAGTTATTAAATTAGGATCAATTGTAAAGTATTCTAAAATTTTAAAAAAAATATTTTCATTTTTTTTATTTTTAATTTTTGATAAATTTGACTTGGATAATATATCAAAAATTAATTTAATAAACTTATTCTTTTCTAATCCATCATTTTTAAAATAATTTTCAATTAGTTCAAATAAAAAATTATTTTCAATATTAATAAAATAAATAAAATTAATTTTTGGCACTAAATAATTTAATACTGGATAATTTTCATTAATTATTAAATAATCTATACATGTTAATAGAGATTTATCCGGATATATATCAATATTATTTGGATTAATATATTTTAATATATCAAGAAGTAACATTGAATTACTAATTCTAGCACATAATTTTGATATTACCATAGTTAAATCTTCTCTATTAAATTCATTAATTAATTTAAGCATTTTTTTTATTTTAATAAATGATATATTTTCATCATTTTTATTATTTTCATTTATATTTTTTATAAAAAGATTTTCATTAACTATAATTATTGATATAAGTAAATCAATTGAATTAGTTAAATTTGAATCTTTATTTGTAATAATTTTTAATACTAAATCATAATTATATTTTTGTAAAATATCTATTATCAAATCATGAAAATATTCAATAGCTATAATCATTTGAAATAAATTTATTTCATTAAAACTTTTATAATTTAATATTTCTGGATTTTCTTTTATTAATTTTCTAACAATAAAATATTCTGAATTATCTAATAATACTCTTAAACTATTTTTTCTATTTTTATTTACAAAACCTAATAAAAAAATATTTTTACTAATAAAATCATAATCACTTTTTTTTTTAATAAGTTTACATATATTTTTTGTTATATAAAGATCAATTAAATCTATTTGTTTTAAGTATTTATTTATTCTATCAATAACATTTTTATTTTTATTTTTGTTTTTATTTTTGTTCATTCTTAATTTTACTAAGAAATAATATTATATTTATAATATTATATTATTTATCTAAAAATTTTTAATTTAGTATTATGATTACATCCTACAGCTGACAAAAAGTGATTGATTAAGATTGTATGAAATTAAAACTGAATAAAATAATACTGCTTCCATTGATTTGTACCATTCAACATTTTCAGTACCTACACCTGGTCCCATCATACCAGTCATTAAATTAACTAGTAATAAGTAAACAAGAACAGTTAAAATTGCAAGAGTAATAGAGCATTTCCAATTAATAGCCATTATATTATATATTACTAATACTACAAAAAAATTTTAAAAATATTTTTTATTTTAAATAAATCTATATTAAATTTATATAGTTACATTAATGTAATTATTAATTTTAAATAATCTATATATATTTAATTTAGGCACTACATGACTCGCAGAAATATTCATTGCAAGACTTATTATTGTTAAAATTTCTTTTTTCTCTTATATTTTTTTCAACTTCAACATCTATACCAAACTTTATTGCTTCAGTTGCTGGTCTTGATTTTAAATAATACATTCCTGTTTTTAAACCTTTTTTCCATCCATACATATGAGATGAATATACTTTTGCTAAATCTGGTTGTTCCCAGAATAAATTTAAACTTTGAGATTGATCAATAAATCTACTTCGATCAATACTTTGATCAACTATTACTTTTTGTTTTATATCATAAGCAGTTCTATATTTTGTTTTAATATTTTCAGGAATATTTAATTTTTGTACAGAACCATTATCATAAACTAATTCTGAATATATTTGATCATTCCATAATCCTAATTTTTTTAAATCTTCTACTAAATATTTATTTACTACAATATATTCTCCTGCCAATACTTTTCTAACATAAAGATTTGTTGTTACAGGTTCTATGCTTTCAGTATTATTCATAATTTGTGCTGTACTTGCTGTTGGCATTACTGTGGTAATCAAACTATTTCTTGTACCATATTTTTTTATTGATTCTATTAGATTTGTCCAATCATATCCAAGTTCTTTGTCCATATCATCTAAAGTTTTACCAGCCAAATGAAATTGAAGCAATCCTTCTGAAAATGGAGATCCTGGAAAACTCGAATAATATCCATCTACTTTAGCTAATTCATTTGATTTTATTAATGCATTAAAATAAATACATTCAAATATTTGAAGATTTAATTTAAGTGCTTCAGGTGAATCAAATGAATATCCCATTTTAATGTATGCATCTGCTAAACCTTGAACACCTAAACCTATTGGTCTATGTGTAAAATTAGATTTTGATGTTTCTGGCACTGGATAAAAGTTTAAATCAATTATATTATTTAAATTTAAAACAGCAGTTTGTACAACCTCGCCAAGTTTTACAAAATCATATCTACCATCTTCTACAAACATTGGAAGACAAATAGATGCTAAATTACATACTGCTATTTCATCCATTGATGAATATTCCACGATTTCACTACAGTTTCCTGTAAGAATTCCGTTAAATATACCCATATGTTTTTCTGGTTCATTAAAGCAATAAGTATCATCTTTTCTACCAAGATCTTCGACACTTTTTACTGTAATAAATGAACAAGTCTCTCTTTTAGGTTTTGCACAAATATTATCTAAAAGATTTGTTTTAAATCCCAATTCATTTAATTTGAATAGATGATTGGATGAAAGTAATAATCTATAACATGTTTTACTAACTTTATCATCAGAAATTATTTTATTAGCTTTTGTTTGTACAATTGAAATTTTTGGATTAATATTTAATGTTGTTAACATTAGACGAACTTGTTTTAAGAAATCTAAATGAATTGAATTAATTTTAATTGATTTGTTTCCATCATTGATTAAAACACAACCATTAATATCACAAAATCCAGCTAACCATTTTAACTTTGTCTTAATTGAACAGTTAATAGGAACATAATATTTTTTAGATGTATTTAAATTAAAATTATCAGTTGAAAATAATCCAGATGTATAAGGAGAATCAATTTCTTTTTCAGTATTAATTATAGGTAAATCAAATTTAATTAATTTCATACCAGTTACTAATTTTGATGCTTCAATCATTTCAGTTTTATATTTATTTTTAAAAATATAAAATTTATGATATGGTGTACAGTCTAAATATTCTTGATTTGAAAATTTAATTCTTATTAATTTTTGATTTTCACCAGTTTGGGTAATTTTTACATTAGAAAACTTTTCACCATTCCATACATTAACATTTTTGTCCTTAAGTGTTGAAATTTCAAAATAACCGTTGTCAGTTAGAATTTTTGTTTCGGGTGCCACACACAAATTCGAACATTTAATAGTACCTAAATTTTTTTGATTTGATTTTTCATTAACATGATCTTTATATAACATATAAGGCATACCAGTTTCTATTTGTGATTCTATAATTTTAGTAAAAAGATCTCTTGCTCTAATTTCTTTTACATATTTACCATCCTGTACATATGAATAATATAATTTATCAAATTCTTCTCCATAAGTATCAGTTAAATTTGTACATACATCAGGAGTCATTAAATACCATAACTCGTCTGATTCTACAGCTCTCATAAAAGCATTTGGAATCCATAATGCTAAAAATAAATCACGTGCTCTCAAATTTTCATCACCAGTATTTTTTCTCAATTCAATAAATTCTAATACATCTGAATGCCATGGTTCTAGATAAGTTGCCACACTTCCTGCCCGTAGACCAGATTGATTTATATATCGCGCGACACTTTCTAAAACTTTACATAGTGGTATAATACCATTAGATTTTCCACCATTAGATTTAATAATAGAACCATCTGCTCTGACATCTGATAAATTTATACCAATGCCACCAGCCCATTTTGAAATTTTCATTGTATCTGAGATTGATTTAGAAATACCTTCTAGATCATCAGAACATTGTAAAAGATAACAAGATGAAAGTTGTGGATATTTTCTTCCTGAATTAAATAATGTTGGTGTTGCATGAGTAAAATATAATTGAGACATTAAATTATAAGTTCCAGTTATTAAATCGAATAACTTATCTGGATTAGTTGAAGGATGTAAACCATGAATTTGTATTGCACATCGCATAAACATCATTTGTGGAGTTTCGATAATTATTTTATCACTGTCTTTTAATAAATAAGATCTTTTTAGTGTTTTTAAACCAAAAAAATCAATAAGTTTATCACGCGATGAATCCATTATTTGTTCAAGTTTATTAATATTATTTTTAACAAATTCATAATATTTATCAGATAATAAGTTAAAATTTTTTTGTTTTTCAACGCACTCTAAATAATTTGAATTTGTTGTTAAATATAAATTTTTTATTTCATATTCAACTGCTAATTTATTAAAATCTGGTTCTTTTGATATTAGATTAGCACAAGTGTTTGATATAAATTCGTTTAGTTCATACTCTTTCATACCATCAATTATACCATTTGTTAATATGTTTGATAAATTATATTTAGCATAATCATGTACTAATTGGTTACCCAATATATCTACTTGTGAAATTACTTGTTCAATTAAATTTGACATTTTATATAATAAATTGAATTATAATATTTTTATCAATTTTTTTAATTAGAGATTAAATATAATCTTACTCACCATCAGATGTTAGGTCTATATTAGATGTATAATTTTTTAATAAATATAATTAATCATCTTAAAATTATCCCTGTGAAAATTAATAAAAAAATTATTAAGATTATTAAAGATCTTCAAAATAATGCAAAATATAAAATATATGGTCTTATGCTATAAAATTGAAAAAATATAAAAATATAAACCTATTTATTATAGAAATTATGGAAGATCAAATATATAATATTATGGACCACTACCAAACAAATTCAATCGTTAGTGAACCTATTTTAGATGAAAAAAATGCACGTTTTTGTTTATATCCAATTGTATATACAGGATTATGGAATCTTTATAAAAAACAACAATCTTCTTTTTGGAAAGCTGAAGAAATAGATTTTTCTGAAGATTATAAAGATTGGGAAAAACTAAATTCTGATGAAAAACATGTCATTAAAATGATATTGGCATTTTTTGCAAATACTGATGGTATAGTTAATCTTAATATTAATTCTAGGCTATTAAATAATATTACTATTAATGAAGCAAAGGTTACATATAATTTTCAAATGATGATGGAAAATGTACATTGTGTTTCAGGTGATACATTAATTCTAACGGATGATGGTTATTTTAAAATATTAGATCTTCTTGATAAAGATGTTAATGTTTGGAATGGTAAAGAATTTACATCCACAACTATTAAATTTACTGGAAAAAGTAAACTATATTGTGTTAAACTTTCAAATGGTATTGAATTAAAATGTACACCAGAACATAAATGGTTTATAAAAAATAATTTAAATGAAAAAGAAATAATTTTTACTAAAGATTTAAAAGAAAATGATATTATTTATCCTTATGAATTACCAATTATGGATATAAATGATCCAGATGAGTTTATGAATCCACATTTACATGGTTTTTTTTGTGGTGATGAAGTTCAAAGTAATAATTTATCAATAATATATTTAAGTTTAGAAAAAGAAGAGTTACTTGAATATTTTGAATCAGCAAATTATGAAAAAAATGATAATTATATAAAATTAGATATTAGTGATAAAATAAATAAAAATAAATTTTTTGTTCCAATAAATTATTCAATAAACACTAAAATAAAATGGTTAGAAGGAATCTTTCATAGTTGTATTGATATTAATAAAAAAAATAATAATTTAGAAATTTTTAGTATAAATTATGATTTTATAAAAAATATACAGTTATTATTAACAACATTAAATATAAAATCGAATATAATTTCAAAAGATAATAAATTTTTAATAAATATTAACAACTCAGAATTAAATAAACTATTAAATTTAGGTTTTAAATCTAATAAAAAAATTGATTTAATTGAATTAAATAATACAAATTTTGATATTTATATTAATCAAGTAACAATTTTAGATAGTATAAACGATACATACTGTTTTACTGAGCCCAAAGAACACGCAGGAATTTTTAATGGTTGTTTAACCGGTCAAAGTGAAACTTATACTTTAATGTTAGATAATCTAATCAAAGATAAAACAGAAAAAGAATATTTATTCAATTCAATAACAACTATTCCATCAATTAAAAAGATTTCTGATTGGGCTTTAAAATGGATTGATTCTGATACTCATATTGCAAATAGAATAGTAGCTTTTGCATGTATTGAGGGTATTATGTTTTCAGGTGCATTTGCTACAATATTTTGGCTTAAAAAATATAAAGGATCAGGAACACTATTTATGAAAGGATTAGTTAAATCAAATGAATTTATTTCTAGAGATGAAGGATTACATGCAGAATTTGCATGTGAATTATTTAAATTAATTGTTAATAAACCACCAAAAAATGAAATAATTAACATTATTACAGAATCAGTTGAAATTGCATCTGAATTTATTAATGAATCAATAAAATGTAAACTTGTTGGATTAAATTCTAATTTAATGACAGAATATATAAAATATGTTGCTGATAGATTAATTGTATCATTAGGATATGAAAAATATTATAAAGTAACAAATCCATTTAGTTTTATGGAAACAATTGGTATGGTACAAAAAACTAATTTTCATGAACAACGTGTAACTGAATATCAATCAGCATACAATGCTAATACATCTAGAGAATTTGCTAGTTCTGAGGATTTTTAGTATGTATTAGTATTACAATTATACAAGTTTATTTATTTAGTAATAAATATTTAAATATTATATAGATTAATTTTTTATGGGTAAAAAGAAAAATACAAATAAATCTCTATGTACTAAAATGCTTACATCAGACACGGATTCAGATTCAAATTCTAAAAATAAAGAAGAAATTGATCAAATTACAGAAGATGAAGTAGTTTTAGATTATGAATTACAAGTTGAAGAAGATACAAACCAAGGTTTAGAATTAATGATTAATAAAGATTTAAATCAAAATTTAGAATTTAAGGTTGAAGAAAATTTAAATCAAGATTTAGAATTACAAGTTAAAGAAGATTTAGAATTAAAGGTTGAAGAAATAACTAGTAATATTATTATAGAAGAATTATCAATAGAACAAAAAGTTTTAGAATTAACAAAATTACTTGAAGAAAAAAATAAAGAACTAGAAGATGTCAAATATGAATTAGAATCTACAAAAAAAGAATTAGAATTAAATAGAACAAAATTTAATTCTATGAATACTATAGATTTATTATTAAGATTAAAGAATAATTTTAAAAATAATAGTGATAATTTAGTTAATAATTATAATTTAGATAATAGTGATAATTTAGATAATATACAATCTAAGATTATATTAGAAACAGATGAAATTATAATAAATGAAAGTTCTGATAAATTACCTGAAGATGAATCAATTTTTAATATAAAAATGCAACAACAAGAATTATTAATTAAACAAAGACGCAGGAAAAGAATATTTTAATAAACATTATTCATTATCATTTTGAATAATTTTTGGTATCAATTCAATATACATATTATCTATATTTTTAGATTCTTCGTATAAAATTTTATATAATTGATTATAACTAGGCAATTGTTTTAATTTTAATGAATACAAATATTTCAACCATTTTACTAAAAATTTATATTTTGTACCAACTAAATCTTCTAAAGATGTATGATATTTTACTTCTGCAATAGTATTTTTTGTTTTAGTATCATTATTGGCTTTATTTTTATGAAAACCACATTTACAATTTGAATGAACATGTTTTGTAGGATCAAATTTATCACTATCTTTTTTGTGTCCAACCCATGGTAAGTTTTTATCTGTAAATATAACTATTAACGAATAAGTTAAACTAATTAAATCATCTACAATTGATGGACTTTTATGTTCATGAATATTTAAACTAATATATCTTAATGTTCCAGTAATATTTTTTGTTGAATGTGGAGGAATCATTAAAACTCTTTCACCTTCAAACTTATAATATTCTTTTGATAAACCTAAATCAATAATAATTGGATATAATTTATTAATAGTATTTAATTCTAAAGAATCTAATTTTTTATTTAAAACAAGATTAGATAATTTTATATCTCTATGTATAATTCCAATTCTATGTAAACAAGACATTGTATGTAATAATTTATGAGCTACAAAATATTTAGCTCCTTCCGATAATCTGTACTTTTCTGTAATAGTTTCAAAATTATCACCACATAATTCCATAGTTAAAAAGTTAAAATCATTACATTCAATATATGAAAATGCTTCAGGAATACACTTTAATTTAACTAAATAGTCAATTGATAATTCATTAGGTATAGTTAATAAATTATTAATTGTTAGATAATTATAAATTTTAATAATTGGATTCTGTTCTATATTTTCTATTAAAGTATTAATTTTGTCCTTATTAGATGTCTCGGGATCATTTAGAATCATAGAATATTTCAAATATTTTTTAACAGTATAAATTTTTCTACATATTTTAAATTCTCTTAATAAGGTTAGATTTGTATTAGATTTTGATTCACATTTAACTGCAATATCTTTATTATCTATTTTAGCAACATATACACTTCCAAAAGCACCATTACCTAACTTATTCTGCGTTATAACAAATTGATTACTTAATTTATTAGAACTAAACATTAATTATTTATACTTTATAGATAATATTAAATATAAATATAACCTTATAATATTTAAAAGTAAATTATAATTCTAAATTAATATTTTAATTTGATTAATTATCTAAAATATTTTGTATAGAATTATTATTTATAATGAATTCATTAACTAATAGAGATTATGAAATATATAATAACATGAATTATACAAGTGAATATAATCCTGGACTAATTAATCCTCAAATCAATAATTTTTTTAATGATGTGCTTAATAAACCAGAACCATTTTATAAATCTTACATAAAAAATGACTATACTTGGGGTAAATTTTACAAAGATTATGTTGAACATAATTTATTATTTATAGTAATATTAGTCGGAGTTATTATTTTTTTAATTATTAGATATCATACTAAGGATATGGATCCAGACAAAATTGGAAATAATGATTTTACAGATGATACTGATTCAGATGATGATGATTTAGAATTTGATGATAAAAAAATGAAGAAAAAATTAAAAAAAAAATATAAAACAAAATTAAAAAAGTATAAAAAAGAACTTTATGATGAAAAAAATAAAATATTAAATATTATAGATGAATTAAGTAATATTAATTATGAAGATCAATCATATAATCAATATTTGAAAGATAATTATGAAAAACAGATATCTCAATTAGAAAGTCAAAGGAAACAAGATATGGTTGAACAACAAAGACAATTAAATGAATTAAGACAATATAATGATTTAATTCAAGGGAAAAAAACTAATATGATGGATCTAAATATTAAACCATCTAAAGATAAAAGTCCTTTAGATCATACAATTAAAAATTGGGAAGATTCTGATGATGATAAATTAAGTTATTATAATTTAAAAAAATATAAAAAACAAAATAACGATGATGTTATAAATGGATTATATATTGAAGCTCCATATAACTAAAAATTAAATATTTATAAAAACATTTTATAAATATATTATAAATGAGAATTATAATTGAATTATTATTAATATGTTTAATTATTGGAGTAGGAATAATGTATGTATTGGCTCCTTCTCCTGAAATAATAATTAAATTACCTAATGAACAAGATATTTTTGTTGATATTAATAATGTTTGCTATAAATATAAAAAAAAATATATTGATAAATAAAAATATATTACAATAATATATAAAATGGAAAAATATAATGAACAAGATTTGCAAGCATTAACAGGTGATGATATTAAACAAATACTTAAAAGTAGTTCAATAAAAAAAAATTTAAATGAATCATATTTACAAACATCAATGATAAATAATGATCAAACATCTAATGCTGAACCAATGATGGATATTATAAATATTAATACTAATTTAAGAACAAATATTAAATTAAGTTTAGCTATTTTAAAAAAATTAAATAATTTCGATCATAATTATATACATGAAATTTTTAATACAAAAACCTCAGAGGAATCCGAATAATCTTATTTATAATATATTTATTACAATTATTTTAGTAATATTAATTCTTTGGTTACTATATACTTTTGTACCATTTTCTAACTATAATTTATATATTATTGAACCAAAAAATTTTTAATTAGAAAAATCATTTATATAATGAATTTTTCCATCAATATTTACTTTTTCCATTACATTAATAAAATTATTAGATGAATCATTGCATACTAAACCAACTGATTTTAACATATCTTTACATAGTTTAATTTTTAAATTTTTATCACGACCATCTTTTGCAGTTAGATCTGGACCTTTATTAATTTCCATAATCTGTGGTCTTAATTCATCATCAATTGCAACATCAACACCGTATAATTGAAAACTTACACCATAAGTTTTTGTACCTAATGTATTATTAAAAGTCTCAAAAATATAAGCAAGTAAATGATATATTTGAGAAAAAATATAATCAGATAGTTTAATATTCGGTTTTGACTGTTTAATATAAGTTTCAATAGGAGTTAATTCTCTAGATGAATCTAAATATTTTCTAAAATCTTCATGAGTCAAAGGATTTTCTTCATAAACTTTACGATCTATATATCCAGTGGTTATATTTTTTTTTTCATCAGTGCTATTTTTTTCAAAATATTCTGGTGTATAATACATAAATCCATCACGATATACTAATACTTTAAAATTATTATGTGAATCTTTAATTACTAAAACATACACTCTTAAATTTATCTTTCGTCCTCTTACAGTATATGGATTTTGCAATAATTCTTGTACTAATAACTTATCTTTTATATTTAAAATAGAATCAAGTTCTGAATGTATTTGAATACCTTCTTGTCTTTGTTTATTATTTTTTGTTATATATATTTTTCTAGGATTAAAATCTTTCTTAAATTTATTAATACCTTCTTCAGTTGTTAAATCCCATGTATATGGAATCATTGTAGAAGCAACATTTTCACAAAATTTATTGGTTAAATATTTCCATAAGGATAATTTTGATACCATATAATCAGTATTATTTAACATAAATATTCTTACAGCATTTCCATATTTATTATTTTTAATACCATTTTTCTCTAAATCTTCAATTTCTTTTTCAGTAGTTTCATAAGAACAAGGTACTATTAAAGATGCATCAAGAATTGTTGTATTCTTTCCATCTACTGATTTAAATCCTAGTTCTTTTAATGCATCATAAAAACTATCATTTTTTATATATTTACAATCTAAACCATAATACAAATTATTTGGAATAATTTTTTTAAATGATGTATCTGATATAGTTGACTCTGATACATCATTTAAATTACTAAAACCTTCTCTAGAATCATTTAAATAATCATATAATAAATGATTTGTACATTTTTCTGATTTTACTCCCATTATTTGATATTGTTCAGACTCAACGTTACTGATAATTCTATTTAATCTAGATTCATTATTACTAATTGTTGGATATTGTTCAGATTCGTTATTACTAATTATTGGATATTGTTCAGATTCGTTATTACTAATTATTGGATATTGTTCAGATTTAGTAATTGGTATTTTTTCTGAATATATTTGATTAATTGAAATGTTATTATTATTTATAGATTGATTATCTTTATAACTGAAACCAATACTATCAACAATTAATTTTACAAAATTAGCTAAAAATAAAAAAAATGAAGATAAATCAATATTTCCTTTTGAGGATAAATTATTAATATTATTTTCAATTATTTCTGTTCCAATATTAACGTTTTTTTCAAGTAACTGAAGTCCAGAATTAACACCACCTATAATATCTGAACCAACATTTATACCACCTTTAATAATTTTATCTCCTGAATTAACTGTTGTATTTAAAATATAATCTGAAGTATTAGTAACTTTATTTTTTATATGTTTAACATCATTAACAGTTTTATCAATATTTTTATTTATTTGGTTATTTAAATCATCATTTTGATTTAAATAAAATATTACTAATATTAATAATAAAATTATAATTAGTTTCATTATATTATATATTTATATAATAAATTTAGAAAAAACAGTTATTTCTTTATTTTAGATTAGAAGGCAATAAATTAAATTAATAATTTTATATTTTTATAAAAAAATAATATAGTAATATATTATAATATAATGAATTCAGATTTAACTGATAGTTCAATTAATTTTACTCCACTTGAGAAAAAAAAAGATAATTCTACATTTTTAAATATAATAATTATATTAGCAATTTTATTTGTTATTTGGTTTTTCATAAACAAAAATAATAAAGATCCTTTTGATGATGTAATGGAACAAGAAATGAAATATAAAAATTTTGTTAGTAATAATGGTATGATGGGTCCTGCAGCTAGTAGTAATTTAATGGCAGAATTATCAAATTCTAAACAATTTACAGATTCTTATGAATCTGTTTTAACTCCTAGACAAGAAATTGCTGATTCAACTAATACATCTTTGATGACTCCAGATGAAAGATCTTTAGCTGCTATGAATAAAATATCACAAGAAGATTCAAAAGGAACTAGTTGTAATTTGTTAGGTATTAATCCTTCTAAATTATCTAATTATAAAAAGAAATTTTATTCAATGTATAAACATCAAATTGAATGTCCTAAAAACTGTGATTTGAGTACCTATGGTGATCAAGACTGTTATATGAACAAGTTAGGAATGAAAAAATGTGGTATGACAAAAGATGACTCTGCATGTGGTGACATTTTTACTTATGATTATAATAATCCAGATGTTTTTGCATTAGGTTATCTTGCTGTAGATAATAATAATGCTAAACCTTGTGTTACATGTACGTTTGATAAATCTGGAAATTTATTAAATAGAAGTTCAATTGCTGAAGATGTAACTGTTTTCAATAATTCTCCACTACCACCATATAATCCTTTAGCTTCAGAAACCAAATCAGAAATGATAGAAGGATTTTCAAATAAAAAAGAAGGTTTTCGAATGTTAGAACAGAATTATGACGATTTACCAGCATCAACTCAAGAAGCAGATGCAAAAAGATTATTTCAACAAAATGTTTCAAATGCGAATGTAAGTAATTATGTTGATTTTGAAAATAATGTAATGTTAAATTCAACTGGTGGTGAAACTCAAGTTGATAAATTAGCTGAAATTAGAACTTGTGTTAGTGGAACATGTGGATTATCATCATATGGTAAATCTATTGCTAATGTTTATGACAAATTATTAGATACTCCAGCTTATACAAATAGAGCCTCATGTGATCCTAATGCAATTACAGGAGTTTTAGAAGATGCATCGATGTCAAGTGGATATGCAAACATATAAAAAAATGAAAATCATATAATATAAGAATTAATTAATTATATATATTAATAAAAAAATGAGTAGACAAAATAATTATAATAATAACAAATCATTTAATTCTCATAAACAAAATTATAATAATCAAAATCATAAATATAATAATGATTTAAATAATAAAAATAAAACATTTTCAAATAAATTTAACAATAATTATAAAGAAGAAGATACTGATGATTTTAGTCATAAAAGTCACGTAATTGATTTTTTATACAATAAAATAGAGATAAATGAACATAAATATACTATAATAAAAACGATTGGTGATGTTTATGATTTAAAGAATAAAAAATTTTACGTTTCATCAAATTCTTGTGGTATTAATTCATTTATTGTTTTTACAAAAAAGGATAATAATTATTATAGTTTTATGATTGATAGAAGATCTATTAGTTATAATAGGCAAAGTTTAAAAAAATCAAGTGTTAGATTAATAGAAATATCATTAAGTGTAGATTTAAAAATTTATGATGGTACAATTTTGGATGGAGTTTTAATAGATTCAGATTCAAATATAATTACCTCAAAATCTGATAAAGCTAAACACAAAATGCAATTTATGGTTACAGATATATTTATGTTAGCAGGTAAAAGTTTAGTACCAATTGATTATAAAAAAAAGATGTTTTTAGCAGCAAATATGTTTGAAAATTTAATTGAATCAAATAATAAAACAAACGATATTGATTTATATTTATCAAGACCATATGAATTAAATCAAATTCAATCATTATTTAGAGATTATATTTATCCAAACATTAAAAAATTTAACATTAAAGGTATTACTTTTTATCCTCAATATTCAAGTTCAAAGATAATTTATGTTTTTGATAAACAGGATGAAAAATATAAATATGATTTATTAACAGGAGATGCAATAATTGAAACTGATCAAGATAATAATTTACAATTACTAGATCCATCAGATAAAAAAAGAATATTTAAATTTGAATTAATGGATCCAGAATGTATTGACGATATTGTTTTAAATCTTGAAATGAGAAAAACCAATATTTCTGATGTATATAAATTATATGGAATATTTTATTGTACTTCTCAAAAAACTAAATTAGAAGAAGAGCAATATGTTAAAAAAAGAATAGGTATTGCTTATATACCAAATTATACATTATCTTTAAAATGTAAATCTTATTTTTTAAATAAAGAAGTTTTAATTATGAGTTGTATATTTAACACAAATAAAAAAAAATGGGTCCCTATTGACGAAGCATCTGTTCAAAAAATAGATATTATTAATAATGAAAAAAGATTAAAAATTATTGAACAAGAAATTATTGATAATGATATTGAACAAATTGATAATTTTGAACAAAATGATCAATTTAATGAAGAATAAATTTTTTATATAGAATCAATTATTTCAATTATAATAATTGATACATTATCACAAGTACCTTTTTCTAATGCATAATTAGCTAATTCTGCTGCCAAATTTTTAGCACCTTTTTTTTTAAAATTATTTAAAATTGTAAATAAATTATTATTATCTATAACATCCCATAAACCATCACATCCCATCACAACATATTTAGTTTGTTTAGTAATTTTTTGATAATGAACATCTGGTTTTTGTGAAATGTAAGGTAAATTATCACCATCTCCAAATGCTCTTGATAATGATAAATCTCCAATTCTAACTGTACCTTCAGAATCTCTATATATTTCACCGCCCATTAATTCTAATCTATGTTTTTCAATTGGGTCTTCTGGTTTATGATCAGTTGTTACTTGTTTATTTTCACCATTTTTATAAACTATTACAAGTCGACAATCTCCTAGATTTACAATATTCATATGAATTTCATTATTATATCTATACATTAAATTTAGTAAACAAGTTGAACCACATAAATATCCTCTTTTATTTTCTAATATTTTTTTTTGTAATAATTCAAATAATTCACAATGAAATTCTTTAGAAAAAGGTAATTGAAATGAGTTATTACAATAAAATTTAGGTAAATTTTTTTCTAAATATTCAGATACATATGTACCACCGTGACCATCATATATTCCAAACATATTAATAGCATTTAAATTTTGATCCATTTTATTAATATTTAATATTATATTATGTCTATCTTCATTAGAATCTCTTCTTCCTTTAATTGAAGTAAAATAAACGTTCATTATTTTATTTATTATATATATTTTATTATTATTATAATAAATTAGTTTATAATCAAATAATTTATTTTTAGTTAAAATAAATATTAGATTCAGATATTGAAGAACTATTTTCGTTTGTTGAATTTGTAAAATTATTACTTGATATCCAAATATTTTTATTAAAGTTACCATATTTATTTAATTTATTAACTAATAATTCTTGTTTTTCTACTTTTAATTCTTTATTGACCACACTTTCTGTATCAAGTAAATTATTAATATGTGAATCAACTGTAATTTCAACATATCCATTTCCATTTTCATCATAAGATTTAGAAATAAACTTATTTTTAGGAATACTTAAATTATTTAGCTTTGTTTTATTTATTTTAATATAAAAATATATTACAAATCCTATTAATAATAATAGTAATTCAATTGAATTAGAATCAGATTCTAAAATAATTTTTAAATTTATATATTTATTTTCATCAAAATTATTTAATAATTTATCTTGTATAAATTTTAGTATAATTGGAACAAAATTTATGTTTATATCTTCATTATTATGATAATAATTAAATATTGTACTATTAGTATTAGAACTTATTTTTTTAATTACTCTGTTCTTAAATAAATTATTAAGTAACATATAAGTAATTTCTACCTGATTTAATAACATTGAGTATACTATTAATGGAAAATTATAAGTATTTATTACATGATTTTTATAAGTATTTATTTTTAATGGCTCTAATAAATCTTTTATTAAACTAAAAATTATTATTTTATTTTTATCATCTAGTTTTGTATTTAATAATTTAAATCCAAATAATTCATTCTTTTCATCTTGATAATTTAATATACTTATTAAATTATTAGTTTTATACTTTATTATAGGATTTAAAATCTTTATTAAAAATCTCATTATAATATCCTGATGTACATTTTTATTTGTTAAATAATCTATCATAAAATTTATTATTGTGAAATTCATATAAATAATTTTTATTAATTTGTAATTTGAATTAATTATGTAATCAAATATAATATGATTTTGATTTTCTATACATTTTATTAATAACATTGAATCTAATTTTATATTTTTATCAATTAATAATCTAGCACTCATATTTAAATTATTATTTATACAATATTCTAATAAACTAATGTTTTGATCACTTTTTTCATTATTAATATATATATCTAAATTTTTTTCATACTTTAATATAATATCTAATAATCTAATAAATTCATATTCATAATCCATATAGTTTGGTCCATTTTTATTTTTTGGTATCTCTATTAAATATATAATTATTGGTTGTATTTTGAAAGATTTTATACTAGAATCTAAATTAGATAAAACATAATCTAAAATATTTACTTTATTATTAGTTATACATCTTTTTATTATGTTAAAAACATAATCATTATTCTTATAATCATCTATATTAAATAGGCTATTTTCATTTTTATTAAATTCTAAAATCATTATATCACCATTTTTAATATCTATTAATTTATTAATAATATCATACTGAATAACATTAATTTTATTTTTGTTTATAATTTTTAAATAAGAAACTTTTGTTTTAATACTAATTTCTTCATTTGATAATAAAGTATTAAAAATATAATTTATTTTCTGCTCTAAATCTTTTTTAAATTTTAAATTTTTAAGATACTTTAGAAATTCTAATCCTAAATTTATCAAATTATTTTTAAAACTTTCTATCACATAATACACAAACATATCATTTAAATCATATCTATCAGAAGATCTTGTATTTCTTATTTCAATTTGATTTTTTATTATTAAAACTATATTAATTAAATTAGTTTCAGTATTTTTATTATAAAAATCAATTATTGATGTAATAATATTTTTTTTTGCACATTCATAATTTAAATCTAATAATTCATTATTTATTGAATATATCTTATTAAAATATTCAGATAAATTTTTTTGTTTTTCATTCTTATTAGATTCAATAAAATCACTTTGATTAAATTCTTTATTTTGATTATTATATAAAATATATCTAAAATATTCTAAGCTTTGTTGATTATACAAATGTATACTTATTTTTATTGATTCAAGAGTCCATGTATTAATAATATCTATTTTCATTACAATCTCTGAAATTATTTTTTGATTTATATTTGAATATTTTTTCTTTTTACAAAATGTTAAATTATTAAATCTTATATCTTCATGAATACATCTTGATTCATTTATTAAACTTAATTCTTCATGGTTATCTTTAATATTATAATACATTTTAAGAATTTTAATTACTTGAGGAATAGTTTTAGTATAAATTTTTATTGTTTCTTTAAAATTTAAATAATTATCTGGATAAAAATTATATAGTTTATTTCTAAAATTACATTCACATGGTAAAAGTCCTATTATATTCATAAACTTATTTATTAAATAATTTATTTGTAATTCTAAAATTTTTTTTTGTTCTAATCTTGTTTTTATATCTTCAATTATATTTGATTTTTTATCAACAAAATTTTTATCTAAACTATTCAAATATTCTCTACTTGCAAAATCTTCACAACATTTACATAAATTTCTTAAATTTGGTTGTACTATTAATAATTTTAATAATAAATAATATAATGTTTTAATTCCTCTATTAGTATTGTTTACCGATTTAAATAATAACGTTTTATTACATTCTTTATTTACAATTTTTGTTTTAGATTTATTAGAATTAAAACAAATTTTACAATTTTTATTACCACATAATTTTATAATTAAATTATTTGAACTTTGATAAATTGTTTGACCTTGTTCTAATAAATTTATTATTTGTTCATAATTATTATCTAATAATATATTATCTAATGTATTATTTGATTTTTTTATTTTTTTAACTTCATCATGATATTTATTTTTTAATAAATTTTGTCCTACATATTTTTTTTCTAACAAATCTTCCAAATCTTCTATATTATCTAAATCATCAAGTATATCAGATTTAATTGATTCAGTTTCTGATTCTATAGATTCTTCTCTTTTTTCTGATTCTATAGATTCTTCTTTTTTTTCAGATTCATAATCATAACCAAACTGTGTTGAATCAATATAATTATAAAAATTATCACTTTTATTTATTGAGGAAGTTAAATTTTCTTGTTTTTCTGATATATTATCATCAGAATTTGTTTGTGATGTACTATCTTCATTTAAATTATTATTACCCATGGACTGATCTATATATTTAACATGAATATTTGGTTTTACGATATGAAATCTATTTATTTTATTATTAACTTGATTTTTTTCAAAATCATTATCTGTTTCAGTAACAATATTTAAATTTATAGATTGTACTGATTCATTATTTGTTTCAGTTTTAAAAATAAAATTATCAATTAAATTTTTATTCATTTTAATTTATATTATAACTTAATATTATTGATTTTTTAAACAAACTTGTTCAATGCTATTTATACTTTATATGACTATTACTTATGTAATAGACAAATATATATTATAAAATATTTATGATTGTAATATTTCTTCTGTATTAATAATATTTATTTCAATATCAATATTATTTTCTTTAACTATTTTAGACTCTTTTGCTAATTTTTCTTCAGCTTCTCTAACTATTTTAGCAGCTTTTTCAGCTTCTTTTGTTTGTCTTAGTAAAAAATTTGTTCTAGTTTGAATAGTTCGTTGAATAACTGGCTTGAATTGATTTTCAATTAATCCAATAATTTTCTCAGGTTCATTACCAATATTTTTATTTTGTAATATAAAGGCTAATGCTGATTGAAATTCATTTACAATATTATTATATAAATTTAGATTTTCTTTTACTTCCTCTTCATCTGTTGATTTATTTTTTTCTTTAATCATTTTAGGAAATCTATTTTCTGTTAATTTTTGAATCCAATTTATTTGTTCTAAACTTGTACTAAATTTATTTGAAGAATAATATAATATTCCATTTTTTGGCTTAACTAAAGTTACCTTATATTCAAAAGTTTTTGCAGAATTTAGTACATCAAGCCAATGATCTGGTCTACATTGATATGGCATATACACAATTCGTTCTGTTGAACTTTCCATTAATTCTTTTACTTGAATATTTACCCAATCAAATGAACTATAAAACTCATTTTCTTGAACTTTACCATCCTTATAAAATTTTTCATAACAAGATTCTTCAACTACTTTTGTTGTATCACTTGTATAATTTTTATTAACCCAGGTAGTTCTTCCAGAATAAGGAATACCAATTACAATAACTAATTCTTTACTCATTTTAATATAAATATTATTAATAAATTAGTCTTTAAATAAATATTATATAAATATTGATTCTAAATATTTAAATTTAACTTTAAAAAATACCTCCACGGAGACGAAGTACTAAATGAATGTTTGAGTTTTCCTCAATATTATAATCAGCAATAGTTTGATTATCTTCTAATTGTTTACCATTAAAAACTAAACGTTGTTGTTCAATAGGTATACCTTCTTTTTCAAATATTTTATTTTTAATTGATGCAATTGAATCAGTATCAGATACATCTAAAGTAAGAGTTTTACCTTGTAAAGTTTTAATAAAAATTTGTTTAGTTGGACCATCAGTACCACCTCCATTCATATTAAATATAACATTAATAATACTATGTGATTCAATATCATAATCTAATAAATTTAAAGATTCATCTAAAATCTTTTCAGAAAAGCAAAGATGATAATTATCCTTATTTATTTTTAATTCATCATTAATTTTAGATTTAATATCTTTAATAGTATAATCTATCTCAAGATCAATATTAATAAGCTTATCACCTGTATTAATGAAAATTTGTTGCATTATATAATCTATATTTATAATATAAATATTTTTATTAAAATTCAATTTTTTTTATATATTTTGTGTAATTAATATATATTAAATGATAAATATATATGAATATTTTATAACTATTTTAAAATTAATAAAAGAAAAGAATTTGCTTTCTATATTTGGTATTAGGATACTTTTTATTTATTCATCAATAATTTATAATGGATATGGTTATATCAATGGAATTAAAAATTCAGATGATTATACATGTAATATAAATTTAAATTTAGAGGAAAATAATATTGATTTTTATTTACAACATATTTGTTTATTAGGTTTATCATTATTAAATGAAACATTTAATTCGAAAGAACTTTATGATAAAATAGTAAAAGAAAGTGATGAATTATTAGTAAATGATAATTATAAAGAGTTTAAAGAAAAATATTTGAATGAGTTAAATCAAATCGAAATTGAATTAAATGATTACTATTATTTAAGAGATAAAGATGGTTGGCATGATTCTAATGAACAGATTAAAATAATTAATTCACAAAATAAAATAAATTTAGACGATGATACTTTATGGGAAAAAGTTAATTTAACTAAATGGACACCAATAGCTAATCAAAAAATGGTTGGCGGAAACTGGGGAAAATTAAAAGGTATTATTGATAAAAATATAATAGATAAAATAGAAAATTTAATAAAATTAGAATATAATAAAATAAATTTAGCAGATGAACATAATCAAATTTTAGAAACAAGTATAAATTATTCGAATGATTTAATTGCTCAAGCTGAATTTTGGTTAGAAATTGATGATAATTTTACAATTGCAGGATTTTATAATTATATATTAATTAATTATTTTCAAAATAATCCGAATGATATATTTTTACAAATAAAATTATTCCATATATTAAATATAAGTATTTTTCAAACATCAATAATTGTTTGGAAAATTAAATATGATCTACAAGATCCTAGACCTATTCAAATTATTAGAGGTTCACAAATTTCTTTACCAATCAAATATTATTTTGGAGAATCTAATACAAACTATTGGTTACCATTTAAAAATTATGAAAATTATTTACCATCATATCCTGATTACCCATCTGATTTATCTGCAATCTCATCAACAGCATCTTTTATTATTTCTAAATTTTTATCTGAAAATATTGCTGATTTAAATATTATAATAGATAAAGAATTTGAATCAATTTATTCAGATAATAAATCTAATTTAGATAATAATGATTTAAATAATAAATATAATTTAGAATTAATAAAAATTCAAAAAAAATCTTCAAAAATAATAAAAAACATTCCAGATAATGATATTATAATTAAAAATAATACTTGGAATGATTTAGCTTTAAATATTGGAAATTCTGGATTTACATCAGGATTATCTACTAATTTTTCAAATACAAATGGACACAAAATAGGTATTGAAATTGGTAAAGTTATTTATGATTATTTTTATAATCCATGAATCATTATGATTCACCATTTTTTTTTATATAATAAGTTACTGGTAATAAATGTTTACCTATTTTAATACAAACTTTATCAGTAAATAAATTACAATTTGTAATATAATTTACATCAAAACAAACTATAAATGAACGAATAACTGGTTCTAAATCAGATCTATTTATTTTTTTTTCATCATCTTTTGAAATTAATTTAAAAATATAATTAAAATTTTTTGTTTTAAGTTTTTCATCAAAAAGAGCTTCAAACACAATATTTAATATTTCTCTACATTCAGATTTTGTTAAATAATTAGAATTTTTACCAAAAATTTTTAATAAATCATTCATAACATCTTCCATTATCTCAGGATCTACTATATCTAAATTATTTTTATCAACCATTAATTACTACATATAAAAAAAAATATTTATTAATACGAAAAATTTTTAATTATTTTTTATTTTGGCTTGAATTATTTTTTTTAATATGTCTTTTGCTAATAAATTTGATATCAATTTTATATTCTCAAACATTTTGAAATCAAATGATTTACTTGAATTATCAGAAGGATTTTTAAATCCATTAATACTTATATTTAAAATCCCATTATAACTTATTTTAAACAATAATTTTATTAAAATCATTCCCTTTGGTAAAGGAGGTATACCTATAATCTTATATGATCCTATAAATGTATTATTATTACAATTATTTTCTATTCCTTCATAAATTTCTATATCTATACTTCTTTGACAATCATGTGATGTAGTAAAAGTTTTTTCTATTGATAATGGTATTTTAGAATTCTTTTCTATCATTACTACCATTTGATTATTAGGATCTGAAATACCAATGTTCATTGGAATAATTTCTAAAAGATAAAATTGTTTTTTATCAAATAAAAATTTTGATAGTAAAGAACCACCTTGAGAAACTATGGTTTTATATAAATTTTTATCTGGTTTTTCTAAATTATCTAATGTTGTTAATAAATTTAATTCTTGATTTTTAAGTATATTTGATTCTAAATAACTTTTTACTTTATCTTGAAGTAATGGAATTTGTGTTGGACCTCCAATAAAAATAATATTATTAGTTTGATATTTTTCATACATATTAAATATAGGTTTAATCATTTCATCAATAATGTTACTAATTAAATTATTAAATTGATTTCTAGAATAGGATATTTTTAAATCATCAACTACAACAATTTTTGTTAAATTTGAATCTAATTTTATTATTGGAACATATTCTAAATTAATATGATAATTTAAATTAAAAGTTAATTTAATTTTTATTTCTTCTGCAATTTTTCTTATTTTTTCTTTCCATTTTAAATTTGAAGGATCTATTGAATTTTTAGAATAAATATCTAAAATTAATAAATTATCAATATCTATTCCTCCTAATCCATTATTACCATCAATATCAATTACTTCACATGTATTATCGGATTCATGATATTGTACTACTGTTGTATCTATTGTTCCACCTCCTAAATCGTATATAATAAAAAAATTAGAATTTGATAAATTCTTATGTTTTGATAAATAATAAATTGCTGCTGCTGTTGGTTCATTATAAATTTTATTTACTAAAAATCCTGAATCTTCTGATGCTTTTTTTAATTGGGATCTTTGTAAATCATGAAAATATGCTGGACATGTTATAACACAATTTATTTGACCAATTAGATTTAATTTTAATTTAATCATTTGATATAGAGCTTTGAAATATAATGAAATTAAATCAATAATTGATAATTTTAATTTATTTTCTTGATTATCATAACATTTTAAATAAAAATAAATTGTATCTTCATCAACAGTATAATCTAAATTAAATCTTGATAAAAAACTATTATAATGATTTATTGATCTAGATGTTATTCCTAAAAATCTTTTAAATTGATAAAAATAATATTCAGGATCTTTATTTGATGAATATAAATCATTTGCAATTGAACCAATCCAATAATGTTCACAATATATTAGATCTGAAATTTTTGTATCAGATGTTATTTTTGTTGAATCAAAATATATTACAGTTGGTATCAGCACATCTCCAATACTATCTTCAGTTAATTGAGATATTTTTTCATCAATTATATAGGAAACTACTGAATTACAGGTTCCAAAATCAATACAGATATTATTTGAATTATTCATATAATATCATATACTAGTTAAAATTTAATATAAAAATAAATTCTAAATGATTAAAAATAAAACTATATGCATGATAATAATGCTCCAGTTAATTGAATATAATTTGTGGATGATTTTGACATAATATATGAACTATTTGATAGTATATTAATTAATTCTATTCTTTGATTTTCTGATATATTTTGATAATTTTTAATATATTGAATAAAATGAAGTAATACATCTAATGAATAATATCCTTGATTTTGAAATTGTGTAATAATTTGACAAACTTTTTTAATATCTTTATTTGTAATATTTTCCAATAATTCATTTAATGTTTCTTGAGAAGGGATATCACATATTTTATTAATTTTTTCTATTGTAATTGAACTATAAGTGCGATAAGTTAATTCTAACATATTTAATGTTTGTCTTAAATCTTTTTGACATACTTCAAATAAATATCTTAATGCAGATTCTTCATATTTAATTTTTTCATTTTCACAAATTAATTTAATACGATTAATAAAATCTTGTACAGGTGGTTTAGTAAATCTTATAATTATACATCTAGATTGTATTGATTCTATTATATCTGTTGAATTATTACATGTAAATGCAAATCTTGTTGTTGGAAATTTTTCCATAATAGAATTTATTAATCTTTGAGCTTTTGGTGTAATATTATCTGCTTCATCTAAAATTAATAATTTATGTTGAGCAAATCCTGGTTCAAAATCAACTTTACGTTTGCAAAAGTTTATAATTGTTTCATGAACTGATTTTATACCACGATCATCAGATGCATTCAGTTCAATTATTGATTCATGATATTTTCGTGGATATATAGCACGTGCAATACAATGAATTGTTGATGTTTTTCCAACACCAGATTTACCAGTAAAAATTATGTTTGGTATATCTTTATTTTGTATAATATTTCTTATTTTAGTATTAATAATTTTGTCTAAAATTAATTCTTCTATTTTTCTAGGACGATATTTTTCACTAAATGGTAGATTATTCATTTATCTTTTATTTAATATATTAAACAATATTTAAATAAATCAAATTTTATTTTATAATAAATTTTATCCAAATAATATTTTATCAACAGTTGTATTTACACAAAATAATCTGTGTAATATTATACCACTACCAAATAATACTAGTAGTATTACACCTAAACTATATTGTGGTAAAAAAAAGTGTACTATATATGCTAAAACTATAGTTAATATTACATCAACAATTGCTATATTAAATATTCTATATGAATGTGGTCCTTCTCCAACTTTTCCAAAAATATCTTTGTATTGACAAAACATTTGTATATAAACTATATAATATAATTATTTATATTATATTATTAAAAATTATTATGGTTTAGTTACTTGTGTATTATTTTTAGGTGAAACAATTGGTTTATTTTCTTTTAAATCTATTTGTGTTGAATCATATAAAGTATTAGTTAAACCAATTGTTTCTAAAACCATCCCATTTTTATAGTCTTGACCTGTAACAACATGCATTAGCACCATTTTTGTTGCTGCAATTGATGCATCTTTGATTCTTTCAATTTGATTTTTTACAATAGTTGTATCTATTTGAATATTTTTATTTTTGTTAAAGCCACTAACATAACAAGTTAATAAATTATTATAATCATCAATTACTTCATTCAGTGATTTTTCACCATCTGTAAAATAAAATCTATACTCTTTAACATTTTTACCATCTTTAAGTTCATTAAATTCTTTATATTCTAACTCTTTTAAACTAAAAATATCGCATAAATTTTTTAATACATCATTTGTAATTGTAGTATTTTTATTAAAAGAGTCTTCTCCAAGACTATTTGCTTTTTTGGTATCAACATCTTTAAATGTTGTTTTTTCTTCAATATATTTTTTTACATTAGTAATATTATTACCTGTAAATTTATACATATCTGTTAAAATCGCTGAAGGATTATCTGGATCGTATTTTGAAATAATGTTATCTAAAGATTCACTAGTTAATTTAATTTTTTGTTTAAATGGATCAGTAATAGTTTGTTGAATTATTTCTTTTTTTATTTTATTTAAATATTCGTTACTTTTGGTTATACATTGTTCTAATTCATTTATTTCTATATTAATATTTTTATTAGTATTTTGTAAATTAGTAATTTTTCCTGGTCTTGGGTCAATGATTTTACTTAATGATCTTTTAAATTCGTTATTTTTTATATCATTTTCTATTTCTATAATTTTAGTTTTATTATTTCCTATAGCTTCACTTTTTGATTTTAAATTTTCTGGAAAAGTTTCTGTAATTAACTTATTAATTCTATCTATTGTACTTTTAATTTCCTTTGATGGTATTGATTTATTAATATTTTTTAAACATATTGGAGCATTACTTGTAAAATTAATAGTAATATTTTTATTATCAAGTAGTCCAAATTCATAATTTAAAAGTTTATTAAATTTTGATTCATCTGGATTCATAAAATCTTTATATTTATTATCTTTACTTAAATTATAATAATTTTCATATTTATCTAATAATTGAGAAGATATTTTAAATTTATCACCGTCTATTTTTAATGTAAACTTCATTTCTTTAATTTCTAATTTATCAATTAATAGATTAATTTTAATAGTTAGATCCTTAGTATCAACTTTTATTGTTGTTGTAAACTTTTCATATAACTTATTAAAAAAATCATAAAAATTAATATTTTTTTCTTTTATACTATACATTACGTATAAAATATTTTTAGATGGATTTTCATTACTATCATTAACTTTATTAAGTAGTTCATATAGATATTTACCATTACCATTATTATCAACTTCATTACTTTTAGTACCAAATGCTGGTAAAAAAGATTTATTTGTTTCAACAACATTTTTTTTCTCTAAACAATTATCTTTTATATTAATAAAAGTTTTATCATTTTCAGAATTCCAATATAAGAAACTAAATAATATTTGAATCCAAATAGTACTACTTTTTAATAAATTGTCAAAGGCTAAATTATTATACAATACTCTTGTGCGTGAACCAGTATTTTGTATTAATCCTCCATTACTATCTTTTGTTGTTTTATCATAATAATAATAAATAAAATTTGATAATTCTTTTAAAACATCAGGTTGAATTTGATCAAACATATCATTATTATCTTTTTTTTCAGAATTAATACTACAACCTACACATTTAGCAATATAAATTAACATTCCAATTGTGTGATTAATATAATAACCTTCACCTAATATTTTATCAATAATATTTTGATTTTCTGCATGTTGAGGTGTAATTTTTGTAATTTCTTTACCATTTTCATCTATGTTATATATAGGTCTTCCTCCTCCTCGTGCAGGCTTAGGCGGAGTAAAATTAACATACTTCTGAATACTTTTATTTTCAAGTAACACATTTAATGAATCAAATTTTTTTCTTGTTGGTTCATTATCTTTAATATCATTATTTTTAGATAATTCAGAAATAATTGCAATTAAATTATTCATTTTTTCAGGTTTTTTATTTTTAGTAAAAAAATCTGTCATAGCTTCAACATTTTCAGTTCCAGCCATATCAAATAATGGAAAATATTTTGTTTCAGTAATGTTACCTTTAGTTTCTTTTATTCTAATTAATACACAAGTATGACCACGTGAACTTTCAATATTATTTTTAGTTGGTAAAACAGTTCTTAAACATTTTTGAGCTTTAATTAAATTTTCAAATATATTTGACATATCACCACCATTACTTACATTGTACCATATTTTAGAATAATCATTTTTAGTTTCTTTATTAGAATCTTTGTTTTCACCTTCTGTTACACCTTGATTACTTAAATCTTTTTTAGGATCAATAATATTTCTAAAAGTACATATATCATATTCTTTATCTTCTTCAGAATTATCATTAGGGAATACTGTTCCATTTCTTATATTATCAATAACTTTATCGAATATTAATTTTTGTAATTTTCTAGTTACTAAATTTGTATACAAATCTGAATATCCATTTGTATTAACTTTTTCAATAACTTGTTTAAAAATATAAAAATCATTATTATCAAAATTATCGTTATTTCCATGATATTCAATCATTTTTTGATTTACTTTTTCAATATTTGCAAAAATTAGTATTTCATCAAAAGTATTATCATCTATTTTTTTTATATCTTTTTTTCTTCCATAACTTACAAAATAACTCATTGATACTTCAATTTTTGTATCTGATGTTGAATTTTTTATAGCTTTATTTATGATACCTGGAACAATTCCTTCTTTATCTTTTTTTTCTGATGAATTTTGATAACCAAAATATCTTGTTGTTTTACCAGTACCACTAGCACCTAAAGCAAACATTAAATTTATAACTTTTTGTGTGGGCGAAGGTATTTTTGAATCTAAATTTGGCTTGGATTCAATTAATTTATTTAAACCAATAACAGAATCTGTCATTAAATCTTCAGTTGTATCATTATTAGTTGATTTTAAAAATGCTTGATTAGTATGAAGATCTACTATTTTATTATCAGATTTATCACATTTTTGATTTTTTGGTGGATTATAATTAATTAATTGTTTTTTACTATCATATGTAAAGGTAAATATACAATCATCTTTTGCATAAACTGCTGGTGGAAATTCAATTGTAAAAAAAATCATTGGATTAACATTAATATATGCATTAGTACCATTTGCCATTATTTCACTTAATTTTGAATATAACTCACTATAAAATATTGTGTCTTTTCCATAATTTTTTTGAGGTTTTGCTTTTACTTCTAACCATCTATCAACTAAAGTTGCTTTTTCATATAATGGTTTTAATAATCCAAGACAATTTTTTAGTGCATTTTTAAATGGGTCAACACGTGGTCTTGTAATTATTTCACCACCTGTTTGTGCTTTAGTATTATTTAATATATCTAATAAGCCTTCTGAAGTTGTATTATTAAGTGTTACTGGATCAACTCTATCTGCAATTGGAATTGGTTGTCCTAATTTACTGGCAATCATTTCAAACAAGTTTTTCATACCTATAGTCAATTTTCTATCTTCTTTAATTAAATTTTTACCTATATTTTCAAAAACACTACCTATAAATGCTGTATTAATATTTTCTTCTTTAGTTTTTTCTAAAACATTAATATAACTAGTTGAAAATTTTTCAAATAAATCATCTAAATTATCATAATCTTTTCTTGTTGTTATTTGACTTTCATATCTTTTTAATAACTCATCTATTTTATTTAAATAAGTAATATTTTTAATATAATTTTCAATTTTAACATCAACATTAGTTGTATCAATAAATTCTTTAAATTCTTTAATATGATAAAGTTTTTTAGATTTAACTAAATTATTAAATATATCAATACTAAGTTTAATATCCATTGTTTCAATATTAAACTTAGTTTTACTATCTATACTTTCTATACTTGCATAAAAGAAATTTCTATAAAATAATAGATATGTAAAATAGTAATAAAATATTAATGTTGAATTTAATAATTTTATTACTGCATCTAGATCATCTATTGAATATTTTATTATTAATTTAAAAGAAGTTGTATTTGCTTCTTGATTGTTATTGATTTCTTGTTTATTACTTTTAGTTTTTTGTGATGATTTAACAGACTTTACTACTTCATTATTTGGAATATCTTTATAAACTCCATATAAATTTTCTAAAAAAGATTCTGTTACTATATTAGATTTTTCAAATTTTTCAAATTTTTCAGAATCATTAATTGTTTCTACATCACTTAAATTTAGTAAATTAATTATTTCTGATTCTTTTATTTTTGAATTAAATTCTGGATTTTTTTTAGAAAATAAATTATTCCAATATACATTATAGTTAATCACAATATTTCTTGATTTTACAAGATAATTGTTTGTTAATTCAAATAATTTACTTAACTGTATAGCCATTTCTAAAATTTGATATAATTTATCTTGAGCATTATAATATTCAAGAGTACTATTAAATTTTCGTTCAGTATTAGGTGGAGGAGTATTTACTTCTAGATTTTCATCTGTTTCTAGAGGAGTTTCCGACTCTTTGTCTATAACTGGAGTTTCAATTATTTTTTCATTATTTAATTCAAACAAGGTATCTATGTTAAAATATTTAATATTTCCTTCATTCACTGATACAAAATATATGTTTTTTGTTTTTAATTGTTCAATAAGTGATAAAATTTTAGTATTTATTGTAATACTAATATTATTATATGCATCTATTAATGGGCCACTTCCTATTTGGTATCTTCTCTTCAAACCAACTTTTGATACCAAATAAGAATCTATTAAAGGAACACTTCCTAATAAGTATTTTCTTTTTAAACCACCTGTTTGATCACCTGTTTCTTGTCGATCTGAATTTTTATTTCCTAAAACCGAAGCTAACTTACCGAATACACTATTTGATTGAGAAGGAGGATAATACATCGGAACATTATCATCTTTTTTTTCACCTTTATTATCTTCTTGTACATCTTTATTATCTTCTAAATAATTTTTTGTAACACCGTTAATTTCAGTTAATGTCTTTAACATATTATTTCTTTTTTCTTCAGGAATAGCATTTAAAGTATCTTTACTTGATTTAATAAATTCTTCTAAATAAACTGCCATACCTTCTAATTCTCTAAGATATTTAGCAATTTCAGGAGATTTTTGTTTAGATTTGACATCATTAATAGTAGCTTGTAATCTTTCATACAATGGTCTATAATCAATAGCTTCTTCTTTTCCTTCACCTAAAGCAGAATCAGCAGTTTTGGCTATATTATTTTCTAATTCATTTACCAACCACTCGATACTTAGTCTAATATTAAACAAATCTTCAGTATCACTCATAATCTGTCCAACTTTAGTATGAAGTAAATTAATTTTCTCAGTAATAAATTTATTATCAGCTTCTAAATCAGAAGCAGATCTTGCTAACTCATCAATTTCTTTATTTAATTGAGTTTCAAAATCATAAAAATCCATTGCTTCACCTCCATACATCAAATTAAAACCACCTTTTTGTGTAGTAGGTAAGATAAAATTTTTATCAATTAGTTCTAAAGAATTTTTATTCGATCTACTTATTTTAGCATTAGCTTTAACATTAAATTCATTATTGTTAATTTTATTTTTAATTTCTAAATCTAAATTAGTAGTTTTCTTAACAACTTTTTCTATATTATTAATCATAGTTTCGAGTAATTTAATTTTATCAACACCATTAGAATAATCTTTACTTAATTTTTCATATTCACGTTGTCTTTCAATTAAAAAATTTTTTTGTTTAGTTAACATATCAAGCAAAATCATATAATTTGCAAAAATAGTTTTATAATAATTAAAATAATTTTGTGCAACTTTTTTATATTTTTTAATAGTATTTTTAGCAGCTTTAGCAAAAATTTTAATTTTTTTATATTTAATATTTAATGTGTTACCATTATTCTTTTTTTTTGAGCCACCAACAGTATTAAAATCATTTTCGTTAAAATATGAATCAATATTTTTAATAACATTTTCTATATTATCAAGTTTATCAGCAATATAATTATCATCTTGAAAATTATTATTATTTGATATTACATATAATTTTCTTTTTAATTTTTCTCGACTTGACATAATTTTTTATTTATATAAATTAATTTATATAATTTTTTTACAAAAAATTTTTATGGTTGATTTATTTTTTTTATGATAACCAAAAAAAATCTGGTTCTCTAACTTTAATTGGTTGTTCAAATTTAACAGGAACAGTATAATTTTTTGAATCAATTAAATCATCCATCAAATAAGGTAAAATACATTCATCTTTAAGAACACCATTTTCATGTAAGATATTAACTATTAATTTAATACAATAAACTCCATTTTCAAAAAAATTATAGTTGTTATATTTTTTAATACTTTCTTTTAATTTATCATTATCTATAAATTTATGTAAATTACTTTTAACAACATGAATTCTATGAAATGGTGAATTATTACATCTTTTAATAAAATCAATACATTTTACACCTTTTTTTTTAACATTTTTATATTCACAAGAATGATCAATTTCACCATTTGTTTCAATAATTAAAATTTTATTATTATCATTATCTTTATAAATCATTCCAATATGAGTTACAAATATATTTTGATATAATAATCCAAATTGTACAATTACTTCGCTCATTTTGTTACTTTCATAACATCTGAATAATACAATATCACCTGTATTTAAATCATTTAAAATATATTCAGGTTTTATAAAGATATTTGTTAAATTTAGATTTGTTTTTTGTTTTATATCAATTAATAATAATATTACATACATAATACTAATTATATATAAAGAAGTTCTAAACTTTTTGTTAGAATTTTTAATATTAATAATTATAAAATATAAAATTATACACAATATAGAATATATTATCAAATCAGAATAAGTATCTAAAGAAAAATATTTATTAATATTTGAAATATAATATTTGTTTAATTCATCAAACATGTTATATTATCTATTAATAGATAATTATAAAAAAAATTTATAAATAAAATTGTATAATTTTTATACAAAGGATTATAAATATTAGTAAATATATGTCAAATTTAATATTTGAATTAAATTTAGCTGAAAAAATTGGTAAACATCACTTTGATGGAGTAACTAAAAAAATTTTATTAATAATTTATTTAACCTAGTTTTATTTTGCAAATGTAGAAATATTTTTTTTTAATTTTATATATACTAAAATAATAATTAATAAAACTAATATTATGTAATTATAATTTAATAATAGTGTTTGAGTATTGAGTAGAACATCATTACCACCATGATTAATAATACTAGTAAATTTACTATTATTAATAATATTATTGCATACATAATATCTTTTAACATTATTATTAATACAATAAAAATTTATATAGAAATCAATATGTGTTTCAATTGGAAATGAATTTTTTAATAAATCTTTAGCTAATTTTATATTAAGAAAATAACATCTCGTGCTGGCTACATATAAATCATCGATTATTTTCCAATAATCGTTAATTTTTGTAATTAACATATTATCATGAAATAAACCATAATAAAAATATCCAATTGTAGCTTCTTTTGGTATATTATACAATGTTTTATTAAATTTTTCTATATCATCAATTATAAAATTATCTTCAAATATAATAATATTTTCATAATTATTATCAATCATATCTTTCCAAATTTTAATATGAGATAAAGCACATCCTATTCCACCTTTTGTATCTAATTGATAATGTGTATCTCTTGGATTATTAAGAAAATAATAAGAATATTGTGTTGTTATTGATTTTATATAGTCTTCAGATAATTGTTTACCATCTACTGCTGAAACTCTTTGATATTCTTTAAAAATACCACCTAATTTTTTTAATTGAATATCACTTTGTTCAAGCCTATCTTTACTTTTATCCAAATTTATTAAATAAACTTTATCAATTTTCATAATTTATATTTATATATATATTAGATTTTTTTTTTATATATTAATAAAATGATTAAAAATAAAATAGCTAAACTTAAATGAGTAAAATTAATATTTCCTGCTGTTTCAAAAATTGATTTAAAATTTTGAGTTAACCATGTTAATTCATGATTATGTATAATATATGTATTTTCAACAATATCACATGTTCCATTATAACAAGGTTCAAAATAATAATTTGGTAAAATTAAAATATCTTTATCAGAAATATTATCAATATAATAATCAATTAATGAATTAAATATATAGGGACCAGTTGTGTTTTCTATACATAAAAATTTATTACTAAAATAACTGCATTCAGTTATAAATCCATCAATTAGATATTTAATAACTCGAGTATTAGGTTTTCCAATTAAAATACCATTATTAAAACATGTTGAAAACTTTTGACAGCCTATAAAATTTTTAACAGGATCTAATTCAGGTAATTTAGAAATTACTAAATCATTTTTATTAATTAAATTATAAATATTATCTAAATTTTTAATTACATCACAATCAATATCTATGTATATACCTCCAAATTCATTTAATATTGCAAATTTTGCAAAATCAACTTTTTGATGAAGATAGATATATTTATTATATTTTTCAAAATATTTTTTATTTTTTTTTATTAAATTAACAATCATTAACTCATCCCATAAATTATATTCCCAATTTGAATTTAATTTTTTTGTATTATTAATTCTTTTTTTATTTAAATTACTTATATTATTTTGACCCTGAAACCAAATTTGATGTATTATTTTTGGCGTATTATTCATTTTTTTATATATAATTATTGATATATATTTTTTAAAAAATTATATAAAAATATTCATTATATAATTTTTTAAATTTTATTAAAGATTTTTATTTAATATGATGAATTAATTTTATTAAAACATGATTTAATATCTGTTTTAATAAATATATTTCCATTGTAATTATGCAACATAAATATATCATTTCTACATTTAATTGTGTTACTTAATATATCTGGTGAAAAGACTGTAACATATTCTTTATATTTGTCTGTTAAAAGCATATTTAATACACCTTGTTCATAACACATATGTGCATATATTCCATTTAATTTATTATTTACTTTATTTAGACATTTAGATTTTTCAAATATATTTATTGCTTCATTTAAAAAATTTATACCAATTTCAGAATTTTTTATAATAAAAACTCCAGCATTTAAAGTTTTTCTTGCTGTCAATGGGTAGTCATTATCATGACTTAAAAATATATCACTATTAAATAATCCTAGCACGTATTTTAAATCAATATTATAATTAACAAACATAGCATCAGTATCCATCCACATCACATAATCATATTTACCTGTTATTAACCAATCTCTTAATAAATAAATTTTTACCCAATAAACATTTTTATCTGTTTTATCAAAAAATTTATATTCTATACCTTTGTGTTTTTTTATATATTGCATCACATTTTTATTATGATCTTCTAAATAATTTAAATTTTTTCTATTATCAAAACTAATTATTAATATTTTTTTATCTAAATAATCATTAGAATTATTTAAATTTAAATTTGAATTTAAATTAAGTGCATTTTTTGTTAATTTTGTATAATAATAATAAATATCTTGTAAATATATTAAAAGTATATCATAATTAATTATAATTAATATTATAATAATTAAAAATATGATTTTCATTATATATTATTTAATAAATAAAAAAATATTATTAGTACTTTTATACAATAATATATAATTTAAAAAACTTTTTCTTTATTTTTTATTTCAATATATAGTTTATTTTTATCTATTATGTTAATTGAATTATTTGCATAATAAATAACTTTATTATAGGATAAATTATTTCTATCAAATAAATAAAGATTTTTTATATTTTCCATAGTTTTTGTATTTAAACATGGAATTAATGGGCCAGTATTAATTGCTATTATTATTTTTGATTTAATTGATATCACTCCGATATCATTTAAAGATAATTTATCATCTAATGTACATGTAATATCTTTAACTTTGTAAGTTGTAACAACTTTTAAACCCATTTTTTTCATAAAAGATATAAAATCATTCCATTCTTGAACATTATAATTATATTGTCCACTATTTGGAATTGAATTTATAAATAATATATCAATATTATCATATTTATCACCATATTTTTTAATCAAGTTTTTATATTGTATTTCTAATGTATCATCATTATTTAAAAATATTTTTATTTCATAATCAATACCATAATATTTTGAAACTTCATTATAAAAATCTCTTAATAAAATATCAAAATATCCTCTTTTTATAATATTATCATCATAATTATTTTTAAATAAATTATTACAATTAATTAAATTTATTCCATCCATACTTATTGTTTTTAAAATTAAATTTTCATTTGTACATGCTGATTTAATAAGTGCATGATGACATTTATTTAAACTATATACGATATAAATTTTATTTTTTTTACAATAATCTTTTATAAAGTTAAAATAAAATACATTAAAAAAAAGATCACCATAATGTGACAGTAGATCTGAATAAAAATATATAAATATTTTATCTTTAATTACTATTTTTTTTGGATTATTTTGTTTATATGAATCACCTTTTAAAAAATATGTTGGCATATAAATAACATAACTTCTATAATAATCTAAATACATTATTATTAATGAAGTTAGTAATATTATGATTATAATGTTTTTTTTAAAAATTATACATAAAAATAATATAACAAATAATTCAAATAGATATTCATAATTATCTAATAAATTTAGATTCATATTATTTATATTATATAAAATAAAAATTAATTCCCTTTCCATATTCTATAACTATCAGAATCATAATGTTTTGTTGATACTTCAAATAATTCACTATCTTCTAAAGCTTCAACTTGATGTGCTTCACCTCTTTCATTTGTTATAACATCACCTACATTTAAATATTCAGTATGAAATGTTCCTAATTCTGGTTCAATCCAATGTAACAAAAATTTTCCTTTTGCTACATACCACGTTTCCTTTTTTTTAACATGATAATGCATTGAGAATTTTTTTCCTTTATCAAAGCATAATATTTTACCACAATATTCATCGTTATTTACAAATATAATTTCTTTACCCCAACCTTTTTGTACTATTTCAGATATTAATTTTTTTGAAACTTTATCAGTAGAATTTGGAATTCTCCAAAATGTATCAACATTTACACATTTATCATCAATCATTAAATCAAAATCAGGTTTACCCATTAATAAATCATCATGTAAAATACCCCATTCTGTTAATTGTTTTTGTGTAAGATCTTTATAATCTTTACCAGAACGAGATCCACGTGCAGTCCAAATTGTAATATGATTACCTTGTACTTTTAATTCATTTACCTTATTAATTCTATCTTGAATTGGTTCAGAATTTGAATAATCTCCATCAATAGTTTTACATAAAGTATTATCTAGATCTATAAAATATTTCATTATAAATAATAATTATTATTTTTTTAAATAACTAATATTATTTTATTAACAAGTATTATAGAGATTTTAAAGAATGTTTTTAATAATTTTTGGAGAAATTATTTTAGATAGATATTTCATTTCAACAACAAACAGGATTGCTCCTGAATTTAATATACCCATTTATAATATTAATAAAATTGAAGATAAATTAGGAGGTGCATCAAATGTAGCTTTTAATCTAAATGATCATACAGATATTTTATTTATTAGTGTATTAGGTAACGATGATATTTCTAAAACAATTACTGATATTTTAAACACAAATAATATTAAAAATAAAATATTTTTATCAAATAGAAAATCTATTGTTAAAAATAGAACAATATGTAACAACGAAATAGTACATAGATTAGATTATGAAGATACATATGATATTCCTGATAGTTTAATTGAAGAAATATCGTTATATTTTGAAAATCTAATTAAAGAACAAAAACCAGATGGTTTAATTATTTCTGATTATAATAAAGGAATAATTCCTTTTAAATTATGTAGAAATTTGATTGAAATATGTAATAAAAATGATATTATTACTTTTATTGATCCTAAAGTAAATAATGTATTAAAATATAAAAATAGTACTTTTATAAAACCAAACTTATTAGAAGCAAAATCTTTTGTAAATAATTCTTCTAATGATGAAAATTCTTTAATAAAAAATTTATATAAAGAATTTGAATGTAAAATTTTACTAATTACTAAAGGAGAAAATGGAATGATTGGTTATGATGGTGAAAATATGATTAATATTAATCATGAAAATATTATTAATGTTGTAGATGTTACAGGAGCTGGTGATATAGTAATATCAGTATTTAGCTATATATACAGCTTAACTAAAGATTTTATTTTTTCTTCTAAAATATCTAATAAAGTTGCAGGAAAAAGTGTTAAAATCATCGGAAATTATAAATTTACTCAACAAGATATTATATTATGTAATAAAACTATTTATTCATATCAAATAGATATAATTAAAAATTTAAGAAAAATTCATGATTTTATTGTGTTTACAAATGGATGTTTTGATATAGTACATATAGGTCATTTAAAATTATTAAAATATTGCAAATCACTGGGAGGAATACTTGTTTTAGGATTAAATTCTGATTCTAGTATTAAAAATTTAAAAGGTGAAACTAGACCCATCAATAATGAAACTGATAGAATAGAATTTATTAAATTATTAGATCTAATTGATTATATTATTATTTTTAATGAATTAACTCCTCTTGAAATAATTAAAAATATTCAACCTGATATACTTGTTAAAGGATCAGATTATTCATTAGAAAATGTTATTGGACACGAATATTCAAAAAAAGTATTGTTTTATAATTTAATTGAAAATAAAAGTACAACTAATATTATAAAAAAAATAAATTTTAATAAATAATTATAAGTATGTAATTTTTAATTATTATAATTTTCTATATATAAATTAAAAATAATCTATAGTAACTGGTTTAATATATAGACTAATAAATACATTTATATTATCTGATAAAAAAAAATCTACATTTTGATTATAAAGTAAGTTTTATAACAATAATACGATTAAAAATTAACATATATTTCTAATTAAGATTTTTTTATATATTACTTATATATAAAAATCATGAATGATTTACATATAATTACAGTTGCAAATGAATCAAAATATTACTTTAATTATTTAATTGAATCATGTATAAATAATGGGAAAGATCTAGAAATATTAGGATTTGGAGAGACATGGAAGGGTTTTAATTGGAGAAATAAATTAATTTTAGAATATTTACAAAAATTAGATTTAAATGATATTATTTGTTTTATTGATGGATATGATGTTATCTGTGTTAGAGATTTATCCACTATTAAAGATGATTTTATTAAAATTAAAAATAGAGAAAATTGTAAATTAATTTTTGGATCAGAAATACCTAAAAGTATTATTAATGAACATCTTAATAATACTCATTTTAAAAAATGTAAAAATTTAAGATTAAATTTTGGAACATATATTGGTTATGTTAGTGATATTTTAGAAATAATATCAAAAGTTTTTAAATTAAATTCTAATTTAGATGCAAATGATCAAAAATTAATGATAGAATATTGTAATTTAAATCCAAATGAAATATATATTGACAAAAATTCTGAATTATTTTTAACAATATGTACTTCTCTAAAAGAAATAGATGATTTTATTGTTTTTAATAATAATGAAATTATATATGAAAATTCTAAACCATATTTTATACATGGACCTGGTTCTACACTTTTAGATAATATTATAATAAAACTTGGATATAATTATGATAAAAAAGTTAAGTATGAATTATATATAAAATATTTTAATGAAAATAGAGAAATATTTATCAGTATTTTATTAATATTTTTATTAATAATTATTAAAATATTGCAAATTATTAAGAGAAATACTAATTTTTAGGATTAATTTATTTTTCAAATATTAAATTTTTAAACTATATCCATTTACAATGAAAAATAATATAATAAATTATATTATTAGATCTAATTAATTCTGTTTAATAATTTCATCTATTTTTTTTAAATCAATTTCATTAATTAATTCTACATTTTCAAGTTGAGGTATTGTTGTATATTTATTATTTATATCAAACATATATATTTTTTTACAATAATTTAATGTAAAATTATTAAAAATAGCTGTCGATGGACCAGTATTTATCCCTATTATTACTTTAGATTTAGTTGAAATTGCTGCAATTTTTTTTATGGTTAATTGATCATCTAATGTGCATGGAATATATTTAACTTTTCTTGTAGTAACTATGTTATATTTTTTATTTAAATATATTACAAGATTATCCCATTCTGTTATATCTAAAAAATATTGATTACTTAATGGTAATGAATTTATAATTAATATATCTATATTTTTATATATATCTTTCAAATTATTATAATCTATTATTAAAGAATCATCTTCATTATAAAAATTATCCATGATATATGGAATACCAATATCTTTACAACATTTATTAAATATTTTTTTATATAATTCATCGTATGATTTTGTTCCATTATATACTTCTGAATTCCAAAAATTTATACCATTTAAATGATAACCAATTGGTTTAAAATCATAAATTTTTATATTTTTAGAATTTTTAAAATCAATAACTTCTTTATGATATTTATTATTACAATAATATTCAATTATTATACCATTATTTTCAATATATCTTTTTAATTTATTAAATAAGAATGTATTCATAATATGATCTCCTAAATGAGCAAGATCATGAGAACATATTTTTATTATATTATCTTTATAATATTTTTGAGGTATAAAATATAGTTCAAAATTATAAAATAATATTATGAATATTATTAATAAAATAAATATAATTATATTTACTTTTAAAACTACTTTAATAAAAATTAATAATAATATTGGTAAAGCTAAATTTTCTACGATATGTGGTGGATATTTATTAAACATTATTATAATATATATATTTATAAAATTTATAAAGCCAATTTTTATAAATTTGAATATTTAAAATTATAATATCTAATATATTTAATATTATAATGGTTTTAATTAATGATATATTAAGACACGAATTTAATATAAAAAATGATTTTTTTAATCCAATATCAGGTACTAATTTATTATCCTATATTATTTTATTTATTATAATATTTTGGTGTTATAAATATGTTGAAAAATATAATTTTAAAATTATAGGTTTTATATATATTTTTTTAATTATATATTTAGTCATTATTATCATTAATTATAAGATGAGTACTAATATTTATATTACTGATAAATATATTAGTCCTGAAAATATTTATGATAAATTAAAAACTGGAGATTTAGTATTTTTTCGTTGTTATGAATATGATAGTATATCAACTGGTTTATATTTAGCAGTACCTCTTTTACAAAAAAAAAATTATTTTACTCATATAGGTTTAATTTATAAAGATAATAAAAATAAATTATATATTATCGAAAGCAATGCAGATAAAAAATTTTGTTCATTCTCAAAAAAATTAAAATCCGGATTTCAAATGATTGAATTTATAAATAGAATTAATAATGCATACCCATATAGAATTCATATTGTACAAAATAATTTATATCAATTTATTAATAATGATAAACTTAATGAAAGCATAATTAAATATAAAAATTATAATTTTCTTCAAAATGGAGTTTATTGTATTAAATTAATTGTTAACATCTTAATTGAAAATGGTGTTCTAAAAGATGAATGTATTTTTCCTTATTTAATAGATGACTTAATTGATTCTAAAAATTATAATGTTCCTATTGTATTTAATGAACCTATTTTAATTAAAAATCTTGAATAATATTTTTACTAAAAAGGTTCCAATTTTAAATTAGACAAATAAAGATAATATCATGGAATGTTGTTAAAATATCCTTCTGAATACTAAAAAATGTATTAAAATAATATATTCTGTTATTTCTACTTATTTATAGTATCATTTTAATTATTTATTCTTTAGAACAAGTAATTAAAAAAATAAATAATTTTTTTTATCTTTATTACATGAATGAATTTTTATCTATAATTACTTCCTATACTTGGAACACTAGGTGATGAAGAAAATCCTGGACTTGATGAAGCAACTGGTCCACCTGTAGATGAGCTTGGTTGTGTTGCTACAGGACTAGACATACTAGTTGTTGGAATACTTGAACTAGAAACATTAGGACTAGGAACATTAGGACTAGAAACAGAAGGAACACTTGGTACACTTGGTACACTTGGTACACTTGGTACACCAGGCATTTTTTGTAAAGGATTATTAAAATTTAAATTTTTTCCAATCAATCCAATATTTTTAAGATTATCAACCACAACATCCACAGTTTCTAAAACTGTATTTACTTCACTTTTTACAATATCTATATAATTTGTTACAGTACCTATATGACTTCTAATCAAATTTACTACATATAAAAGTACTACTGCTATTAATATGATACATAAAAACATACCTCTATCCGCTATTATAGTATAAGTTATTGTTATTAATAAAACAATTATTACTATTAATAAATAAATATCCATATATAAATATGTGTAAGATAAAAATTGATAAAAAATTATTTAATTAATATTATATATAAATGTCTTATTTAAGAAAAAAGTATATTGAAAATTCTGATGAAGAAAATTCTAATGAAGAATCATCCGTAAAACAATCTAAAAAAATAAAAAAAATATATAAAAAAGAATCTACAAATATTGAATCAGATTCAGAACAAAATTTATTAATAAAATATAATAAAATATTAAAAGAATATTGGGGATATGATACTTTAAAACCAACACAATTTGAAGTTATTAAAAAAGTGATTGTTGATAAAAATGATGTTTGTGCTATCTTGGCAACAGGATTTGGAAAATCTATTTGTTATCAATTACCACATTTAATTACTAATAAATGTGTTATTGTTGTTAGTCCATTGATTGCTTTAATGCTTGAACAGGGCTTGGAAATGCAGAATAAAAATATTCCTGTTGCTATTTTTAATTCTGATACAACTAAAAAGAAAAAAGAAGAACTTAAAAAAGAAATTTTAAATGGAAAAAACAAATTAATTTACATGACTCCAGAATATTTAATAACTTCTGAAGATTTTATAAAGGAATTACATGCAAATAAAAATTTAGTTATGGTATGTATAGATGAAGCTCATGCTGTTTCAACATGGGGTTTAGATTTTAGACCTGGATATACAAAACTGGGTGTTATTAGACAATGGGTTCCTTCTGTTCCTATTTTAACTTTAACAGCCACTGCAAGTACTAAGGTGCGAGAAGATATTACTAGTATTTTAAAATTAAATGAACCTGAATCCATTATTGGTAACTTTGATAGGCCAAATTTACTAATCAGGGTTGAACCTAGATATGATGATATTATGTTAAACATATCAACATTACTTAATAAATATGTAAATGAATATATTATTATATATTGTAAAACACGCGATGAAACAAATGAATTAACGGCCAAAATTAGTAATATATTAAGAATAAAATGTGGTTCATACCATGCTGGAATGTCGGATTTAGAACGTCAATCAGTACAACAAGATTTTATTGATGGTGAAATTAAATGTATAATTGCAACTATTGCTTTTGGAATGGGAATTAATATTCCTAATGTTCGTTTAGTAGTTCATTATAATTGTCCAAAAAATATAGAATCATATTATCAAGAAATTGGCAGAGCAGGAAGAGATGGTAAAAATTCAGAATGTGTTTTATTTTATTCTACTAAAGATTTTAAAGTTAATAGATATTTTTTAAGATCTATTCAAAATCCTATTCAACATATTTATCAGGAAAATCAAATTAGATCTATTGAAAAATATGTTTACTCTTTAGATTGTAGACGAAAAGTTATTTTAGAAAATTTTGGACAACATATAGAATCTTGTGCAAATTGTGATAATTGTTTAAAAAAAATTGCTAAAACAAATGATGTTGAATTAAATGATTATACTATTCAAGTATTAATGATTTTAAATATATTAACTAAAATTAATGATAAATTTGGTATGGGTATGACTGTTTATATTTTACTAGGTAAAAAAAGTAAAACTAAAGATTGGATGGAATCTTATGCTGAATTTGGTTCTGGACAAAATTATGGTGGAGAAAATTGGTGGAAAAATTTAATAAGACATATGATCAACAATGATTTAATTGTTGAAACACATGCAAAAGGTGCTTTTTATTCTACTTTAAGTATGACCAGTAAAGGATCTGATATAAGAACAAAATTAATTACTAGATATCAAAATTATACCAATATTACTTTGGCTCAAAATGATTATGAAGAAGATAACCACAGTGATGATTCAAAATCATATTCTAAATATCAAATTAAATTTCCTAAAATTCCTGATGATCCTGTTAAAACTAAAATTAATAAATCTACTCACACTAAATCTACTACAAAACCTTTACAATTAAAAAAAATAGATTTAGATGAAAATACTACTAAAAATAAATCTAAAATAAAAAATAATAAAAAAAAACCAATTGATACAGAAATTAATGATTTAGATGAACTTGATCAACTAATTAATAGTTCATCTTATAGATTAAAAAAAAAATTAAGTGTTGAATCTGATTCTGATTAATATTATTTTTATTTATTGAACAAATACCATTTCAAATTGAGATGCTTCTTCTGGAACCATAGTACTTGTTGTATAACCTGATGGATTTACAACTACATAATGCTGTAAATTTCTTTCATCTGTGTATGCTAGTATATTTCTTTGATTAAAAATTAAAACTTCAACTTTAAAAAATTCTGTATAAGGGTTTGATACAGCTCTTAAACCATCACCATTATATCCAGATAACATATAAAAGTTTGGTTGATTTGATAATCTTAAAGGAAGAAACTCATTTGGATTATTAGAAAGAACAAAAGGAACACCAAAACGACCTGGAACAAATTTACCTAAACCACCATCAATTATCAACCAAAAATTAGTTTTAATATCTCTTAACATAAAATTCTTATGTTCATCTACTTTTGAAACTAAATTTGGATATATATTTTCTAGAAAACAATTTGATTCAAAACCTTCTTCATTAATATTATTAAAACTTTCTAAAATATTTTTTATTGATAATATTACTAAAATTACTATGATTATAATAAATATTAATTCTTTTTTATCCATATTAATCTATATATAATTTATGTATATATTTTTATAAAAAATATTGATTTTTTATTTATTAATTATATATTTATAATAAAAACTATCTAATTCAAATGGATATTAGTATACCAAATAAATATTTTCAAATAACAAATAAATTTATTAGAAAATATCCAGATACATTTGAATATAAAGAAAGATTAGAACGTGAATTAAAAATAATTACTGAAAAAAATTTTACTGATTATATTTTAAAAATATGTGAAATTTTAGAATTAATTAAATCAGTTCCTCATATTATTAGAGGTTCATCAGGTAGTTCGTTAACCTGTTATTTATTAGGAATTACAGATATTGATCCTGTAAAAGAACGTATATGTTTTGCACGTTTTTTAAATGAATATAGGAATTCAATGCCAGATATAGATATGGATTTTCCACATAATCAAAGAGATAAAATATTTACTAAAATATTTGAAAAATGGGAGAATGTTGTTAGAATTAGTAATCATGTTTTATATGGTCATAAAAGTGCTATTAGACAAGCATTAAAAGAAATGGGTGTTAATGGAAGAATAGCTAAAGAAAAATGTAATATTAATTATTGGAAAGATCCAGATAAAAAAAAGGAATTAATTGAAAAAATAAATTGTTTAAAAGGCACATTAAAAAATTATTCATTACATTGTGGTGGAATAATTTTTTATTCTGATTTAGAACAAATCAGTAAAGATAAAATCAAAGATAGACAAGTTTCATGGAATAAAGTTGATACAGAACGTAATGGTTTTTTCAAAATAGATATATTATCAAATAGAGGATTATCTCAATTATTTGCTATTGATTCAAAACCACTATTAGATTATGATTTTAAAGATAGCAAAACAATTGAGTTATTACAATCAGGTAAAAATATTGGATTAACATTTGCTGAAAGTCCTGCAATGAGAAAAATTTTAACAACATTCAAACCAAAATCAGTTCAAGATATTGCAATATGTTTAGCGGTAATTAGACCAGGAGCTTCTAAAGATGAAGCAGATACAATTGAAGATCTAAATAATAATATTGTGTTTGATGATGATGCTATATATTACATTAAAGATTTATTAAAATGTGATGAAGATACTGCAGATAGTATTAGACGTTTATATTCAAAAAATGATAAAAATAAAATTGGTCAATTCGAATTAGATTTGTTTGTATCTAATCCCGAATTAAATATTGATGAAATTTCTTCAAAACTGATAAATTTACGAAAATATAGTTTTTGTAAATCACATGCATTATCATATGCATATTTAGTATGGGCTCTTGCATTTCAAAAAGCAAATAATCCAAAAAAATTCTGGAAGTCAACAATTCTAAACTGTTCTTCTATGTACAAATCATGGGTACATATAAGAGAAGCAATTTTATCTGGAGTAAAATGTTCTGGTGATAAAAATATTAATTCAATTAGTCATTATTATAAATATGGATATTGGTTAGGAAAAGATTTTATAGATGAAAATATGTATGTTGATATAACAAATGAAAAAAAATTAACTTGTGTATTTAGAGGATTAATTGCATGTGGACGTTGGTATAAAAAATTTAATCATCAAACTAAAAAATATGATTTAGTAACATTTATTACTATTGGATATAAAAATTCAGTTTATATTGATATTACAGTAAAAGGATGGATTAGTATAAAAAGTAAAAATATTTGTTCAGGAGAAGGTAAATTAAATTTATTAAATGGTTATGCATCTATAAATGCAGAAAAAATATTTTATAAATAAAAATTGAAATTATTATTAAATTATATTATTATTTATAATAATATATAATTATGAATATGATTAAACAAACTGATGATTATGTAAAAACTATTTTAGAAGATGAACTAGTTGATATAAAAACAAAAAATTTTTTATCTTCTATTAAAAATCCAGCGTTTGTGGAGAATACTTTTGATCTTGAAAAGAAACTTTTTGTTAATTCAATATATTTGAATAAAATAACCAAAATAGGAAGAAGTATGAGTACAATGATTTGGCAATTTTATCGTCATAGAGGAAAACTTAGTGTTAATAAAGTAATTAAACAATATGGTAGAGAAAATTTAACAATTAATTATAAGATTTTTCAATAATTTAATTAGTCATTTCAAATGATTCAATATCATCTGTATTATTTGAATTTGTATAATTTATTAAACTAGGAACTTTAATATCTGATATTTTAAGATCATTAAGTTTTATAGAATTTTTAGTTATATTTATAAAATTATTCATACCACCAATTAATATATCTTCTACTTGTAGATCTGTATTAGGTTTTATATTATTAAAAACAATATTTTTTATAAAACTAATATTTGTAATAAATTTTTCAATAAAGTCAACATATTCTTTTAAAAATTGATTATTTATATAATTATTTTTTTCTTCTACTGAACTAAATACATAATTATAGCGTTCTAAATTTTTTTCTATAAAATTTAAATAAACATCATGATCTTCAACAATAAAAAATATTATTTTTGTTATTATATTAATTGATATATCTAATTCTTTATGAAATATATGCGATAGAACTTGTAGTTTTGTATCTGATAAATCATAATACTTAATTTTAAAAAATAATTTATTTTGATAATCATAAAAATTTCTTAAAGTATTTACATTTAATATATTGTTACTTGAATCATTGAAAAAAATAATTTTATTTATTGAAGCTAATACATTATTTTTATTTTCGATATTTTTATTTGAAATCCATAATAAAATCTTAATTGATAAATCTCTCAGATTTTCTATAAATTGATTTAACACTGAATCCAATAAATCTGTGCAATTATTTTCTACTGATTTTTTATAATATAATACAAATATTACTAATAATAATCTAATTATACGTTTATTATATTTATTATCATTCCATGGTAAAAAAGTATTTTGTTCATACAAGACTGAATTTAAATCTTTTATTGTATATTTTAGATTTGTACTTAAAACATTATAACATCCTGTTTTAGAATTATCAAGTTTTGAAAAATAATTTATATACATATTTGTGTTATTATATAACTTTTCTCTTAAAAGTGATAAATTAAAATCATAGAATTTTGGTATTGATATATCTAAAAATTCACTAGGAATATTTAATTCTACAATACTATTTTTACTACCATTAAATATTTTATTTAATCTTACATTAAACTTTACTCTATATAAATCAAATGTAATAATATGTTCAGAACCTACATAATTTGATATAACATTATTTATCGAAATAAAATGAGTTGATTTTTCAGGAAAAAATATTAAATTATTAAATTCAATTGAATTTACATTCCTAAATAAAAAATCATTTCGAGGTAAAATCACAATATCTGATTTTTCAATAGGTTTATTTAAAACAAATTCAACAGAAGGAGTAGTATTGGTATTATAAAAATGTTTATCTTGATAATCCGATGTATTAAAATTTTCAGTTAATATTTTTATAAAATGATTAATTTTTTCTTTATTATAAAAATCATTTAATTTTGATAATTTATTTGATAGTAATATTAAAATTGTAGAATCTTGATATTTTAATATTATACTTAAATTTTTTATAAATTTACTTAATAACTTATTTGAATCTAATAATTTTTTTATTTCAATATTTGTTTCATAGTAAAATTTAATTAAATCTATTATTAAAATATATCTACTTCCTATATAACAATCCTTAAAAATAATAAATTTATTCTCAAATTCTGAATAAAAGTTATTAATATTTTTAACTATATCATTAATTAAAAAATCTACACTTTGATAATCTTTATTTACAAATTTTTCAAAAGATTGAGAAATATTTCTATATATCTCATGAATTTTATAAATATCTATTTGTAAAATATTATTATTTGATATTCTTGATTCTTCAAAATAAATTAATTGATTAGATAATTGATCAAATTTTTTCTCAGTATATGTTTCAGTTTTATTAAGTATATTATCAAAATGTGATCGAATAAATATTAAACTTTTATTTAATAATATTGTTATCCAATAATATATTACATTAAATTTAGTTTCTTCTTTATTAATAATATATACTGTTGTATCAACATCACTTGTTTTAAAATATTTGTTTAATTCATTAATTTTTTTAAGATATTCAGGATCTGTTATTCCTTCTTTTATTTGTTGTAATATTTTTTCAAAATAAAAATGTATAGTATTACCACCTTTAAATAATATAAATATATCTTCATCAGATTTTAGTATTTCATTATTAGTTTTTAACATTTTATTAAGATTACTAATTATAAAATAGTGCATTGTCTGAAAATTATAATAAATAAAATAATTAAGAATATCTTCTTCTTTTAAAAAAGTAGATACGAAAACTGAAGTACTTTCATCTTTATAAGCTCTAAAATTTGGTTCATTTTTAATTTTATTAAAATATATATTATTTTTTTTTAAATGATTAAATAATAATGGATTTTCTTCAAAATAATTATTAGAACTTTTACTTAAAACTTTTAAATATTCCATATAATAAAATATATTTATAAAAAATATTTATACAATTAATTTAATTATTAAAACTTATATAATTATTCTGACTTTAATATTAAATTTTTTTCAATAAAATCTTCATCTGTTAAATCATCAAACATTAAATTCATCGGTTCTTTTTTACAATCTTCATCTGAACCATAAATATATTTATCATCAACCCAATAGTATAACTGTTGATACCAATTTTTTTTTTCAAAAACTTCATCTCTTTTTTTAGACCAAGATTGATAAATTGATAATACATCTATAATATCTATTACTAAAGGTATTTGTGTTAATTCTTCTAGTTTATCATTTCTTAAAATACGTCCTACTGATTGAATTAAAGTTTTATCATATTTGATTTTAGTTTCTTTCTCTTTTTTAATTGGTACTGGTAAGGCAAATAAAATTGTGTCTAAATGTGGAATATCTAATCCTTCTTCAGCTAATTGCATTGTTGCAAAAATTATATCTCCATCTTTTTCAGCCATTCTTCTTTCACCTTTTTTAGTTTTACCCATATAATAATATGAATTATAGATATGTGTTTCGTTTTCTTCTTTTATTTTTTCATCTACTGCTTTTTTTAATAATTCCAAATGTTCAACACGATAACTTAAAATTAGTATTTTTCTACCTCGATTTTTTAATGTATCAATTATTTTAATAATTAATTTATTTCTTGAATCTAATTCAGATAAATTTTCTATCATTTTATTATTATCTGGCGCCATTCTCCCTTGAAACCATCTCTTTTTTTCTATAAATTTACTATCATCAGATCTAAAATATATTTTTTTAACCATTACTCTATAATCAATTTTCTTTTCCGTTGTGTATAAAATATCACCAACATGCCATTTTATAACTTTAAGTAAACCATCAGATCTTTCTGGAGTTGCTGATAATCCAATAGTATATTCTGCTGAAGTTTTAAGTAGAGCTTTTGAAAAAACTTTAGATGCAACATGATGAACTTCATCATATACTACAAGTCCAAATTCATTAAATATAGAGTCATCATAATCTTTCATACTAATAGACTGTAACATACCTATAACAACATCTTTTCCTTTAATATCTACTTTATCTTGACGAATTATTCCAATTTTTGCATTAGTAAAAAATTTAAATCTTTCTACCCATTGATCTAGTAAAAATTCTTTATGAACTATTATTAGTGTCTTTAATTTTAATATATGTGCAAAATAAATTGCTAATACTGTTTTACCTCCACCACATGATAATTTTATCAAGCCACCTTTACATGTTTTAGATTTTGAATTATTTAAATTATTTAAATCTAATCCAAATTTTTCAATAACAGTATTTATAATAATTTTTTGTGGTTCTCTCAATGCACCAACAAAATTTATATCAATTGATTGTTTTAAATATCCATATTTTTTTATTTTAAAAATTATAGAATCATATGATATATCTAATATAATTATTGGATTTGCTAAATTTAACTGTAAAGTTGGAACAAATTTTGGTAAAATCAAATAGTTATCATCTTCATAAAAAACTTCAAATGATTTTTCTTCAACATCTTTTTCTTCTTCATCATAATTTGATTTTGGTGTAACTTTAAAATAAATTCTAAGAAAAAATAAAATATTTGAAGGAATACTATTTTTCTCTACACAAAAACCAAAATTATTTAGATAACCAGTTAATTCATAATATATATTATTTTTTATTTTTGATTTAATATTTTTAGTTGATTTATTAATTTTTTTAGTATTTTCTAAAAGTACATTTTGATCTAACATTTTACCTAATAAATAGTATATAAATATAATATCAATTTTTAAGATTATAATATTTTTATAATATATATTATATAATGTCAGATAATCCTAATTTATTTAATATTATTATAAAAAAATTTGTTGATAATAAAATGCTTATTTTTATATTAATATTATCAATATATTCAAGTAAGTATGTCTATTATTTACCAGATAATTATATTAATTTATTCGATAATACTATAGTAAAATTTGTTATTTTTGGTATTATTTCTTTTATTTCTATGAATAATCCTGGTATTGGAGTAATTTTAACAATTGCTATCCTTGTTACCTTTCAAGTTATATCAAATATAAAAATTAAGAAAGAAATTGATTTAGAATTAAAAATTGAAAAATTTGCATTAGATAATGTAAATGGTTTTACTCCAAATGATCAAGATTATTATTATAATCCAATATTAAAACTTGATCAATTAGATCCTGTAACTTCAAATCTCAATCTTGATTTAGAAACTCCAAATCAATTATATAATAACATGATTAAAGATGGAAGACAATTACTTGATTATAGTATTCAGATAAATAAAGATTTAGAAAAAAGATTTGATACAAGAGAGAAAAATATTTCTGATATAACACAAAGAGAAGGTTTAGTTCAAGTTCAAAGTGGAATTAATAGATTACAATCAGCAGACTTGGGTGAATATAATATGCCAATTTACTCTGATAAAAATGTTAAAAAATATATACAATTTGATTCTAATGCATATGATAAATACTTAATTTATTCTAATAATGATGAAATTATGAATTTATTTAATAAAATGATTAATTATTATAATAAACTTCAAGGAAATATGTTAAATCCAGAAGAATTTAATGAATTTTTAATAAGCTTTTATGAAGCAAAATTAAACTTACTTGAAATAATTTTTAAATATAAAAAAAATGCTATGAATAATGATCAAATTGATAAAGTTAATATAAATATAAAAGAAGCTAAAGTAGAAACAAATTTAAATAAAACACAGAAGGAAAATAATCATTGTTGTAAAAAAATAATAGGTCATTTAGAAATATTATCTGAAATATTATTGTAAAAATCAAAGAATATAGATCTAATTAATAATTATAATATTTTTTTAAAATTTATATATAAAATTATATATATAAATGTCAAAATCAGATTTTTTAATTATAATAACACTACTTCTATTGATTGGATTTATAATAAAAGTTCATTTTATGAATAACGATGAATGTAACTATGCACCAGACTTACAACAAAATATCAACGATTTGGCTAGAGCTGAATTAGCTAGATCTGAATTAGCTAAAGCTGAAGCAGCTAATATGTCAATTGATTCTATGAGTATTGATCATTTTGGGAATATTAATCTAAAACCAAATTATTATGATAATCAAATATATGAACCTTATTCAAATTCGGTATCACATACAATTAGTGGTTTAACTGGTGAAAAAACTGCAGAAGAATTAATTGCTCAACCAACACTATATGATACATTACAAGATCCTAATTTTAATAATTTAAATAACATACCAGTATTAATTAGTCCTGATCCACCTGGACCAAACTCTGTACCAGAATCAGCTCCATCTTATTATGCAAATAGAGTTAAATTAATCGATAATCCAGATTCAAAATTATTAAAAATTTATGAACAAAATTATAAAAACTTAGATAATAGATCTCAAAGTTGTAATCTTCAGTCTAGACAAGCTCCACCAATGGTTAATGGAACTTTTGATGGTTATAATGCTTATGAAAATCTAGATATGGATTCATATGCTAATGTAACAGCAATTGGTAAAAGTATGTTAACACCTTATACTTCATTTCCTGTTCCTTCATAAATATTTTTAATATTCTTTAATTTTTTTAATTAAACTTAAAGATGTAAAATAATATTTCAACATTATATATTTTTATAATATGATATATATAAATGAGTATTTTAGAAAATAAACTTGATTTTATTATTCCAGTATGTAATTATAATATAATTATTAAAATAACACTTGAAGCTATAATAATTAATTATAAACCAAAAAACATTTATATAATAACAAACAAAAAAGATTCAGAAATTTTAGAAAAAGAATGTTTACAATGGAATAATTATAATGTAAAAATAACTTTTATAGATGAAGAAACTTTTTTTATAATTAATTATGGTTTAACAAAAACAGATATATATCAATGGTATACTTGGAAAGATGAACAATCAAGAGAATATGGTTGGTGGTATCAACAGTTAATAAAAATAGGTGCATTTAAACAAATAAAAAATTTATCAGATCCTTATATTGTATGGGATTCTGATTTGATTGTATTGAAAAAATGGAATTTATATGATGAAAAAAATAATACTCATAAATTTGCTATTTTACAAGAATGTGCAAAAAATGAATTTAATAAAAATGAATATTCTAAATCAATTTATGAATTAATAGGTTTAGATGTTATAGAACCACCCATAGAGGGAACTTTTGTACCACATCATTTTATAATTTATCATAAAATATTAGATCATTTAATTAATCATATTGAAAAAAGAAATAATCTTAATTTTAATTGGATTAAAATAATTATGCTTTTGTCAAATACCTATTATAGATTTAGTGAATACAAATGTATAGCAACATTTATGAATATTTATTATCCTGAACTATTTGTATTTTATCCTTTTAGTGAATATGGAAAAAAAGGAATTCGTTATAGAGAAACAAAAGAAATAATAAAAAACTTGAAAATATATTTAAAAAATAAATTTGAAAATGACAGTTTATCGTATGAAATATTTAAAAGTTTTGTTAATTCTAAAATTAATTCTGAACTAAGCTATATTCAGCTGGAACATGTTATCGATATTTAGATAAACTAAATATTTTTAAAATTTTATAGTTTACATCATAAATGATGTAAATAATTTATTAAAAAATTTTATAATTAATTTTATTTCTTAGATCTTTTACCTCTTTTAGACATTGCTTCATTGTAATTATCTTCAATAATTTTAGCAATCTTTGATTTACCTTTCTTGTCAAGATCTACTTCAAATAATTCAATAATTTTTTTATTAACAGATTCAGAATCTTCTTCGTTTTTGACTTGTTTCTTAGCATCTTTTCTTAAAGTATTAATATATTTTATAAGACCAAACCAGTATTTTCTTTCACATCCGACTTCTTTTATTATTTTTTCATTGATAACTTGGGTAGCTTTAAGTGCTTTATTAAGAGTTTTAGCACCACCTTCTTGTTCTTCATTACCTCCTCTCATAACCTTTGACTTCTTTGAATTCTTCTTTGAACCCTTCTTTGATGTCTTCTTTGATCTTCTTTTACCACCCATCATATGTTCATTTTCGTTTTCACCTCCCTTCATAACCTTAGACTTTTTTGAACCCTTCTTTGAACCCTTCTTTGAACCCTTCTTTGAACCTTTTTTTGAACTTTTCTTTGAACCCTTCTTTGATCTTCTTTTACCACCCATCATATGTTCATTTTCGTTTTCACCTCCCTTCATAAGCTTAGATCTCTTTGATGATTTCTTTGATGATTTCTTTGAAGCCTTCTTTGAACTTTTCTTTGAACCCTTCTTTGATCTTCTTTTACCACCCATCATATGTTCATTTTCGTTTTCACCTCCTTTCATAGGCTTGGATCTCTTTGAAGCTTTCTTTGAACTCTTCTTTGATGATCTTTTCTTTGAAGCCTTCTTCTTTTTTCCACCCATCATATCAGAATCAATCATCAGATTATTCATATCAATCATTCTAGACATTTTTTTAGAACCTTTTTTAGAACTTTTCTTTGATGCTTTCTTTGAACTCTTCTTTGATGATCTTTTCTTTGAAGCCTTCTTCTTTTTTCCACCCATCATATCAGTATCAATCATTCTAGACATTTTTTTAGAACCCTTTTTAGAACCCTTTTTAGAACTTTTTTTTGATGCTTTCTTGGATGCTTTTTTTGAAGATCTTCTTTTTTTACCACCAGTTTGAGTTCCTTGTTGTAAATTTCTAAGTTCATGCATCATTCCTTCATTTGATTCTTCATTTTTTAAAACAGGCATAATTATTATATATTATATATATGAAAAAAAATTATTACTATATAAAAATATTTTTTATTATAAAATTTGATAAAATAAAGTAATATTAAAACTGGGTAATATATTTAGTTAGTTGAAATGGGAGTTCCAGGATTTTTTGCATGGTTATTAAGAAATAAAAAAAAATTAGGAATAAATAAACTAATAAAAATAGAATTAGAAATAAAAATAAAATATTTAATGTTAGATACAAATTGTTTATTACATCCATGTGTAAATAATATTTTAGAGAAATATAAGAATGGTTTATTAAAGTTAGATGAAAATTTACCAATAAGAGAACAATTAGAAAAGTATATTTTTAATTTAATTGAAAACTACATCAACGATATGATTTTAAAAGTAAAACCAGAGGTAATATATATTGGTATAGATGGTGTAGCACCTATTGGTAAAGTTTTACAACAAAGACAACGTAGGTATAGATATCTATATGATAAAACAATTAAATTAAATGAAAATTCAAATATTTTAGTAAATAAAAAATTAAATGGAATAGAAGAACCTATAATACCAATATCATCAATTGAATTAACACCAGGAACTGACTATATGGAAAGAATTCATATTTTTATGTTAAATTACATGAAGAAAATAGAGGAAACGGGTATTAAAACAATTTATTCATCATATCACGAGGAAGGAGAGGGTGAACACAAAATACTTCAATATATAAAGAAAAATCTGGGAATGGACGATTCAGTTATAATATATGGATTAGATGCAGATTTATTATTTTTATCTTTAGGAATAGGTTTAGAAAGAGATTTATACATTATGAGAGAATCACAAATATTTAACAATAAAGAAGTTGATTTAGATGAATATCCAGAATATAATTATGTTGAAATAACTTTATTACATAAATTAATTAGTAATTTAGATATGAGTACACCAGATTTTATAGTATTATGTTATTTAATAGGTAATGATTTTTTACCAGGAATGTTAACTTTAGATGTAAAAAAAGGAGGATTAGATAAAATTTTTGATGCATATAAAAAAGTGGTTAATGGAAAAGAATTTAAAACAGATGACTCAATTAAGGATAAATTAGTAATAATTAAAGATAATGGAGAATATGAAATAAATTATAATTTATTAAAAGAGATATTAAAAGAATTAATTTGGACAGAAAAATATATATGGAAAAATATTAATAGAGATCGATTTTTAAATCAGAAAGATGTATCCTTAGATGAAGTTGAAGCAATGAAATTAAAGATTGAAGAAAAAAAGAAGGAATCTGTATTACAATTTATATCTGGATCATCAGACAATACGGATTGTTTATCAAAAATGGAATTTAATTCATCAAAAGAATATTATAGTTATTATTTAGGTATTAATTGTTTAGATGTAGAACCTAAAATAATATCAAAAATGGTAAATGACTATATTACAGGAATTCATTGGTGTGTAAATTATTATTTAAATGAATGTCAAAGTTGGTGTTGGGGATATAATTTTTTAGTAGGCCCATTAATAACAGATATAATAACATATTATCCTGAAAAAATAAAATTAAAAAGAAGTCTAAGAGCTTTAAATCCTGTTGAACAATTAATTTTAGCAATACCCTCAGAAACTTATAAATATGTAATTGAAACTGATATTATTGAATTAATTCGATCAAATAAAAAAATAGGATATATATTTCCGATATCATATGATTTAGATATTAATATTCATAGTAAAATGTGGAAGTGTCAGGTAAAAATTCCGATGGTAGAATATGATGAATATTTAACAGAAATAAAATTAATAAATATATTAAATGAAAAAAATTCAATACATAAATTTATACATAATTAAACAATATTTTTATAAATTTATTCATGTAAAAATTAAAATAAAATTATATAAATAATTATATAAATAAGTTAATAAAATATGAATAAAAATAAATCAGAATCTAGTATACAATCTAGAATATTATCAATAAAAAAATTGCTTGAAAATTCTAGTCTTCAAGATATAAACTTACTAAAGAATATGGATGATGGATTAGAAACAGAATTTTTTGAAGGTCCTAAAGAAATAAAAGATCATAAATCATTAGATTCAAGAACAGTATTAGGAAAAAGAACAATAAATTTTTATAATATTATAAACAGATTAAATAGTAAATTAATTTATATTAAAAGTGGTGCATACGGAAATGCATTCAAAGGAATAGTTACAGATGAAAATGATGAGGAAGTAATGAGTTTTGCAGTAAAAGTAGTAGCATATCCAAAAAAAGATGGTTATGGTTCAATGTTTAATGTAACAAGACCAGAAAATGCAGAGATTTGTATGTTAAAATTATTATCATATTTTGTAATAAAAAATCAATCACCACATTTAATTTTACCAATTTGTACATTTAATACATCAATAAAACCATTTTTAACTTTACAAGAGGATGAAATAGTATCAGGAGACAATGCAAAATATACAGACTTTGTAAAAAATTATAAAGAAGGAGCATACTATGAGACAGTATCTGTAATAATTTCTGAATGGGCAAATCGTGGTGATATGAGTATGTTTTTAAAGAAACATTATAAAAAATTAGAATTAATACATTGGCAATGTTTATTTTTTCAAATAATATCAACTTTAGCAGTAATTCAAAGTAAGTATCCATCTTTTAGACACAATGATTTAAAAGCAAATAATATATTAATTTCTAAAACCGATGTTTGTAATAAGAAAATTTTGTATAAAGTTAATAAAAAAGAATATATTTTACCATCGATAGGATATTGTATATATTTATGGGATTTTGATTTTGCATGTGTTCCTGGAGTAGTAGAAAATTCAAAAGTATATCAAGATTGGACAAAAAAAATAAATATTACATCTAAAAAAAATCAATATTACGACATACATTATTTTTTCTGTACATTAATTTTTAAAGGATTTTTACCAGAATTAATGACAGACAATTCTGTTCCTATAGAAGTTAAAAAATTCATTAATTATATAATTCCAAAAGAATATAGACCTGGGCATTATTCTAATAAAGTAAATAAAAGATGTAGATTAATGGTAGATGATGAATTATATGTACCGATGAATTTATTAGATCATGATTTTTTCAGTCCATTTCAATAACTGTAATAAAAAAATATTTTTATCAAATATATTATTATAATGAGTATAAATTATAATAACATTAAAGATTTGGTTAATTTATTATATGAATTTGTATATCAAAAAGATAAAAAAATTTTAGATGATTATGAATATAAAAGATTAAATCCTGAAGATATTAAATTAGATGATTTAATTAAAGAAAATATTGATAAACAATCAATAATAAATAGTGTACTAGGCACAAAAGAAAATTTTAAAATAATAAATATAATACAAGATGAAGGAAAAAAATTAGTATTAAAAAAATATTTTAAAGATCATCCTTTAACATTAGTAATTCAAAAACATGATAAAAATTTGCAAGATACAAATAGTATAATAGATATATATTATGAATTTTTTATAAATCAATTGTTATCTGAAATAGTAATAATACATAAAATTCCATTTTACTTATTAGGTATTTGTAATTTTAATGTAGATTATGAAATATTAAAAACAAATCAAGAATTTAATAATTTATTAGTAAAAGAATATAATTTAATAGATCAAACTGATTCAAATACAAAATTTTGCTTTAGTTTGTATGAACATTATATTTCTTATATAAGTATGAGAGAATTATTAAATAAAGAATTAAGTTCAGATGATTTATATAATTTATTTTTTCAAATATTTTTTATTCATGCTTACATTAATTATTATTTAGGAAGTTTTAGACATGGATGTTATAATATTGATTCTTTTTTGATTTCACAAGAAAAACATGATAAATTAATTTTTAATATGAATAATAAAAAATTTAGAATTAATAATGTTAAATTTATTTGTAAACTATTTAATTATAGATATTCTAATTTAAAAGGATTTAAAAATAGAACTTCAAAAGTTATAGATATTAATAATCCATCATATGATCTTTATACATTTTTTAAATCAATATATGCGTATTCTTTAAAGGTTAATAAAAATTTTGAAAAAATAAAAATAATTATAAGTAATTTTATTTCAATTGATTTATTAAATAAAAAATTTTTGAATGAACATGATTTTATTAATATATATTCTGGTTCAATAATTCCAATACATATTTTATTAAAAAATAATTTCTTTAGTAGTTCTATAAATATGAATATTCAAAATTCTAGATCTATAATGGTAAAAAAAAACTATAACGTTAAAAAAGAAAATTCACTTACCGATAATGAAATAATTGGATATAGAATGTTAGCTAGAAACTCTGGAATTATTACAGGAGGTGGAAAAAAACATTCAAAAAAAAAGTCAAAGGATAGTAAAAAAGGTAAAAAAGATAAAAAAGGTAAAAAAATATCGAGAGAAACAAGACCTAGAAGAGAAGAAGAAGTTATGGAAGAAGTTGATACTATTGATTTACTTGGAGATGATACTGAATTAGATCAAGAATTAATAAGAGTAAGAAAGAGTACTAAAAAAGAGTTTGAATCAGAAAGAGAAAGAAGAAATATATCACCAGATGAAGAAAATCAAAATGATGAATTGATGTCAGAAGGAGATGATGATAGAGAAAGTACTCCAATAGATGATGAAGAAAAAGAACGTGAACGAGGTCTAAAAAAATATAAATCTAAAAAACCTAAAAAAAAGTCTAAATCTAAAATGGAAGATAGTACATCTTTTGATTTAGATTTAAATCATACAGAACAACATATTGATCAAGAAAATAATTATGATGATGAAGAATATGGTAAAGAAGAAAATAGTAATTATTCACAAAAAACACCTTTTCTTAAATTAAAAGAAGGAAAAAATAAAAATTTCAATTCTATATTTTCAAATTTAAATAAAGGACAAATGATACCATTACTTCCAGAAATGCAGCAATATTTTGATATTAATCAAATTGCTAACATGCCACCTCCAACTGATATATCATCAGATAATATGAATGGTGAACCAAGATTATTAGATCCTGGATTGATGAATAGTGGATTAAATATTCCAGGTTTAGGTAATTTATCAGGAATGGGTCAACCAGCTATAACAAATCCTGTTCTTGCTCAATTTGGACCTATAGGAGCACCTCCTTCTTCTGGTGGAATGAATTTAGGTCTGGGTAGTGCATCAATGGGTATGGGTAATCTAGCAAGTATGGGTAATCTAGCAGGTATGGGTAATCTAGCAGGTATGGGTAATTTAGCAGGTATGGGTAATATGAACAATCTTGTAGGTATGCCAAAAATTTCAGAGTATGGAAAATCTAATTCAAATAAAACAGTTGCAGCACCATCTTTAAGTTCAAAGATTGGTGCTACTGCTGCTCCAGTAAATCAGTCAATTAATTCTAAACAATTGGGTGGTAAAAAAAATTTTTTTTTGAAGAAAAACTAGTTGGTGCTGGTGGTAAAAATATGCCAGCTGCAGAGCCAGAAAACAACCCATATTTAACAAAAACTGAAAGAGAAATTTTTAAACAAGACAAAATTATTAAAGATCCGGAGATGACTCCATTTCCAACAATCCCAATAGGTCCATCTACAAGACAAGAAGGAGTACCACAAATACCTCCTTATATACCATCATATGAAAAAACTCCTCAAATTCAAAAAGGTCAAGATAAATTATTATTAGATTTACAGGTATATCAAGATCCTAAAAAAACTAATCCATTAGCTGATAAACAAGCAAGATTACCAATTCAACCAATAGCTTTATCAAGTCCTTTTATGCCACCACAGTTTTCAACATACTTGTCTAATTTTATGAAAAATTTTTATACTCCTTTTATATACAAAGATTATCATATTAAAATAGGTGGTCCAACTGGAGATCGTAGTTTTGCTTCCATGATTTATGAAGATGCAATGCCAACACTTAATGTTTATTATTCATATAAAACTCTTAGAGATAGAAATAATTTAGTTGATTATATTAGGAGTAATTTTATAAAAGTATCTGAAGGTGAATTTACTAATTTTGATGGAGGTTCAAATAGTTTAAATTCAAGATTAAAATTAATAAAACTAGGTCCATTTGATTCAAATACTTGGACTTCAAATCCATATTATAATATGCCTAAAGGATTTGAAATATTTTCATCTTGTTATCCAATAGTCGCTGATAAACAAGATTTAACTGCAAAATGTAAAAAAAATTCAGTTGGTATAAATTTGCGTTTTTATCAAATAAGTCATGAAGAATTAATTGCCAAATATCCTAATTATAAACCTGAAGAACCTAAAAAAACTATTAGTATTGAAGTGCGAAATATTTTAAATCCAGATCAATTCAATATTTGGAGAGAAATTAAATATTATGAATATATTAGAATTAATATAGATAAAGGATACATAAGTCCAAATTTTATTCAATCATATTGTTATTTTTTATATACTGATGCTAAATTTGATTATTCAAAAAATTCAAGAATTAATCCGAATGAATTAACGAATAGTCAAAAAGAAGCCTTAGTAGTTTCAGATAAACATGTTGTATTATTGACTGAATCACCAAATATGAATTTAATTAAATGGACATCAAATTTATATGAAATAGATAAAAATGTAAGAAAACAAATATATTCTGGATTTAAACCGCAAGATGTATGGGAACCAATAGTATTTCAAATGTTAACAATATTTTATTTAATGGATAAAAATGAATTTACTTTTACAGATATGAATTTAATTAATAATTTTTTCATAAAAGATTTGGGAAATATAGGTGATACAGGAAATCAATATTGGATATATAGAATTAATAACATAGATTATTATGTACCTTGTAAAGGTGATTTATTATTATTAGATTCAGATTATCATGATATAGATAATAATCCAAAAAATAAAAAAATAATTAGTAGTAAAATTTTTGATGATGATTCTGTAAAAGTAAAGAACATTATTAGAGAAAATGCAAAAAAGTGTTTTAATTCTGATTATTTTACAAGTATTCAATTAAAAGGTACACTTGGAGTTGTACCTCCTCCAGCATATATAATAGCATTATTTGATGTAATAAGAAATGGATTAAATGATGATAAAAAAAGTTATGAAGATATAATATTAGAATATTTTTTAATTTATACTCATAATCGTGTTGGTACAATGATAAGAGATAATGAAAAAGATTATATTTTAAAAAATGATGTAAAACCATTTAGTCGTGGTGAATTAGTAATATATGAAAGTAAATATGAAACTTATGAAATAGTATTATATTTAAAAAATATTGATGAATATATTTGTGAATGTGTTAGTAGAAAAATTAATCGCGATGGTAAAAATGTTGTTGAACGAATTAACATTAATAAAGATATGTTATATCATTATTCAGAACGTGAATTTATTAAACAAGATGTGTTGCCAGGTCAACCAGCAATTAGTTCAGATGATTTAATAGAAACTTATATATTTTAGATTAGTTTATATAAGTAAATTTTTAGTAAAAATATATATATTATTGTATATTTTTATTCAATAATTATTTTATAGTAATAATATATAATCTCAATATATGAATTACAGTTTTGTTTCAAATTATAAATCAAGTGATTTTGTTCCAAAAAATCCATCAAATTTATATAATGAATTTATACCTGAGAAAAAATTCAATCCTTCAAACTATTATTATTCTTCATTTGTTCAAAATCAAAATAACTGGGCTACTGAAAATTCTATTCAAAAGTCGTTGTTACAAGGTGTACAAACTCCTACACCATTAGGAGAAATTTTCTTTAGTCCTGAGAATATTAACAGATTACAACAAATGATTAAATATGAAGTATTTGTTAGAACAAATGGTAAATATAAATTAGAAGTAGATCAAAATGAATCAGATTTATTAATTGTTATGAGAGATGCATACATAACAGATGCTATGAATCAACCATACAGATTAGTACATCAAGTTAAAATACTTAATCATAGAGTCGTTGAAAAAATAGTTCCAGATATGATATCATGGATTAAACAAGATGAAGAGTATGTTAAGCAACTAGATAGACCATTAGATCCAATCCCATTACCAGTTAATGTAAATAATGCAGGAAGATTAGCACTTCCATCTGTAACAACTACATTTTTTCCTGGTAATGGAGTATTTAATTAAAATTTTTATCTTAAAAATAATTAATTAATTAATTATTTAATACTTATCAAAAAAATATATTAAGATAATGAAAAAGGAGTTTGATCTTCTATTTTTTTTTCTACAGCTTGATAGATAAATAATGTACCTCTCTCTTTCATAATACTATTAAACATATTTAAATTAATTCGATTAATTGGTGTTATTCTACCTTCTTTATTAGTTCCCCCAATATTAAGTGGATTATATTGGTAATAATTAAGATTATCTCCACCATTTTGTATTCCAACAACTTCAACTTGAGATTCTTCTAAATTTCCGTCAGGTAATTTACCGTTAGGACACTTTAATAGAGTTGAACAACTAATAATAATTTTTTCCTTATTATTATCAGCTAATTCTCTTACTTCTACAGCAACAACTGATTTAATACAAAATTCTTGACTATAACCACTAGATAATTGAAGAACATCCGGAGCATTAATACCTTTTTCTTGTAATCTTTCAAATTGACTCATAGTGATAGGTAATGCAGCAAGAGACCAAGGCATTGTTAATCTTTGAATATTTAAGTGTTGATATCTTCTGTGAATATAAAATACAAGAATTTCTCTAGAATATAAAATAGTTGTTTTCTTAATAGTTAATTGTCTATGATGAATATAAATTTGATCTTGTGTTAATTCAGATTGTAAATCTATATCTTCTAAAACCTCATTACTTATTCCAAGTGGTATTCTTAGGGTATACATAGATAATGTAGTAATATGACTTGAAGTAAGATTAGAAATATTTGGATTAGTATTAATACTTATACTTGGTACAGTAAAAACAATAGTAGGTCTTAATGAGAAAGCTGCAAATAGCTTTCTTAGAATTGTACCTTCGTCTTTAACATAAGCAAGATCAGCAGCATCAAAAACACTAGCTCTGCAGGAATCAATAGCCATTAAAAATGTAGTAATATCATTAACATAATATTTACCTTGTCTTAATTCAAGAACAGCTTCCCAAAGTTTTGTTTGAATATTAACTCTGTTTAGTAAATCTGTGAAAGGTTTAATCTTGGTAACACAAGCCATATCAGCTGGATCTGTAGCAATATCCCAATATAATTCATATTCTGGTAAAGTATTTAATTCAATACCTTCCATTTTTTTAGTAATAATACCAGCAATTGAAGCTAATAACATATGATGATCAAGTAATTTAAATTTTGGTATAAACAAGGCTGCAACAACAGGATGAACAAAGTTAAATAAATTTACCTTAAGTTTATCAAATGATTCAGTAAATGATTGATATTCACAATCGTTGTATAAAAGTGATTGAATTGTAACTTGGTGATGTAACTCTCTTGTTAAATGATAATTAGTCTTAATAGCATCAAGTTGTTCTTGTTCATCTTTTTCAACTCTTAATCCTTTGGTTGTTTGCCAAGAAACTGGTACAAAACCTAGTGCTCTACCCATATCAGTAACAGCTGGTTGAAGAAGATCTTCTGAATTAATTAAACCATCTTTTCTTAAAAGAACTAGGTTAATAATTGCTTGCATTTCAGAGTCATCGAACTTATATTTATCTTTATATTGTTGAATTTTTTCAATATATTGCTTTTGGTTAAGATTAGGATATTTATTAAGTAATCTCTCTTTAATTTTAATAGCAATCTTTTTAACTCTATCCATTTTCTTTGATAGTCTCTTCATGATATTTGCAACAATATCTTCATCTTTAAATTTTGCTCTTAAATCTTCCATCAATTGAAAGCTATTTTTAGATTTATTCTTCTTAAGGATATTGTCAACTTCTCTTTCAATTTCATTTTCTCTGTCATTTGATGGTTTGTGAAATGTGGAATTAGACATACTGTATATATATTAAATTATATATTTTTTTTTATTAAAAATCATTAATATTTAAAAAAATCTATTATATATTTTTAAAATATTAAACAAAAAATTTTTATTAGAATACCTTATAAGATATTATTCTTATATATAATATCTATCCATTATATAAACTTGAATTATAAATTTATATCTTTTAGAATGTTTTATTTTTATTCAAAATGTTTACTAAGTTTATTGTAACTATCTAAATTATATAATTTACATATTTTATGTGTATCTCCATAGTATACATAACAATCTGATGCAAACTTCTAAACAATCATTCATTTTTTTTTACCATCTTATACAATTTTCATTTATAATTTTGTTATCATCAGTCTTGAAATATACTATATTATTATTTTTCATTATACATATAAAAATTATTATACATTTATATAGTTTTTTATTTCAAATATTTATAAATTGTAATTTATATACAAAGTAAATATGATTATTTTTTTAATGTAGTTTTATTATTTTTTAACTTGTTAATTTTAATTATATTATTAACATATGATGATGTTTCTGAATCTTTTAATGTTTTATAACTATTTAATTTATTTATAATTTCACCCATATATATGAACTCATCAATTGATTTGTTTCTTATATTTTCATTTGAATTTTTATTAATACTTTCATTTGTTTTACTAATATTTTTTTTATTCATTTTTTTAACTGATGTTCTATTAAGATCAGCAGCAAAAACTAATGTTCCATTTTTTTTTCCATTAGAATATTTGTTAATGAAATATGAAGGAATAACACAACTAATAAGTCCATGAAGTTCTAATAAATCCCAATTTTGTTCACCATAAATATAATTTTCTAATATATCACCAGTTGATAAATTATCAAGTACTTTTGCATATTTTTCTGTAGCTATGAATTTATAATAATTTTCATGTATCATCAATGGCATTAAAACTTTTTCAGTTTCATATAATTCTAAACAAGTATCAATATTTTTATAATCAGATAATAGTTTTTCAGTAGCTTTGAATAAATCAAAATCTAAATCTTTCTTTTTCATTATACTAACAAAATTATCAAAAATATCACTGTTAATTTTTGTAGTACCATAATTTATTTTTAACTCGTCTAATTGAATTAAAATTTTTCTCATATCAGATTGACAATACTCAATAAATTTATTTATTTGATCATAATCCATTGATATTTTTTCATATCTGCATATATTTAGAACCCATCTATTTATTTCATTCATAAATGGAGCAAATACTTTAATTTCATTAGAATATTTTTTTGTTTCATTTAGTTGTTTATTATGTTGATTATTTGTAATTATAATTATTGGCATCCATCTATTGAAATTATTATCCTTAATAATATTAAACACACCTACTTTATCATTTAATGTAATTACTGATTCTAACTCGTCAATTAATAAAACCATCTTTTTATCTGAATTTATATAGTTTTTAACTGATAGTTTAGCTATCAAGTCTATATCTATTTTAATTTTAGGATCTAGCATATTCAAGTTAATAATCTCGTAATTTAATTCTTTCAATATTATTGAAACAATTGATGATTTACCACAACCATGTGGACCTGTTAATAATAAATTACCTTTTCTTTTACTATATTCTAATTCTTCTTCTGAAATATTTACCAATTTTTTTTTCCTACCTTTTGAAGATTTTTTTAATAAACCACTCGATTTTAAAAAATATTTTACATCCTCGTATGTAGATAACCAGTTTTTTATATATTCTATTGTTTTATAATTACCAACTATATCTGATAATTTAGTTGCTTTATATTTAATTTGTATTAAACTATTAGACATTTATAATAATATATATTATATAAACTATAAATCAATATTTTTATATTAAGCATTAAATTTAATTATAAATATTTACAAAAAAAAATTTTATAAATCGTTTTTTACATCAGAATCTCTTTCTTTTAATATTTCTTCTATTTCCTCATCAAATAATTCATTTAAAGTACTTTCAGAATCCTGAATAATTACAAATTTTTTCTTATTATTGTAATTTTTTATAAAATCTAATTTATTTGTTTTAGTAGATACTAATTCCTTAACTATTTTTACCGTATTATCGTTTATTAACATTGATATTATATTATTTTTTGCATTAAAATTTATATATTCTGATGGAAAAATATTAAAATCACTAGAATATAAATCTAATGGTACCCTTTGATAATATGAAATTAAATTTTTTTCAGTTAAATGAACTCCATGTAAACATCTTTTTGTACCAATTTCATCTATTACTAATGAATTATAACATTTACCATACATCAAATCATTATAACAAATTTTAAAATCTTTAGAACAACATCCAAACTTACAATTATAACCACCTGGACATTTTTTATTTAAACAATTTTTACAATCCTTTGTTAATATTGATAATTCATTAAATAATAATTTATCCTCATAAATATCAATATTACTTAAATCATCAGTAGAATTAATCATTTGATATATATATTCACGCAAAGGTTCTTTTTTTTGTTCTTCAATATTATGAGCAAACATACATTTACCTTTATAAACACATTTAGAATTGTTAACAATATTATAACATAATAATTTTTTTATATTAAATTTATTATCTATTTCCATTTTTATTGATATTTTATATAATAATTTTTTTATATTGTTATTTTATATTAATAATATTTATTATGTATAAAAATAACTTGAAAGAAATATCTAATTTTGCTAAAACTAATAAACATTTTTCAGATTTTAATATTGTTAATAATATACTTTATAATTTGAATTTTACCAAATATAAATCAAATATTAATCAATTTGGTGGTTCTCCTCCAAATAGTGATAATAGTGAAATTAGTGAAAATAATGATGAAGTACAACAATATGGTCCACAACAGTATCAACAATATGGTCTACAACAGTATCAACAATATGATCCGCAACAATATGGTCAACAATATTCATTTCCAGACGTTTATTTAATAAAACCTAATTTTATAACAGATGAAATCAAGACATATACTATTAAAAAGGGTACAAAATTATATCATTCAGTCACAAATAAAAGAGGTTTTAATACACAAAATATTCAATTAGGTAATGATAACATAATTTTATTTTTTACACCAAATTTTAGACTTGCTTCTGATAGGGTTGAAGGATGTAGTATAGATAAACAAAAGGGTTATATTCATGTATTCGAGGTAAATCAAGATATACCAAATATATTTATAAAATTACCTTATGATACTGATGATGATATTAGTTTAGAATCTTTAAAAAATCAATTTTGTAAAGGTTCTAAACAGTACAATGGTGTAGGATTTTTTTATCCTAAAAATGAAATAGAAATATTTTCAGGTAATATGAATAATTTAAATAATTTAATTTCATTTCAAAATCAATATTTAGCTGAAGATAATTTTTATTCTGAATTTGGTTTATGTAATCCAACACCGTATCTTAATTATTTATATACACAAAAATGTCAAAGTTTACGAAAATTAAGTCAACCATATAGAATTGATAATTAATTTATATTAATTTTCTTTTATAATTATAAAATTATAAATGAAATCCTATGAAAATATTAAAAATTTTTTTAATTATGTAATGAAAAAAAATTATCAGATTATAAAAGATCCAAATTCTAATAATTTGATGAAAATTATATATGATAATAATGAAATAAAATGTAAATATATACTTTTATTTACAATTGAAAAATCTGAAAAAAAAAAAATTATTTGGTCTTATATAAATCCATATATTGATCAAAAAAAAAAAAAAATTAATTTATTAATCAAAGAAGCACTTGATAAATATAATGATTTAGAAAAAATAAATTTGTTAAATTGGAATAATATAACTGATAATGAATTATTAAAAATAATTAATTTAATAATCAAAAATAATTTAATAATTAATTTTGAAAATGAAAATATAGATCCTTTGTGGATAATATTAGGTGATAATAAAAATTTTATACAATATTATATGATTACAGAAATAATTTATTATTAAAAAATTATTTATAAAAAAAAAGTCTCATTTATAATAAATAAGGTTTTATAAGTATGGAAAATAAATATATTAAAACAAATTCAAGTATAATCTATAATAGATTTAAAAAGATTTCTGAAATATCATCAAAAATAAAAAATAAAAATATGTGTATTAATTGTAAAAAAAATTTTGAGTATACATATGAATACTCAAATATTCATAAAAAAGTTAAATATTATATTAAATTTAATGATATAGATTTACACATGTTAAAAGATCATAATCTAATATCAATTGATTTATATGAAAAAATTTGTAAAATACCAATTCAATTTAATTTTGATTTTGGTTTATTTAATACAAATACATTAAATATTATTGATGGATTATATGAAGTTGGTTCTAATCGTAGATATATAGAAAAAAATAAGAATATTTATTCATCAAAATTATCTAGATTTTCTGAACATTATGGATTTTTGAGTTTTGATGAAAATTTAGTAAATAAAGTAATAGTTTTAAACGATGCTCGTGTTGATAAGCTAGATCCACTAATTTACCAACCTGAAAATTGTTTAGAAGCATTAAAAGTTGATTATATGTTTCATACTCACCCAAAAACACCTTATATTGGTTCCAGAATTAAACATGGAATGATTTATGAATTTCCATCAATTAGTGATATTATACATTTTATTGATCATCACAATAATGGTAAATTATTAGGTTCAATTATATTAACCCCAGAGGGTTTATATATGATTCACAAATATTATTTTGATAGGGAAAAAATAAAATTAGATACTGATATATTAATTGATGAAATGTATGAAGTATATTCTGAATGTTATAATAGTTCTTTAGAAAAATTTAGTAATTTAGATTTAAAAAAATATTGTAAAGATAAAGAAATAAAAATTCCTGATGATATTTTTTTTAATAAAATAGCAGATAATTTTGAGTTTATAAATATGATAAATAAAAACTTAATAAAGTATGATTTATATATAGATTTTTATCCAAGAATAAAATTAAATAGTAATTCAGATTTTTGGATATTTCCTGATATATATTTACCTGTACTTAATATTTAATTGAATAACAAAAATTATAATATAATTTATTATTATATTATAGAATATAAATGAATAATCTAACTTTGATACTTATAATAATTTTTGTTTTAATATATATTAATGAATATAATGAAATTATTAATTTTGAAAATTTAGAATTTAAAGATTCTTTAATAATTATTGTAACTAATGGACAATTTTATTATTTAAATATAAAACCACAAAATGAAACTCAATATCAAGTATTTAGAATACCACTTTATCTAGTAAAAAATTTTTATTAAATATATAGTCAATATTTTTAATTTTAACTTGTATTAATTTATATTTATAATATATAATATGTATAAATTAGTTGAAATTATTATTGCAATCATCTTACTTGTTGTAATCATGAATCTCTATAATTCAAATGAAGTAAGTAGTAAAGTATCTAAAGAAGGTTTTAGAGTTAATTCTCAAAATTATGTATACAATAATTCTTTTGAAAATGCTGATAAACTAGGTTATGGTGATAAAGAAGCTTCTGGTATGTATGCAATGGGTCCTCAAAGTACTATGGGTCCTTCAAGTTTAACAGGTGTAAATGAAAATTCAAAACAAGATACCTTTGATAATCGTGGTTACAAATGGACAGCTAATGGTAAAGATCCTGAAGTTGATGTATTTACAAAGATTGTAGATGATAAACAATTAAGACAGCAATTTGAAAGAACCTATATGTTAGATCCAGATGGTTCAGTAGCTCAATATGATCCAACTTATTTCAAAATATCACCAAGTTGTTGTCCAGCTCAATATGCACCTCCATTTAAAGTAACAGATAAAAATGAATCAAATTGTGATGTTGCACAAAAATTTGTTGCCAACCAATATTCAGGTATGAATTTCCAAGATGGTTATGGATGTGTTTGTATGACTCCAAAGCAAGCTGATTTCTATGGTACTAGAGGAGGTAATACTGCTTAAATAAAATTTTATAAAAAATAACTAAATATAAATTATTTTTTCAATAGAATATAAGTATCTTATTATACTTATAGAATTTTAATGTATATGTATGTTTAATTAATAATATAAAAATATATAAATATTTTATAGATATATTAATGGATTTTAGATATTTAGTAGAAACAAAAAATGAGTTTAATAATTTTTTATGTGGGATATTAGTACCTCATATTTTTCATGGTATTAAGGGTATGTTTAAATATTCAGAAAATGTTTTTGAACAAATAGAACAGAAAAATAAACGTGGTGCTAGAATTAATAATCCAGGTATTATACAAATTTTTAAAAAAACTTTAGATGGTATAAAAGAATTAAATAATCATGAAATAGAAGAAGAATATCAAAGAATTAAATTTAAATCAAATTGTGTTGATTTTTTTGATAGTTTAGTAAGAGCAACTTTTAAAAGTTTTGTATTATTTTTAACATGGGATCCTAAGATTGATGAATCTAAATATACAAATAATGTTATGTATGATCAAATTTCAATTAAAGATTTTATTCATAAATGTTATATTATTTCTTGTGAATATTTTCGTGAAAGTCCAGAATTATTTTTAAATTCGAAAAGTAATAAAAAAGATATTTTTGAAATAATTAAAGGATGTATTGAATTATCAATTAAAAAATCATTACCATATAATCAAATAATTGTAGAATATTTAGAAATTGAATTTACTAAAAAAGAGTCAAAGTATTCAAAAGAATTAGCTGATGTTAAGAACATGGTTTACAATATGATAAATAATAATAAATATGGTGCTATACCTAAAGTTCAAAATATTATAAATGAAGAATCTGATGAATTTATTAATATTAATAATAAATTATCAAGAAAAGAAGAAGTAGAAAATTTTATTAATCGTGAAATTATTAATGAAAATAGAGAAGGTAAAAGTTTAATAGAAACTTCACAAACTGCTGAAGAATCAGAAAAATATTTAGCACCAATGAATACTTCTCAACAAACAGACTTGCTTAATAATCAAAGTAGATTTGATAATGAAAGTTTAAAATCTGATGCTTCAAGTGTTGTAACAAGATCGTCAATGAAAAGTAAAGAATTAGATAAAATTTTAGACGGAGCAAAATCAGATGAATCAAATGAATCAGGCCAAGTAGAATTAGATCAAGCAAACTTATCTGAAACTTCAAAATCTTCAAAAGTTTCAAAATCATCAACACAGATTATTAATAGTCCACCTGTAATTAGAAAAAAAGCAATTGACAGATTAGAAGAATTAAATGATAAATCTAATAAAAAAAATATTAAAGTAATTAGTAAGAAGAAAAGTAATTTATCAAATAAATTTGAAAAGATAGATTCTTATTTTGATTCAATTATGAAATAAATTTTTATAAAGAAGAAATAAAAAAATTAAATATAAATAAATAATATATACAATGAGTGATTCAGATAATAGTTATAAATCAATATTAAAAAATTATATTATTTTAATAGCATTATGTTTATTTGTAGTAATATATATAATAATAAATTTAGATGTAGTTAAAAGAGGAGACATATATAATGGAGATTTAACTAAATCTATTTTATTAACAGCAATAATTATTTTATTAATATATTTATTTGTTACATGGGATGATGATATTGAAGACACTATTAAATATGATGAACCGATAAAAATAACAAAATTTAATTTAGGATCAGTTTCACAACCATTAGTTCCTATAGGTAATATACCAACAAATGTTCCAACAATTCAAACTGTTAAAACAGTACAAACAGTTAAAACAATACCTACAACAGGTCCAAATGTAGTTGCGGATCAAATGTTGAGTCAAACTAAAAATAAATTAAATGGAGAATCTAAATATTTTATTGTAAATCAAACAAATCCGATTAAATATTCAAATCCGTTAGTTAACCTTACTAATGTTCAAAAATCAATAACTAATCCAGGCAATTTTGATAATCCAAATATTTTTATTGCTCAAAAAAATATAGGTAAGTATGGTATAAAATTTTAAAAAAAATATTTATTTAATATATATATTTATATTAAACAATTATGAGTACAAAAGATGTAAAAGTTGGTTCAAATATGAATTTACCAATAAAAGAGTTTAAATTAGAATCTATGTGTGAAAATCCAGCTATTGTTATGATAGCAAAAAGAGCATCAGGTAAATCATGGGTTTGTCGTTCAATATTAAAACATTTTAGAGATATACCTGTTGGAATTATAATAGCTCCTACAGAAAAAATGGCTAATCCACCATTTTATTCAGCTTTTTTTCCAGATACTTATATACATTATGAATATCGTAGTGAAATTATAGAAAAACTTTTATTTAGACAAGATAAAATGATTGAAAAACAAGTTGAAGCCGAAAAAAAGGGGAAAGTAATTGATCCTAGAGGTTTTATATTAATGGATGATTGTTTATCAAAAAAAGGTACTTGGATGAAAGATCAACCAATTATGGAACTTTTATTTAATGGTAGACATTATAGATTAATGTATTTACTAACAATGCAGTTTCCATTGGGTATTACTCCTGAACTTAGATGTAATTTTGACTATATTTTTTTATTAGCTGAAGATTTTTATTCAAATTTAAAAAGATTATATGATCATTATGCTGGAATGTTTCCAACATTTGATGCATTTAGAGCAGTATTTAAAGTTTTAACTGATGATTTTGGTTCAATGGTAATTGTAAATCGTGGTGCAAGAGCTAGTTTTTTAGAAAAAATTTATTGGTATAAAGCTGAGAATGAACAAGTTGGTATGATTGGATGTAAGCAATTTGTTGAATATCATAATAAAAATTTTGATATTAATTGGAAGAAGAAAATTAAAACTTTTGATATTATGGATGCTTATAAAAAGAAATCAGCACCACCTGCTATGAAAATTGAAAAAATTACTGTTCCAGATAAATAATTATTTCTATAAAAAAATTATAATTGACTAATATAGTATTTATTAATTTGTTCAGTTCTTCTAATTGTATCTTGGTATGTTGAATCTATCCAAACTGAAGGTTGTGTAAACATAGTTTTAAATATTTGAGTAACATAAATAGGCTCTGTTTGTTCTTCTTCTAGTGTTCTAGGTAAATATTTATAAATAATTTTTTGATCACATTTTTGTGATATTTCTGCTTTTGACATAAAATATACTGTGAGTAAAATCATACCAACTATAAATAATATTATAAAAAAACCTTTGGCTAAATCCATCTTATATTTTATTTATATATAATATTTTGATAATAATATAATTACTTAATTATTAAAAATATATAAAAATACTATCTACTTTTTAAGTTCTGCATAAATTTCATTGATTGATGCAAGTCTATCAGATAATTCTTTTAAATTATTTTTAGATTCTTGCAAATTTTGTTCAATCTTGATTTTTTCTTCAACAGTATTATTAATTTGATCATAAACTGATTCTTCAATAGGAATATTAGAATCTTCTTCAGTTTTATTATTTTGCTCTTTTAATATTACATCATCAACTTCTAATATTACATCATCAACTTCTGATTTACCATACGATAAAGGTACTGTACCTGGAGTTGCTGGTTCAGCACATCCAATTCCTGTACTTGGTGGTGCATCAGTCATGCCAGTAACAACTTTAGCACCTTTGAGAGCTTCTTCCTTCCTTTGTTTTTCTTCAACTTCTTCTTCTTTTAATGAATCCTTATATGCCTTCATATATGTATTCAATGATTTTTCTCTGTAAACTGGATCATCTTCAGTTTCAGCTTTAGAAATATCAACATCAAATGGTAACCATTTTCCTACTTCTCCAACAAATATATTGTGAAATTTATCAAGTTTTTGAAGTTGTTCGGCATGCTTTCTTGCATCATCATAATTCTCAAAAACACCACGAACTTTAACACCTAAAATCTTTTGATCTTTATATTGTTCTCTCTTAGATTCTGGGAATGCATTAGGAGTTAACATTGATAAAACACAAAAGTTTTGTTTTTTTATCATATGTCTAAATGGTTTATCTTCATCTAGATAATCTTCATCAGGTTTTAGAGATGTCATTGTTGTATATAAATATTGTATTATAATATATTTAAATCATTTTTTTAATTATAAAGAACAAGATGGATAAGTTAAATCTAATATATAAAGTAATACAGAACTAACAGTACAAATTAAAAGTATAAATTGATTGATAGATAATTCTGGCCAATTTCCAATAATAAATTTTATAAATAAGAAAGTTAATAAAAAGTTAAGTAAGAATTTAATTGTTCTATTTAGAATTATATAATTTCCATCTAGCATGGGTGTAATAATTGGTTCATGTTGAATTGATATTATTTGATTTTTTGTAGTTTCTTGTTTTAATTCAGAATTTAAAATTTGTTCAGACATATATTAGAATCTATATATATATTTGATATTAAATAAAAAAATACTTTTTTATATATATAATTTATATAATGTCATATAAAGAAAAATATTTAAAATATAAAAATAAATATTTAAATCTTAAAAATCAAATGGGTGGTGCTTGTAATCCAACACCAAATACGAATGATTTAGAACCATTTACAAATAAAAAATATAGTGAATTTAAAGAAAATAAATTAATAACCATAAATAATAAATGTTACGATATTAATAATTTATATAAATGGGTTATTATTAATAATAATGATAAATATCCTGATAATAATATAATATCAGATGATGATAGAAATAAAATAAAAGATCAATATAATAGTTTATACATTAGAAATAAACAATTTTTTAATAGTAAATTAACAACAGTACAAATACCAGATACCGTGGTAGAGATTGGTAATTATGCTTATTCAATTAATAAAATAAAAGTATTAATAATACCTAAATCAGTTATTACTATTGGTGATTTTGCATTTGAAAATAATCAATTAAATAGTTTAACAATAGGTGATTCTGTAATTACTATTGGTAATTCTGCATTTGCTAATAATGATTTAACAGATTTAAAAATACCTAATTCAGTTATTACTATTGGTGATTTTGCATTTCAAAATAATTATTTAAAAACTTTAACAATAGGTGATTCTGTAACTAGTATTGGTAAAGGTGCTTTTGAATATAGTAATGAACTATTAAGTTTAAAAAAAAATACTAGAATATCTGAAACAGATAAAAGTGAAATAAAAAATTTGATAATACCTAATTCTGTAACTAGTATTGGTGATAATGCTTTTAAAAATATTATTTTACAAAATTTAACAATAGGTGATTCTGTAATTAATATTGGTGTAAATGCATTTGCTGATAATAAATTACAAATATTAAAAATACCTAATTCAGTTATTACTATTGGTGATTTTGCATTTTATAATAATCAATTAAATAGTTTAACAATAGGTAATAAAGTAAATATGATTGGTAAATGTGCATTTAGAAATAATAGATTAGATAATTTAACAATACCTGAATCAGTAACTACTATTGGTGAATATGCATTTTCTGATAACCAATTAAGTAGAATAACAATAGGTAAATCTTTAAAAATTATTAATAAAGAATTATTTTCTAAAAATAAATTACAAAATTTAATAATACCAGATTCAGTAGATATAATTGGTGAAAATGCATTTGCTCAAAATGAATTACAAAATTTAATAATACCAAATTCAGTAAAAAAAATTGATGATTATGCATTTGCTAAAAATAAATTAATAAGTTTACAAATAGGTAATTCAGTAACTAGTATTGGTAAAAGTGCTTTTAGTGGTGATGATGGTTATCTTAATTTTAATAAAGCTGAAAAAGGTAATTTAATAGAGAAATTAGAAATACCAAATTCTGTAATTACAATTTATGATAAAGCATTTGAATATAATGTCATAGATAGTCTAAAAATAAGTGAATCAGTCAATACTATTGGAAAAGGAGCATTTCGTGGTAATCGAATAGAAAATTTAGTAATACCTAATTCAGTTATTACTATTAGTGATTTAGCATTTTCTGAAAATCCTTTAAAAAAAGTATCAATACCTAAAAATTTTAAAAATAATATTAATTCTATATTTGGTGAAGGCACAATTAAATTATTTGGTAAAAGTAATATTAAATTTACTTACACATAATAAATCTCATAAATCATGAAAATTATTAAAATTTAAAAAATCAAACACTCGGATAAAATTGCCACTTACATTCATCACAAATTTTTTTCCAAATTTCATCTTGTATACGCAATTTAGTTCTTGATTTTAATAATGGAAAACATTTAACATAATCATCAAGTTCAAGTAATTGAAAGAATTTATGTAATACATATGAGTAGGATAAAAAATTAATACGATCTTTTGGACAATGTTTTTCAAAAGGTTCTTGAATTTTATCAAACATTTTTTTAAGTTTTTCTTCAGTTTCTCTATTAATTGAAGGTGCTGCTTTTCCAGATATTTTTGATATAATATATGCAATATGTTCATAATAATCATTTAATCTTAATTTTTTTAATATAGTTTTAACCTGTGATATTTGAGAGTAATCTAGCGATTTAATTCGATTTTTCTTAAGTTCTTCTTTTATTTTGTCAATAATTTCATCTGGTATTTCTGTAGATTCTTTAGCTTGGAACTGGGATAACCCATAAATACCCTTTTTATAAAGGGTTGGACTATACCTTAAGCCCAACACAATATGTTAGGCCCACATCCATCTAGTCTCTGAACCTTATTCCAAGTATACATTTGGAATCTTGGCTGCGGATTGGATCTTAAATCTAATATTTTTACCATTGGGTACGGCAATTAACCGTGTTCCTTGATTAAGTTAATAAAATCAAGTGGTAATTAGATTTGTAATCTATTCCCGCAATTTGAATGTGTCGAATAATTTATAAATTTAATTATAATAAATTATAAATTATACTAGCAAATCTGTTTAAGATCCACTTTAGCGAGCAATTATATGTTCCGGTCCACTCGCAAAAATGATTTTTTCGTTTATATGGAAAAGTTGGCTTTTCAATAATAGGGTCTTTATAATTAGTAACTTCACTTTCAATAATACAATTTTCAACTTCACCACATTTCATACATGCATATATTCCTTCATTATGTATTAAAATTTTTTCAATGTTACAATTTATACAAGGTCTTGTAATTTTTTTTTTACTTTGATATCCCTCGGTCATAATTTTATATTCTTCATATAAACTAGCTCTATCATATATTATTTTTGGTTCATTTATTTTAATATTAAATTCTGTATTAGAATTTTGTTCAAGATCATTATTATTTATAAAACCAGTTTTATTTCCTTCAATATAATCAAAAATATTATTATTAGTATCTTTAATAAGTGATTCAACATTTTTGACACGTTTTCTAGTAATTTTTTTCTCTTTTCTTTTCAATTTAGACATTTCATTTAGTAAATCTAATTTATTAGATTTAGAGTTAAATATTTCAATACCATCAAATTTCCAAGCTTCATTAGATTGAGTAGATTGTATATTATAATTTTCAGATGTTTCAATTACATTTTCTTGTTCAGAAATTAATTGAACATTATTTTCAGAATTATTATTATCCAGATCAATTAGATGATTATCATTATTTTCTAAAATTAAATTAGATTTATTAATTTCATTTTTTACTTGTAATATTTCTTTAGGATTCATTCCATCAATAATATCATAATAATTAAAAAGTATATCATACGTTTTACTATAATATTCAAGTTCATCTTCATAATTTTCAATTTGATTTATTTCTTCTTCTAATCTACTAATATCATCTAATAATTTAGATCTTATACTAACATAGTTAGGAGTTGTAGAGTTATTTATATCAATATTTTTTAAATCATTTTTTAGTTTATCAAGTTTTTTGTTTTTTTTTGGAATATCATTATGTTTTTTATTAATAGTTTCAATAGTTTGTTTGTGTGTACTATCTAAAGTGTCGATATTAGACAAATACTTAATTTTATCAGGTTTAAATTTAAACTGACAATTACTCATATATACTAGTGTAATTAAAACATCTTTTAAATCAATAATTTTTTATTTAAAATTTTTATTACTATAAAATTAATAAAAGAGTATTTGTAACTAAAAAATATGTAAAAAATAAAAATATTATATTTTTATTATATTAAAATATAATAAAAATTAATAAAAAGTAAATGACATAGTTAATTATAATAATAAATTGATTAACATAATATACCCTTAATTTATAAATATTATATAGAATTAATATATTTTTTCTTCAAAATATATAAATCATTTTTGCGATAAAAAAATTTTTTTTTTCTAAATTAATAATATATAATAAAACAATGGGTGGTGGTTTAATGCAATTAGTCGCTTACGGTGCTCAAGACGTTTACCTAACTGGTAATCCTCAAATTACCTTTGAATAAAGGGTTGAAAAGCAACGGGCCTATACTATATGGATATGTATAGGATAACCCCCTTAGTTTTCCATAATTTATTTGATTAAAAATAAATTAATAAATGATAAATTAATCAATTAAATTTAACAGTTGCTAGTGAGTATAATTATAATTCACCCTAATATAATTATACTTGCAACACTATCAAAATGCTGGGATCCCCTAAAGCTTCTATTACCAAACTGATATAGAAATATAATCAGTGGCCAAGAGTAAAAACTTGGGTATGGTAAAAATATAGAAGATTAAGATAAATAATCTTAAATGGGTAATCAGCAGCCAAGTCCTAAATTATAAAAAATATACAATTTTATATAATATGGATGCAGTTCAACGACTAGATGGTAGTGGGTGTAAAAAATTTTTTTAAAATAATTTTTTTATGCTTAAGGTATAGTCTAGCCCTTATTGGAAACAATAAGGTATCGCGTTTTCAAAGTAGTTTATAGAAGATATACTAACTTTGCTATTGAAACTGTTGAACTATCATTAAATGGTACAGCAGATTTTGGCAAGAGAGTAACAGTTACTATAACTAGAAATGGTGATTTAGTTACCAGAATGTATTTAAGAATCGAACTTGGTCAAGTTACAATGACTAACTATCCTCAAGATGAATTACAAAGAAAGCAATATTTATTTGCTTGGGTTCAAGAAGTAGGTAACTTTATTATAGATTATATTCAATTCGAAATTGGTGGCTCCCAAATTGATAAACACTATGGTCACTGGATGAGTGTATGGCATGATCTTACCAAGGATATCAATACTGAACCAGCTTACAGAGCTCTAGTAGGTAATGTTCCAGAATTAACTGCTCTAAGACCTCCAGATTCACAAGGTAACTTTACTCAAGATTACATTTTATTTGTACCACTTATTTTCTGGTGCAACACAAACTCAGGTCTAGCTCTTCCTTTAATTGCTCTTCAATACCATGAAGTTAGACTATGGATTCAATTTAATCCATTCCAAGACTTAATTGTCTACACCAATAACCTAAATCTAAACAGACTAGGTAATGGTATTGGTGTCTTTAATGATGCATCTCTTCTTGTTGATTACATCTACATTGATACTGAAGAAAGAAGAAGATTTGCTCAAGTTGGTCACGAATATCTAATTAACCAACTTCAATACACTGGTGAAGAAGCTGTTAACAACAATCCTCTTAGAGTTAAGCTTGGTTTCAACCATCCTACTAAAGAATTCATCTGGAGAATCCAATCAGGTGATTACATTAGTGGAAACTCACCTTTCCTTACTTATTCAGATACTGATGATTGGTCTGAAGCACTTATCTATGCAGCAACAAACGTCATTTCTGGTTCAGTAACTGTTGGTGATGCCGTCCCAGGTCCAGTCCCAGCTATTGCTCCTGAAGTTAACATTTCATCTGCATCTTATGATCAATGGAACACTGTTAATCCAGTTACCACTAACACTAGAAACACTAGTAAATTCTCAGTTTTCACTTACCAAGCAGGCCAAGGTGTTGATGATTCTCAACCACCTTCATTCTATGCTAAGCTTCTATATACTCAAGTTAACCCAGGTGCTGATACCTCAAATGTTAACTTTAAGTTTAGACGTGACGTTCTTCTTAACCCTCAACAACCAAGTTATAACCTTGGTGATTACATTTACAAGTTTGCTATTATCCTTTACTACACTGTAGTTAATGCTGATGGTACTGGTAAAATTGGTACTCTAACTTACCAAGTTAAGCCTTGGGAATCAGATATTCAAGTAAGAGATGTATCAGTTCCTGTTGCTTCATGGACTGATAACAGATACAGTTCAAAGAGTTCATCAAACGGTTATGCTGATATGGATATCTGGGCTGTATTCCCAACTGTATCAGGTCTTCTTATTAATAACAAGTATAACCCTGTTGAAACTGGTGTTATCCAACTTAACGGTATGGATAGATTTGATGTCAGAGAAGGTGCTTATTTCCATCTTATCCAAACTTATGACTACCACAGTTCTACCCCACAACCAGGTGTTAACGTATATTCTTTTGCATTACATCCAGAACAACATCAGCCATCAGGCACGTGCAATCTTTCTAGAATTGATAACACTACTATCGTTCTTAAGCTTTTCACTGATATTCCTTTCCCTGATCCTTCAAGAAACCCTCCTCCTCTTTCAATTGTTGGTCCTTCATCTGAATTCTTCATCTATGATACCAATTATAACGTTTTAAGAATTATGAGTGGTATGGGAGGCTTAGCCTACTCCAACTAAACAGTATATTTTATACATTATACAATATTTTTATATACTAAATACCTTTTTTTATTGATTTAATAATGTAAATTATTAAATTCTTTATTATTTTTATTGTAGAATTTAAAGAATTCTTGTTTCACTAAAATCCGAAGCAAAAAGTAGTCCATACTATAGATACTCTTAAAAATTATATAAATATTTTTGCTCCACCTTGTTGTGGAACAAAAACAATTTTTTATTTTTAAATAAAAGTATGTAGAAAAAATTAAAAATTATAATTATTTTATTATAATTAACATAATGGATAAACAAATAGTTATAATTGAAAATGAAATAGATGAAACTAAATTTACTAAAAATTTAGAAGATTTATTGATAATATCTAAATTAACTAGTCATAAACATAATATTGTTCGTTTTATTAAAAATAATTTTAAAGAAAATATAGATTATATTATTAAAAAAGTACATCTTGACAAAAAAAGAAGGAAAAGGTGGTCATAATAAAATTGATTATCTTTTTACTGAAAAAATGTTTGATTTAGTAAAAAATAGTTTTAACCTTAAAACTAAGAGACAAAAAATAATTGGTACTTATCGAACAGATTTATATTTTCCTGATTATAAATTAATTATTGAATGTGATGAAAATGATCATAAGGATAGAAATCAAAAAGAAGAGTTAGAAAGACAAAATTATCTAATTTCTAATGGTTATTCAATATTAAGATATGATCCAATGATAAAAATTTTGATGAGTCAATAGTAATGAGGTATATTCATAAATATATACATAATTATTCAAAAAATGATGATTCTAAAATAATTAAAGTTAAATTTGTATAATTATTGTTTTTATTTTTAAAAACAAAACTAAAAATAATTTAAAATTATAATTTTATATAAAAGTATAACTAATGAATAATTTGAATATTGTAGAACTAATTGTAAAAAATCCAATTACTAAACTAAATACTACTTATAATAATAAACTACTTGAAAAAATAAAAAAAAGTTTTACACAAGATGAACAACAATTATTTATTACATCATTTTATTGTTATTTAAATTATGATGATTTAAATGATTATATAATTGATTTAGATGATATATGGACATGGTTAGGTTTTAGTCAAAAAGACTCTGCTAAAAGACTTTTAACTAAAAATTTTACTGAAAAAACAGACTATAAAATTCTAGAATGTCAATCAATACAGTCAAAAAAAGAAAAACGTGGTGGTCATAATAAAGAAATAATAAAACTTAATATTGATACATTTAAATCATTTTGTCTTTTGACTTCAACAACTAAAGCTAATGAAGTTAGAAAATATTATATAAAACTTGAAAAAATGCTTCATGAAACATTAGTTGAACAAACTCAAGAATTTGCAAATGAAATTAAAACTTTAAATACAAAAATGGTTCAAAACAAAATATCCGATCGTCATAATCTATTATACAACAAATTTGCATCTTCTGGACCACTTGTTTATTTAGTTAAAGTTAAAACATATGAAGATAATACTTGGGTTGTTAAAATTGGTGAAAGCAGAATTGGTATTTCAAATAGAGCGGATGAACATAAAATCAAATATGAAGAATGTGTTATTATGGATTGCTTTCCTGTTCAACGTTCTAAAGATTTTGAATCTTTCTTACATTCACATCCTGAAATAAGTCAACGTAATGTAAAGGATCTTAAAGAACATGAAAAAGAACGGGAATTATTTCTTATTGGAAAAGAATTAACATACAATAAATTGATTAAAATTATTAATGATAATATTAAAAATTATAATAACAACTCATTAGTAAATGCTGAATTAGAAAAACTTAAAGCTGAGAATGAAAATCTTAAGTTAGTTAACAATATGAAACAGTCAGATAATATTTTTATTAAAGAATTACTTGAACTTAATAAAAAATTATTCGACAAGGTTGAAAATCTTGAAAAATCAAATAAAGAAATTCTTGAAAAACTTAATTCGATTCAAGTTAAAAATACTATAACAACAAATTTTGGAGAAGTAAGTAAAACTACAGGTCCAAGACTTCAACAAATTAATCCTGAAACACTAAAACTAGTTAAAACATGGGATTGTATGGCTGAAGCGTTAAAATCTAATCCTAAATTAAAACGTGCAAGTATAGGTAAAGCAATCACAGATAATACAGTTTATCATGGATTTAGATGGCTATTTGTTGATAGAGAATTAGATCCAAATAAAATACATAAATTAGAACCAACTAAAGAAACTAGACCTCAAAATACAGGTTACATTGCTAAATTAAACAAAGAAAAAACTCAAATACTTAATGTTTATTTAGATAGAAAAAATGCTTGTAAATTTAATGATTACAAGACAGATTCTGCACTAGATAATCCTGTTAAAAATGGTGCAGAAACTAATGGTCACTTCTATATGTTATATGATTCTTGTAATGAAGAATTAAAAAAATCATTTGAAAAAATTAATGGAAAACCAATACTTTATAAAAGTGGAATTGGTCAATATGATAAATCTAATAAATTGATAAAAGAGTTTGGATCTAAACAAGAATGTTGTCAAAGTGTTGGTATTGGTGATAAATCACTAAAAAAATCACTAGAAAAAAATATTGCATATAATGATTTTACTTACAAGTATTTAGATGCGAAATTAAAAGTTTTTTAATAATATTCCTAGGTTTTATCATCTTTTATTTTATCTATAAATATTTATATATAAAATTTTTATTCTTTAATAAAAACATAAATAAAATTAGATGAATTAAATTTTTCTTTAAAACCAGCATCGAAAAGTTTCTTTTTAATTTTGTCATAATTGGTTAGTTGAGGAAAATCTGCTTCAAATAATACTTTTTTTAATTTATAAAAATCATCACCCATCACATCTAAAAAATCTTCCAAACATCCTTCACAATCAGCTACTAATGTATTAAATTTTTGTGGATATAATTTTTTAAATTCATTATATGATAATTTATTATTAGAATTTGTTTCTTCATTTGTATCAATCATTCGTGTACCATAACCATCATGAATTATTTTTTTATTTTTATTTGAAATAAATTTAGATAAAATTGTAAAACTACATTTATTAATTAACCTATTTTTATCTAAACATGGTATAATATTAATATCAGGTTCTACTACAACTTGTTCTTTTTTATTTTTAACTATTTTATTGATTATTACCGATACAGTGCCATATCTTGCACCCAATTCAAGAACAATATCATCAGGTTCAATAAATTTGTAAGCTATATATTGTTCAATAATCTCACTATTTTTATGATTAATTAATTCATTATTTTCGTCATAAAATTTATTTTGATCTATTAATTTTATAAAATTATCATCTCTATATCGGTAGTAATAAATAATATAATGCATATT